TGGCGCGGGCGCGGGTGCTGGCACGGGCTCTGGCTCTGGCGCGGGCGCGGGTGCTGGCGCTGGCGCGGGCGCGGGCGGCGAGGGCGCGGGCGCGGGCGCTGGCGCGGGCGCGGGCGGCGAGGGCGCTGGCGCGGGCGGGAGAGCGGGGACATGGAGGAGAGCGGTGGTGGCGGCGGCGGCGGCGGCGGTGGCGGCGGCGGGCGGCGGCGGCGGCGGTGGCGTTTGCGGCGCTGGCGCGGGCGGGGAAGGGGGGGGCGGCGGTGGCGGCGGCGGGGGCGGCGGCGGCGGCGGCGGCGGCGCGGCGCTGGGCACCTGCGCGCCGCTGCGCGGCGGGCTGGGTGGCGGGCTGGGCGCGGTGGCGGCGGCGGCTCGCTGCTGCGCCTTCAACGCCGCCCAGCGTCCAGCCTCGCCCTGCTCAAGCTGGTTTGCGGGGCCGCGGTAGTATTCTGCCAACACCTCCTCGCTGGCTGGCGCCGCCTCGTGGGCCGCCATGCGACGCGCCACCTCCTCGTGGGCCGCCATGCGACGCGCCACCTCCGCCCGCGCCGGCGACAGCCCGCCCCGACCTGCAGCGGGCGGCGAGGGCGCGGCGCGCGCGGCAGGTCGGGGCGGGGTGGCGGTGGCGGCGGCGGCGGTGGCGGCGGTGGCTTCCGCGGCGGCGGTGGCTTCCGCGGCGGTGGCTTCCGCGGCGGCGGCGGCAGCGGCGGCGGCGGCGTCGGCGCTACTTTCTATTGTTTGAGCCATCGGCTAACCTATATATAAACAACATTATTCACCGGGCTAAAGACTCCGCACATATATAGTAAAGATGAGTGCGCCCAAACTATGTAATCCGTGGAATCCACGCAATAAACAAATCCCTAAACAGGAAATCATCCGTATTCTCAAAGAATATGGAATTACAAAAACGGCTCAAGATATTCAACTATTTCGGCAAGCATGTATACATACAAGCTACGTAGACAAGTCCGAAATATGGTCAAAACAGGAAGAATCTATGGTTCTTGCTGAACGCCCAGAGAAGTGTCTACCCTTACAGACCGCGGACAACGAAGAACTAGAATACGCCGGTGACGGTATTCTAAGTGCCGTCGTCGCCACATATCTAAAGGAGCGATTCAGTGGTCAAGGCGAAGGTTTCATGACAAATCTTCGCACCGAAATAGTAAATAATGACCGTCTCGGAGAACTCGCGAAAAAGGTCGGGTTCTCCGAGTGGCTCATGATAAGTCGTCACGTGGAGGAAATGTGTGACGGGCGCCAGAATCTCCGATTGCTCGGGAGTATGTTTGAGGCCTGGCTCGGTGCCCTGTACTATTCGTTCGGAAAGGGTGGGCCAGGATTTGAGGCGGTCCAGACCTTTGTCATCAATGTCCTAGAGCGCCACATATATTTCGTGGAACTCATCACGAAAAATACGAATTACAAGGACCAACTTCTGCGCCACTTCCAGTCGGAATACCATCAGCCGCCGAAATACAAACTTGTTCATGAAGAGGGTCCATCTCATGACCGTACATTCACAATGGGTGTTCTCAGTGTCACAGGTGCCGTCATTGCGACCGCAACAGCCAAGAACAAAAAAGAGGCCGAGCAGACTGCGAGCAAACTTGCGCTAGAATACTTAACGGCTGCGGCTTCCGCCAAGTAAAATTGCGCCGATTATTTGTTGCTCACACAACAAGCAAATGACAACACTTACCTTTCACATTCTGGACTCGCATATACAAGATATGGAAATCCAGAGTCAGTCCGATACGGCTATGGAAGTACGGTATACAGGAGAGGGTTCCGACAACGATGATCCTGAATTTCATTCTAGAAACCGAAAGGCACAGAAGGGTTCCAGCGTCCCCTCCCTATCCGAGCGCAAACTCACGATACACCTTTTTGGAACCACAGCAGAAGGCTGCGCCGTACAGGTCAATATCAACGGGTTTGAACCCTTCTTCTACGTCAAACTCCCCAATAATCTCCGCGAAGTCCAAGAGACGTTCGTGACCCACCTACAAATCCTCATACATAAACGGAACGACTGGACTCTCAAACGTACGGGTTCCTATACCATCACCTACGAGCGTCGACAGGTCCTTATGGGCTACACCGCTGGACGCGAGTTCACCTTTGCGAAACTCGCCGTAAAGTCCCTACAGAGTTGGCGCGCACTCAAATCCTACTTTCTAGACAAGGAGAACGGATTCACCTTCCATCTCTATAGGGACGCCGCGCCCCTAGAAGTCTTTGAGGCGAATCTGGACCCGATGCTCCGTTTCTTCCATCTCCGCGACATCAAGCCCTGCGGCTGGGTGACGATTGAGGCCGAGTCCTATGACGAAGATTCCAAAACATACGAAGTGGACTGGGACGAAATATCCCCTGCATCTGGTGGAACGTGCGCCCCCTTTCTCCACGCCTATTGGGACATTGAGTGCTATTCCGAGTCTGGAGAGTTCCCTCTACCCAAAAAGGGCTACGACCATGTAGCAAAACTCCTCTTAGAGTATGCGCAAAGTGCAGACGAAGCTGCGGACCTCATTCTACAATCGATAATGTATCCCGAAAATCCGCCAAAAGGAATGGACCCTATTCGTCTTCGCAACGGGGTTCCGAAACGTGACATCCTTGAGACCGACCTACATCGCTCGGAGTTTCTAACGGGGCTGGGCGCGGCTCTTACGACTAGGTCAACCGATGACATGCTGAAAAGCCTTCGCCTCCTACAAAGGAAGTATCCACTCGCCGGCGACCCCATTATCCAGATTGGCGTCGTCCTGGAGCGCGGCGCAGCGACCTTCCATGAAAAGCATATCTTCGTTCTGGAGGCCTGTGCTCCCATTGAAGGCGTCTTCGTCCATCCCTATAAGAGCGAGAAGGCTCTTCTACAAGGCTACGCGGAGCATATGGTTGTGTGGAACCCCGATATTCTTCTTGGATACAATACATTCGGTTTTGATGAGCGCTATCTCTGGGGTCGCGCGGAAGAGCTAGGTCTAACTTCTTCCACAACATTTCAGGCCCTGTCCCGTCTCAGTAATTCTGGGAAAGAGCTCGCACTCGATGAGAAGTTTCTCTCCAGTTCTGCTCTCGGCGACAATACACTCTATATGCTTTCCATGCATGGGCGCCTGAGTGTTGACTTGTATCAATATATCAAGCGCTCGTTTACATTGGGGTCCTACAAACTCGACTCCGTATGTGAACATTTCATGAGCGGGGATCTGAAAAGTGTTGACTGTGGCTCCGAGGTCTGGCATCTCCATACCAAGTCCACGTCGGACATCCAGACAGGACGTTTCGTCGTCCTTTTGGACGAAACGGGGGATCCCATCGTAGAGAAACTCCGTGTGGTAGATGTCGTAGCCGGTGTGCGTGTCGTTGTTGAGGCCCCTACCGGCGACGACGTTGCGGAACTTGCTCTTGCGTCAGAAATGGCGACGAAATGGGCCGTCGTAAAGGACGACGTGTCACCCCAAGAACTCTTTCGTCTTCACGTCGGCTCCCCTGATGACCGGGCCAAAATCGCGTCGTACTGTATCCAGGACTGTATTCTCGTGCGGGACCTCTATAAGAAACTGGACGTGTTCAATAATGCAATGGCGATGGCGAATGCGTGCTCTGTGCCGATTCCCTATATCTTCACGAGAGGCCAAGGCGTCAAAATAGAGTCGCTCATCTTCAAAGAGTGCTATCAACGCGGCCAGTGCGTCAAGGTGCTTCCCACCACCGCATTCGGCTCCGCGACGGCCACCAACGAGGATAGTTATGAGGGTGCCATCGTTCTTGAGCCCAAGCCTGGTATTTATTATGAGTCTCCTATCGGTGTGGCGGACTTTGCGTCGCTGTATCCGAGTACTATCATTAGTGAAAATATCTCCTTTGATACACTGGTCTGGGTGAAAGACTACGATTTGTCGGGGAACTTTCGCGGTTTTGTTCTTGGGACTGAAACTGAGCCTGCACCCAACGTCCAATGGACAGATATTAGCTTTGATGTGTGGGGATCAGACCCCGCCGATAAGCGGAAACAGCCTGCAAAAGTCAAACAGGGGATGCGCGTCTGTCGCTACGCCCAATACGATTCGGGAGTGAAGGGTACGCTTCCTCAGATTGTCGAAAAGCTGCTTGCGACCCGAAAGGAGAAGCGGAAGGAGGCGGCAAAGGAGTCGGACCCATTCAAAAAGGCACTTCTAGATGCAGAACAGTTGGCGTACAAACTCACGGCGAATTCCTTGTATGGCCAACTCGGCTCGGCGACATTTAAGATTCGGCTCCAGCACTTGGCGGCGTCAGTCACGGCCTATGGGCGCAAACAAATCATGTTTGCAAAAGCGGCAATTGAGCGGTTCTACGGACCAGGCGCAAACGACCCTCGTTGCTCCGCCGAAATCGTATACGGAGATACGGACTCTCTATTCGTGAATTTCAACCCTGTCGGACCGGACGGAAAGCGCCTAGAAGGCAAGGAGGCCATAGAGGCGACGATGCATTTGACTGAAGAGGCGGGGAAGTTTGTCACGCGCGTTCTCAAGGCACCGCACGACTTTGAGTATGACAAGGTGTTCTATCCCTTTATTATCTTTAGCAAAAAGCGCTATGTGGGTAACAAGTATGAGGAGTCGGCGGAATCTTATTACCAAAATTCTATGGGTATTGCCACAAAGCGGCGCGACTATGCGCCCATTGTCAAGGTCATCTACGGAGGCGCCATTCGGATTCTGCTCACAGAGCGGAGGGTGAAAGCGGCCTATGAATTTGTCCAAGAGAAGTTGCTGGAACTCGTGGAGGGCAAGATAAGTATGAATCTTCTTACCATGAGTAAGTCGCTGCGCGCAGAATACAAGACTGCTAGCCCACCTGCTCATAAGGTCTTGGCGGACCGTATGCGTTTACGCGACGAAGGGACAGCTCCCGCTTCTGGTGAGCGTGTTCCGTTCATTTACATTCTTCCACCGACGGGCCAGGTGGCCTCTAAACTTCAAGGGGATCGTGTAGAGCATCCGACCTATATCAAAGAAAAGGGGCTGCGGCCAGACTACAAATTCTATATTCAACATCAGCTCATGAATCCCCTTGTGCAGCTCTTTGCTCTTGTGGTGGAGGAAATTCCAGGTGTGGTTATTCCAAAAGGTGGATGGGCGGAAGGCGACAGAGAAATGGCAACTACGCAGGTGATGTTTGAGCAAATTCTTGCCATGTGCGACCGAGCAGCCGTGCGTCGTTTCGGGGCCGAATTCTTTGGAGTAGCGAAGCCTGTAACACCTGTGGATCCTGCTCCGCCGAAACGCACTTCCGAGCGAATTGCGGCAGCAGCAGCCGCCGCCGCTGCCACTAATAAAAAGACGAAGCAACAGGCGTCCATCAGCACCTATTTCGCCGACAAGATGCTCGTAAAAAAACTGGAATCCGCAAAAAAGGCGCCGTAGTAGAGAAAGATGGACTATCTAGCAGCCGCAGAAGCCCTGGACGGTTACAGGGCCGCTTGTAAACAAAATGTGATGAATTGGGAGGCGCGCGAGGGACAGGGATACGAAATGGATGCAATTTCGGACACGGCCACGAATTTTTTACAGGTGGCGGCGAATTCCATCCCTCTTCTTGGCGACTCCGAAATTGTCATCCTGAATTCCGAAGCGGACAACGGATTTCCTCATACTCGTCCTCCCAACCTAATTTGTCTTCCTGCGTCGCTCTGTAAAGAGAGTGAAGCAACGAAGCAATTCCGAATTACGTTGGCGCACGAAGCAATTCACGTTCACCAGAGGAAGCGGCCGGACCTCTGGATGAATTTCTGTGTGGCCGAAGGATGGACATGGATTCCTGACTCCACAATTCCGTCCGAATTGCAAGAGCGGACTCGTATAAATCCGGACACGATGGCCAGACCCTTTTGGGCTTGGGAGACGTATCTGATTCCTCTGCCCCTCTTTCGACCCTACAGGAGGGCGACGTTGGCAAATTCCGTTGTAGAGTGGTATGATATACGTTCTGGGAGCTTAGCGCAGGAATTTCCTCGGACGTTTTTGGACAAGTATGGGGGCGAAATTCACCAACCCGAACATCCCTACGAAATTTACGCGGAGAAATTCTCGGAAGATGGGGTGACATCTGTAGAGGAATTGGAGAGGAGGATGATGCGGTAATTTATTTTATTGGGTTAATTATAGATTTGAAATGGCGACTAATGAAGCTATGGGGAAACACGTCCAAAACTCAAATCATGTGGCGATGGAAAGTTCTAGACGAATATTGAATGAAATTATACTAAAAATGGCAACTGAATCTCTGGGTACATTTAAAGAAGATTTTCTATCTAAAGATCTCCCCGTACAAAAGAGGGTTCTCAGTAAATACGTGCCTAGACAGGGTTTTCTATCACGGATGATGGGTCTTAAGAAACTAAAAAATAATAATTTAAATAAAGCGCGAGGGGATTATTATAATGACATTATAAATAAAAAGTATGAAGATATTGTATCTAATATTAGTGATAATAATATACACGGAATCTTGACATACATTGATGTATCTAAAGCAGCGAAGGAGATAAAAAACCCAGACTTGAAAATATATGATTGGCTAAAAAGCGATGAAGCTAAAAAACTCGGTGCTAATCATGAAGTAGTTCAATGGGCTATTAAAGAATATTTTCCTTTTCCTCCTCCTAGTGATGAGCAATTGGCGGCGGCGGAGGAGGCATCCTTTAACTACGCGGCGTACGACGCGCGGCGGCGGGAGGCGGTGGCGGGAGCGGCGAAGCAGCGGGCAGATGAGGTGGCCAGTTTGCGCGCGCAGTTGGCGGAGCGGGCAGATGAGGTGGCCAGTTTGCGCGCGCAGTTGGCGGCGCGGGACGCGGACATGTTGGCGCCGCCGCCGCCCGCGCTGAGGAACACGGGCGCGCCGCCGGGCGAGCCCACGTGGGCGGAGCTGCGCATGAAGTCGGCGGCAGTTGAGGCGGCACAGAGGCGCGCTAAACGTGCGAATAAGCATCAAAACAATTATAAGGAAGCGGCGGGCGGGGCGGCGGGCCCCTCGTCGGCGGCATTTGCGCCCAATGATGAAAGTCGTATGTATGAAAGCGCCTACGGCGGCGGCTCAAGGCGTAAAAGCCAGCGTCGCAAACGTGGTCGCAAGGCCCGTCGCACCCGCCGTCATTAGAGCCTCCACAAATCTGCCACGACGTTCCCAGCCTTTGCGGGAACCGGTGGAATTAATTCGGCCTACCGCCAAGTAGTTAGACCAACGGGCATTTCAAATGCCGTTACTTAACTTTAGTACTAGACAGTACCGTAGCGCCCAGACCCCGTATCACGCCTACAATGAATGGGAAATTTATCTAGCAGCGACCATTCCCATTCGTTCGGATGTATCGGCAGATTTAGATGGTGGAATTGTACTCCCTCTTCGTTGTATAAATTCGTCTCGTCCGGTGTAATTCTGTAATCTATATTATGTTTTGCCAAGACTACATTGAAAAGCCCAGCATCTTTGTCATTTCCACAAAACCCACGCAGTTCTTTCGCATAAACACTTACAGTTGTATCCAATAAATAATACCTCTCACACAGACCTAACCAATCTACTAAAAAATCCATGGTAGCATCGCACCTTCTGAGTATCATGTAACCAGCATAGCAATTTTCCAAATCCTTCATATCAATAAAATAGTAGTTCGCCATCTTCCATATTGAGTAGGGTATCCAGTATTATTTTCGGTTTCCAGATATAAAATCCGTAACCAAGGGGATTATCACGAATGAATTCCGAATGCTTTTCGATAAATTCCGGCATATCTAGTTCGGTCTTGTGAAGGATCGTATCAAATATCTTGAATGCGGCCGCCTGTTCCAGAATTCTCGTAGGCGGATGGTAGGCCGTGTTTGTAAATGTGAGAAATACCTTTTTGGACGAACTCATCTGACCCTTTTAGAAATATTAATCTAGACTACTACGCCGCACAATCCGATTCCACCATCTCTTTCACGAGTTCCATAAATCCAATGCGCCTAGTCCAGCCAAGAGCCGCCTGCGCCTTTGTGGAATCTCCTATGAGAGACTCTACTTCGCTCGGTCGGAAATAATAGGGGTTGATAGACACAATCACCTCATTTGTGGCCGCATCATAGCCCTTTTCATCGACCCCAGTCCCTTCCCAGCATACAGTCTTCCCTACCAGAGAAAAGGCCACTTCCACGAATTTTCGCACGCTATACTGCTCACCCGTGGACAAGACAAAATCGTCGGGTTTTTCTTGTTGCAGCATGAGCCACATACCGTAGACATAATCCTTTGCGTGTCCCCAGTCTCTCAGTGCGTCCAAATTTCCAAGTTCTATCGGCTGCTTTTCACCCTTCAAGAGTTTCGAAATCCCAATGGTTATTTTGCGAGTCACGAAATTCTGACCCCTTCTCGGACTTTCATGGTTGAATAAGATGCCCGAGCAAGCAAACATGCCGTAAGACTCCCTGTAGTTTTTCACTATCCAGTGTGCGTACAATTTCGCAACCCCATAGGGTGACCTCGGATAAAACGGGGTCGCCTCTTTCTGGGGGACTTCTTGGACCAGTCCGAACATTTCGGACGTGGAGGCTTGATACAGGCGAGTATAGGCTACCATATTGAGAGAACGTATCGCCTCAAGCAATTTAAGAACCCCAATTCCGTCCGAATTTGCCGTATATTCTGGCATCGCAAACGAGATATGTACGTGGGACTGTGCGGCCAAATTATACACTTCCAATCGGGAATTCTCAGAAAGGCTCGTGAAATTATCCTCCTTTATTTTGGACAGGGCGGATATGAGTGACTGTCCATCATTCATATCCCCGTAAAAGAAACTGATTCGTTTGAGAATATGGTCAATGCGTGTCGTATTTATGGAAGAGTGGTGGCGTTTGAGTCCGTACACTTTGTAGTTCTTTTCTAGAAGAAGTTCTGCTAGATAAGAACCATCTTGGCCCGTTATACCTGTTATAAATGCGATCTTCATACTGATAATGTGGCTATTAAAATCCCTGAATTTTAGCGAGCGCACCAGCAGTCTAAAGGTTTGTTGTGCGCACCCTCTAGTGATATGACCACCGACTCCGTTTTTTTGCCCGTTTCACTTGGAGAGGCCATAGATAAATTGACAATTCTGGAGATCAAACAGGAAAATATCAAGGATAGACGACGAAACGATGTAGAGTTAGAATATAATTTGCTGTTGGAACGACTCGGCCCTCATGTAGGGCAACACGGAGCCCTGTATAATTCCATGAAAAAGGTGAACAGGCTTATTTGGGACTATATGGATTTACTCAGAGACGGCAACATGAATGACCAGGACTACCTGGCTCTTTGCAGAAAGACCGTTGACTACAATGACATCCGCTTCCGTATTAAGAATAAGATAAATTATGCGGCTGGCTCGGCTCTAAAGGAACAAAAAGGCTACAAAATCAACAGTGTCCTTATAGAAATCTGTGAGGGGCCTGACACAGATAACTTTGTCGCCCCTATACGATACTATTCTTTCTTGTATGACCAGGTTATTATCCAATGTGGGGAACACTGCGACGGCTTGAGAGACGCCTTCAAGGACGACCCGACCATCATCTTTCGGATCGGAGTTGCGAGCGAATCTGCGCAATTCAAGGCTCGCTTTTCCTTTCCAAAAGGCCACCATTCGGCGGAGGAAATTCTTGCAATATTTCGTGTAGACCAGAAGGCGCTTGAGGAATTACTGTGAGGTGGCCGCCATCCTACGCCATAGTGCGGATGTAGGATAATACTCTACTTGTTTAAATCCGAATTTCTTATACAGGGATATCGCATTAAGATTGTCATTGTCCACGGTCAAATAGACTGTTTCGAAAAACCGTTGAAGTATATGATTCGTCAACAGTTTCCCTATTCCTTTTGACTGGTATTCACGCAAAACACAGATTCCAAAGAACGGGCGTTCCGTAGAGCCGTCTACGTCTATGTGCGCATACGCAACATCCTTCTTATCTTCAGTCGAGTATAACATAGTTATTTTGTGAGTTTTTACGGCATCTTCAAACACCCTGTTCTTGAAATACCGAAAAGACGGGGGGTGTTCAAGCATACTGAACTCTTTTAGCCGCTTAAGATGATCCGCATTCGTCAAATCAAGTTCTTCTATCATGCTACGAAATGCGGATAAACGAATTATAAAAATGGGACGCATTAGAATAGGATGATACCTATTTATATACCCCGTGTCACAACGGAGTCAGCAAAGGATGCGCTCGACAGTAATTGGATAAGTTCCCAAGGCCCGTATTTGGAAAAGGCCAGAGCGAAACTTGCTGAATTACTCGAAGTGCCCTATGTGATTCTCATGAACAATGGTACGACGGCGACGCACATGCTTCTAAAGGCGCTGAAATACCGGTATCCCGGAATCAAGACAATATATGCGCCAAACAATGTGTTCGTGGCCGTGTGGAACACGATTCTGTATGAATATGACGAGTCCAGTTTGAAAATCCTGGAGATGAACCCACTCAGTCTGAACATGCGAACGGACGAAGAGTATATACGGGGGCTGGAGCCGAATTCGGCCGTCATGATCGTCCACAACGTCGGCAATATTATTAACGTACCCCGTCTGAAGCGCTTGCGTCCCGATATAATATTTGTAGAGGACAATTGTGAAGGACTCTTTGGAAAGTATGAGGGTGTCTACGCAGGCACATCGCCGGCCTCCCTGTGCTCCTCTGTCTCATTTTTTGCCAATAAAACCATTACGTGTGGAGAAGGGGGAGCATTTTTTACACATGATAAAGAACTGTATGATTACATATACTGTTCTATACACCATGGCGCATCAGCCGAAAAGTATGCTTATAGGATGCTCGGCTACAATTGCCGAATGACGAATATCCAGGCTGCGCTCCTGTATGACCAACTGAACGCAGTTGCGCAGATACGAGCGGATAAACACACCGTATTTGAGACCTACAAGAGATTATTGGGGGGCCACGTCACTCTTCCGAAGGCAGAAGATGACACGGTTGAATCCGAGTGGATGTTTGTCTGTGGCCTAAATGTGGAATACAAGGCTCTGGAGGCCTGTATGAAAGAGAATGGGGTCGATATACGGCCCTTCTTTTATGATATCAAGCGGCATGCGCATCTGGCCCACATAGAAGGTCCCGCCATGGCCTTAGATAGGTGCTTTTGTATGTTGCCCTCTTATCCTGACCTTAGCACCGAGCAGATAGAGAAAATATGTGCGCACCTTTTACAGTATAGTCAACGATTATAAAGAGCAAACTCCTTTGGGCTTATTTTTTTCCCTAAGATTAACGGATAGACAATACACGAGAAGCAGGAGTTTATAATGTGTATGGCCTTCGCATTCTTAATAATATCGATGTAGTGAGCCACTTTCCGATTGACATACTTGTCGGCGAGCAGGTAATTCGGATGCTCTGCCGCATACGCATTCATGTCGGCGCAAATAATAATATGGTTGGGCTCATTCACGTATTTTTGCACGACACTGCTCAAGTCCATTGTCATATCTGATGCCTGTGTATGCATAAATACGATGCTATAGGGCTTCAACGGTTCGTAATATGTGGAACTTTCGTCCGTCGTAGGAATATCAAAATAGTCCACATAGACTGCTGTATCTAAGTGATTATCACGGTAAAACTCCCGAATGAACGGATATTCTAGTTCGTATTTGTCGTCCATCTCGTAGTCTAAAATGGATGGGTGTGTTATATGGGAATTCAGATAGTATTTATGCTGGCCAGAAACAAAAATATCATTGTTGGTTATATCTACTCCATTTATAATCCTACTACAACTTTCGTGCTCTTTGTTTGCGTCAAAAGGGACAACGGTTACCTCTCTGGTAGCAAATAGGAGTCGCACGTTATCGGCGTATTTGTCTTTGCACAAGAAGTAGATCCTGCGATAGTGTTGTAGTAAAAAGACGACTGCGCCGATGCTCGTGATATTGTCGCCCAAGCCGTTATGTGACAGGAAATATGCGTCTTTTGTCACGGACATACTGTAGATAGTGCGCACAGTTTTAGACCGCCGCCATTAGAGCCTCCACAAATCCGCCACGACGTTCCCAGCCTTTGCGGGAACCGGTGGACCTGCCGTCTGTAAAGGTGGTCTAGACATACTCTGAATGAGCGCATCCGGTGCCCTGTAATCGGCCACGGACCTCGCGGGAGCCTGATTGGACCCTATGGTCTGTAGGGGGGGTACCTGCGCCGCAGACGGATAGAAGGACGTAGATGGCGCAGACGGATAGAAGGACGTTGACGGAGAAAACGTCACCGTCTGCGTCGAATCACCGGCCCCTCGTTTTCCTCCTGCGCCCTTCCTAGAGGTGGACTCCGCGTTCTTCTTGGAGTTCATCGCCTGGACAATAGGGTTCTGCTGCCGATTATACTCCGCCTCATAATGCTTCCACGAAATGTAGAGGAGATTCGGGTAAGTGTAGCGAACGACGAAGCCGGCCTCGCGCAACATGTGTACCACGTACACGATACAGTCCTCCAAATCCAGCGACGGAAGTCCCAGAACGAATGGGGGGACCGTATAGGTCAAGTAATTCTGATTTCCTAGAATTTGTGATGTATGGTAAATTCGAGTGTGTATCTGATTCAAAATCTGATTATAGGCTTTCAACCGGGCCTTGTCGCGACTAATCCGTTTTTCAAAGAGATTGCGCGGCTCTAGACGGGGTGTTCCTTGAACCGGCGTCTCTTTGAAATTCCAGTGACCACCACCGCCTAACATTCCTAATACAGCAAGTGTTTCTCTTCCCCCTAAAGCAACCACACATACATAATCAGTGGAAAGGATGTTCATCCCTCCGAAACGGATTTCAATGTCCGGAGGGGGTATGCTAGGTCTAGCACATGTAGGTGCACTGGAAGTTCTGGAATCACATGGTCTTCTTCGCTGCGTACGGGAGTATGTTGGAATTAGCGCAGGCTCTATGGCAGTAATGTCCCTATGTATTGGTTATACCGTATCTGAATTACGTACTATCAACAACAGTCTTGATTTTTCTCTTATTCAGAATCTAAATCCAGAAACAATCCTATCCTTCATGGAATCCTATGGTTTAGATGACCGACGGAATTTTGATAAATTACTTAAGATAATTCTTCGCGCAAAGGGGCTTTCACCAGAAATTACGTTCGGTGAATTTGCCGAACAATTTCCCATGAATCCCCAGCCTCGAATTTTCGCAACAAATCTCCAAACATGCCTCAAACAGGAATTCAGCTCCAAAGAAACTCCAAACGTAGAGATAAAATTCGCGGTTCTCGCGTCCTGTTGCGTCCCCCTCTTATTCACCCCTGTTTGCGACCTGTCCGGCAATATTTTTGTTGATGGTGGTTTGACAGCCTTTACACCGTTCTATCATCTCAACGATGAAGAGCGTTCCGAAACGCTGGATTTGACCTTTCGTATACGCGACCTATTTCAGAAGTCCCCCATAGGTGATGGACCTTTTGCCTATTTCAAACGACTCTTTTACAGTCTGCATAATAACCAAGATACAGACACCTATAAAAAATGGGGAGAACGAGTTATGTATATAGATACTGGAAATGCTGCGCCATTTCACTTTGGAGCAAGCCCAGAAGAGAAGGAAAACCTTTTTCAGGCCGGGCGAAATTCTGCACAGCGGTTTCTGAAGTCCGTATCCGAATTAAAGAAGTTCGCACGCAGAAATTCTTCACCTTAAATATACAAATGGCAAAGACTCGTCGTTCTCGTGGAAAGAAGGGTACGCGCAAGTTGTCTAGTTGGAATCTGCTGGTCATGAAAACCTTTAAAGAGTTGAAGGCGAAAAATAAGGACGCGTCCTTTTCCGATGCGCTCAAGGAGGCGTCGAGGCGCAAGAAGTAACGGAATGTTTTCATGCGAAAGTTAGACGTTTTTATAAAGCCTCTAACTTTTACACCAGGCACGCGAAGTTTGCCTTTCTGGGTCTATAACACTCGGGAAATGTTTAGTAAAAGCGCTACCATTTCCATACAAGAGGGTGAGATTCACACATTTATCCCATACTTTTCGTGCCCACATACCCTCTAATGCGTCTGGAATCTCTTTTATAACTCGCTCCATTTGACGCCATGGACCAGCAGGGGGCGGCGCGGGAATCTGTGCGCCGATGCATAGGTTCGGACGCCACCAATGAAATAGCTCGGATTCCGCAATGATCGTGTGCGGGTGGTCCGTGAATCCCCACATATGCTGGTCATGTGGATTATCAGGTTGTTTATGAATAGTTATCGGTCCGTATACGATTAGGTTGCGATTCTTATCCCATCCACGCACACCAACAATATCTCCTGGTCTAAAATCTTTCATACTTGCCGAGACGGATGAATTTACCATTTCAAATTTTAGGAGCTCGTATGCCGGTTCTCGGTATTTGGTGTTACCCAGTCAAGCTCTTCATAACTATATTGATGAGGTGAATCAGTAATGAGACTCAAACGTTCATCTGAGATCTTTCTTGCTATCGTAATAATGTATACGTCACCTGGAGAGCTGAATTTTGCGCAATTGCGCCCACCATTTCCGCGTTTGTAGGAGTTTACATCTATCCACGATTCCCTTTCCGTCCCTACAAGTCCAATATACATTTCCAGAATCTCCATACCATATTTAGAATTGAACGCCGATAGAAAGAATTCCGGACTGAATTGATAAATTCCATGCCCGGACAGATTATTATTTGCTGTGACTGAACAGAAAATTCCACCAATTTCGAGCGAATTGATTACATTCTCACAGACTTGTGGTGTATTAAAAATGTGTTCGATCGTCCCCCCGTCGTATATATAATCGTATCGTGCAACGGGTGCGGGTATTTCCCTGTTCATATTGTGAATTCGAGTCGCCCCCTCGTATGCAGAGTTATCCAATGATTCTACAATCTCATACCCCAGATCTCGAAACAACGGCTCCGACCAACCCCATACATAGCGCCCCTTTAATGAAAATAGACTGTACTTATCGAGTAAATAGTCGACTTTCTGTGGAAAGGTGTGAATACCCTGTTTACCCAGCATAAGCATACGACTCCGATTCATTACATACGACTGTGAAATCAATATAGCCTCTAAGGATGTACTGTCGATACCCATATACGAGAAAGGATAGTACGTCGTTTAGACCTATACTCATTGAGCGGCGCCGGCGGAGAGTGTCTTATTAATGTATTCCAAATAGGCATTCATCGATCTCTCACCTTTGTATTCGACAATTTGCCCATCTGCCGTTTCCATGAGGAAGGTCGGGAATCCCTTGATAGGTTTTCCCGCCGCCTTTTCGGGCTCCTTTTCGGGACTAATCATACGAATTTCGCATTTCTTTCCATTCTTTTCAATCACCCCCTTCTTTACAAGTTCCTCCATTTCCGGTTTTGCCTTCTTACAGTGGCCACACCAATCTGCATAATACATCGTAAATGTATACTCGCTTGCATTCTGGAATCCCTGTACGTTTTTCATAATAAACCCTTCACGGACAACATATGCGAAAAGTGCAAGAACAGCAATCCCAAGAAAAATGAGTTTCCAGTTCATAATGTTTCTAATAATGCGCCGATAGTTTTTCTCAAACCTTTCCGCTGATCTCCGTACAGAGCAACAATGATCCACTGGGGTCCAACCACTTCATACGGCTCTGAATCGTTCCTGAAAGCCCAGTAGGCCATATCGACAACGTTGTATTTGTATAGCGACCAGATCCAAGAGGGCATGGGATGTTGGAGCAAAGAGATTGAATAGTAGGAGAGAGTGGGATGAAATTATAGGTGACTTCGTACCGAGCCGTTCCGTCAGCGACCGAAACGCCAGTGGGGACGGAATAGTCTAGAAAGAAAGCAACACGATCGCCGGGAGAGGGGTTAGACGGGTCCAATGACATCGTATTTACGTTGAAAACACTCTTACCGAAACTACAGTCCTTCAACGTGGCATTAAAAGCAGCATACAGGGCAATAAAGAACTTCATCCTCTTCTGAAACTATCTTTTTAGCTGTGGCTGCGCTCAATTTTGATACCGGTAAACAATGCGGAACAAAATAAAATGATGTTCGCCATACTATTTTAGCCACTCAAGGAAATAGCATCATACATAGACAGAGCCGAATGTTCGTGTTTTATCGGGGTTGTTGGAAGAGTATTGAGATGCCGAACTATATAGATCCATCTTGGGTCTGGGGAGATCGGCAGAAGGCAGCAATGATTATCTGTCATGAAATGGAGGCCGGAGCCACATGGGACGAAGCATGGTTAAAAGCGGAAGTTAAAATTTATTCTGACCTAGGAGTCGCGAGGAAACAACATGGCCCCCCACAATACAAGGAAAAAGAGGAAAGTATGAAGGAAGAATCCTAGAGGTGTTGGCGCGCCGTCATGAGTAGAAACTGTAAACAGCCAACCAAAGGTGTCTTGTGTAATCCGATAGGTTTCCGGACTTGCAACAAGAAAGAAAATCAATGTAGCATAAAAGGCATATTTTGCTTTGAGAGCAAAATTCAAAATTGCAGATCTTTCTGTTTTTATATTGGATCCCGAAGACATACTATTTGTAATATACTTATTAAGCAGAACTGCCGCATAAAGTTTCAGCCATAAGACTCTTTAGAGTGATAGTATGTATCCTGTTGACCGGATCATCCCACTCATATTTCCAAAAGAGCAGTACACAGATCGCTTTGGAGAGCCGAACGCACTCGTCGATATGAATCCAAGTATGCATATTGACAAGGATGGTCAAATAACACTACTCGTCCGTCGTGTAAATTACCGGAAGTATGCAGACAAACGATTTTCGCTTGGTTCGTACCCGTCTGAATCAAAATACATTATTGCGCGGGGAGAAGTTCGTAACTTGACTCGCTGGGACGTAACCCCTCTACGAGTTGACTATGGAGTTTCCACGTATCCGTCCTACTGGAAAGGCCCAGAGGACATCCGATTCACTACGGATAATCGAATTATCGTCACCATTCCGGAATGTAATCCAACCGGAAACCCGGCAATATTCCGAGCATGTTTAGACGGCTCTGTATTGAATTACGTGGAGCCCTGCTACCCAAACACAATGGAAAAAAACTGGATGCCCTATACGGATGAAAATTATCGGTTGAAAGTTGTATACAGCGTGTGTCCCTTTTCCATAAAGGATGTCGGGACAGATACGATCGAAACGATTGGAAACAATATGCGCGAGTTGAAGGGTTATCATGGCTCTACGAATGGTATTTTCTTTCATGGAGAATACCGCCTATTCCTAGTTCACATCAATCGTGAACGCACCTATCATCGTTGGCTATTGTTCCATCCATTAAAAAAGACCGTACAGATTTCGGAGGAATTCACCTTTTTCCAGCATTCCTATATTGAATTCCCTCTGAGCCTTTGTGAATACAATGGAATACTCTATGTAAGTATAGGTGTAAATGACGAGAATTCCTATATTCTTGTGATGAACCCACCTATGTTCGGCGGCCACTAACTTTGGCACATGCCGGTAACAAACATTTTGAAATGTTCGTTAGTCTATTTTTCTAGTGCCTCCGTAACACGGTTTTTCAGGGCCGACTCACGTATCTCAATTTCATCCCAAATCGGATATTTCTCTATACACACACCACCCCCGCCGCTTTTCATTTTCTCCTCAAACCATTCTTTTTGTAAATACATGAGTCGTTCCTGAATCGCCCGTCGCTCATCAATTGCGTCCAAGAGAATTTTGCAGCGCTCCGCGTTGATTATCCTGTCCTTATAAAGGTCGCTTTTATACGTTGAGTAATAGCGGAAGAAGTCTGCATGCTTGTTTACGAGGTCTTTTGGTTGAATTTTACGGTTAAAAGAGTGGTTTACATATATTCCTATTGCGTCCACCGAGCGCGCTTCAATTTGCAGGTCCGGCATTTTCGTATAGTTGCCAGTTTTCTGAATTTTATCAACATGTGCATCGACCATGTGGTCAAAGATTGTCTGTAAACCCGTCAACGTTATTGCTTCTCCATAGGGTACTCTATTATATTTATCATACACGAGTGAAAGTGTGTAAGTTGTAGTGTATGCTTCCGCCATACCAAGTAATACTGTAAGTGTCCAAAGTAATTTCTACTTTCAATTTTTGTCTAGGAACGTGTTAGATGAGTGACCCAATATTTAGCACGTGTCAGTCTGAAATAAAGAATATGAAAGATGCGCAGAAACCTGTTATAACTCCTCTTTTACCAGTAAAAGGGCTTCGCCACAATGAAAATGGCGATTTGACTCAGGACGCGTTAAAGACAATTATGGATGGTCTGTCAAGTCTCGGAATAAATGTAGACACGGAAGATGCGCAAAATGCAATACTCATGGAAACAAATCAGGCACTTTGTAATTTAAACGCACAATATCAATTCCTTCTGTCAACCCTTTTCATGTCTATTCGGAAAGATGAAACGCTCAGTGGAAAAATTATTGACCTCATACGGGATAAGAATACTGCAATGCGAGATATTTTATCTGTATCCCGGCAAATTTTGGAAAAGGCTCCTGCTGATAAGAATGGTAAGAAATTTATAGAGGGGTGGATTGATATCAAAACAAATAATTTGGAAAAAAAAACAGAGGGATTTTTGAATTTACAGAATAAACTTGTAGACGATGCATCCGCCCTCGACGAAAAACGCTACGAACATTTCGCAAATGCAGTATCAAAACAGATAGACGAAGAGCGGACGTTTGAAATATCTGAAGAAAGGATGAAAAGTGTTTCAGCAAATCTGGCGCTCTATTCGTTTTTGAACGTAATTGCTGTAGGCCTCTTATTCTATATTGTCTCTACTAACTAGATGTCTAATATAAGCCCAGATTCACTGAATCGCCAAGCAGAAATAAATGACTGGTACTATAAATACCGTCTTGATATTCTGTTTATTTTACAACTCGTATTCATTGGAATTTCGTTTACAGTATTTATGTCAGTTTTATCAAAATACAGAATACTATCTCCTGTATTTGTAGTGTACTTTACAATATTTGTAGGATTATTACTTATTCTCATATGGTATTTCAAATATTCATTTAATAACAATATTCGCGATTTATATCACTGGGATAAACGAAAATTTCCAAATGATGGTAAACTAGAGTCCTCTGTAAGTCCTGCAGTTCAACAGGCTATGAATGATATTCTACAGAATTGTAAAAGGTGAATATCAGCGTCTAGGGGTACCGGCATACAAATAAGTTAACTACCACGAGGGTATACTACCATATACTTAAATTAAGTACATGGCAGTAGACATTACTCTATCGAGCGCAATACTCGTTTGAAAATAAATTACATATTACCGATAGATGAGTGTTCCGTCAGATGAGGAATTTATCTTTGCCGCAACAAAGTATTATTATTTTACTGGCTTAGGTAGTAGTTCTAATACAATAAATAATGTAGAAAAAAATACCTTAGAGAAACGGATACAAGATATTAAAGACAAACAGAAATTGGCCGAAATTGAAGAGGAAACTCATAATGAAATTTATTTCAACTCGAAAAAAAATCCAGCGACGTTTGCCTTATTTTCTAAAATAGGTCTTCAAACAACCCAGGATTGGGTACTAGCATACTTCTTTTTTTCGTATATAGTAATGAGTATCCTTATTGTCTTTACATCACTCACGACCTCTGTAAATAAAATACTCACGTTCGTCAGTGTTTCAGCAGTATTATTCATTTTAGGTGTAGTATTTTTTATAATGATCGTTTCGTTTGCCTAGGGAGTGGTATGGGCCTTGTCCCATTCAGCAATGTCTTCGTCATTCGTAAACATCCGAATTGTTGGCCAAAAGCGTCCAGCCTCCGGCTCACCGAATTCATCTTTCATGCGGTCAAGCGCATCGTTTGCTGTAAAGCCCTCGATGCGATTTTCCTTTTTCCACTGTCCGATAATAAGTCGGACTCGCTTGGATTCCAGAGGGTTTGTTCTGGACTCCAACTGCTCTTCGGCTGTAACTGGCTCACGAATCCGCTCTGATTTGAAGCGCGCGTACACATCAAACTTCTCCTTATATTTGTTAGACTCACGAATAACAATCTCTGGAACCGGGTTCAGTCCATGAGGGATGTACTCTGTTTCGTAAATGTGCACAAGTAGTGAGAGAAACTGTTCCCGCCACTTTATAAGTTTATCAATGAGTCCCAGATCCTTTTCATAGATGTTTGGTTTGTTCAATAGAAGTTCCGGGTTTCCCTTATCGAGGAATCTGGCCTCAAAAGGAATAACGCGAATACGGCGCCAAGTACCGTGGTCCATGGAATTCACAGCAGGAAGGTCGTTACATAGCATACAAATCTTACCCATGATACGGAAACGCTCCTGATCTCCATAGAGGGGGCGGGCTTCTACCATGTCCTCACCACTGAACTGTTTCATGCGACTCGTATTAATTGGCTCTTTGTCGTCTGGCTCCGTAAGACATATAAAGCGTCGACCCTTTGCAGCCATGATTTCGGGATTTGCCGCCCCCGCATCCGGGCGTTTCCGAGTAAGAACGGTGGACGACATCGTAGTAAAGTAGTCACCCAGAGTCATTTCCATTAGCTCCGCAATCTTTGACTTCCCGTTACTCCCCCGACCTCTGAAAGTGTAGTAACATTGTTCCTTATTCGTACCCTCTAACATGCTAGACAAGAGTCGTAGCACGTATGTTTTCAACTCGGAATTCGGAAAGAGTTTTTGGAAGAATTCCTGAATTTCCTCCTGTATTGGATGACTCGGCTCGTAGGGAATATAGTTGATAGACTCCAGATCCGGATACCGCACACCAGCAAGAAAACTCACATAATCTTCTGGACGCCCCTGTCGAAAGATTACATGTTTTGCTGGGTTATCACATTTTACACGGAGTTCTAAAACGCCGTTGCGGCAGCCAAGCAAGTAAGGATTTGCATTTAGCTTGTTCGTGAATTCTTCCTCGCAAAATTGCTGCGATGCCATTTTCATTACGGACTCGGTGAAGCCATTGTTATAAAGTTGCGTTTCCACTTTGAGGAGTTCTTTCATCTTTTCTGTTAGCCAGTTTCGCGTACTCTCATCTTTTGCGGAGCATTCTCCAATACGTTTTTGTATCAAGAGTCTAGCAACACCGATTTCCCCTGCAACCTCACAGCTAATTTTCGACTTCAACTCCAGCCCCTGATTGAGGCGCTTCCACATATTGATATCCTCGTCATACTTGAACCAATCTGTATTCCTTTGATGCACTGAAGCCACATAGTTATTTCCATACATCTTCTTCATAAGTTTTGAAATATGAAAGTGAGTGGGTTCCACCTCCGTTCGAATATATTCATGAATATTGTCAGCGACAATCTGCTTATAAAGTTCAGGATTGTCATCGCGTGCCCACTTTTGTAAAGACCTCTGCGTAAGACGTGGACCATCCCCTGACTTGCGCATTCCGTGAAACCATTCATGGCGTAACTTCACCCAATCATTCTCTGAAGATTTGCCAGACTTTGCGCTGAAATCCTTCCACAGTGTGAAATATTCCTCACTCGCATCTATGTTATGTAAACACCATCCTACACGAATCCATTTGTCATATTCGTCGTGCCAGGTCGGCTTCAGACATTCCAGGACGAACCTCCGAACCATTTCACGCTCCTCCTCTGATGCTGGCTTGATGGCAAAAGTATTAAGAGCATTTGCGAGATCCCTCGCCTTACTTGCGGCTTCCACCTGCTCTTGCGTAGCTTGGGTTGTGACTGTCACGTTCGCTGGGCGATGTAATAGGTCGGTGTAGACGCTAACAGCTGCTCCCTCCTTCAAGACATTCTCATCAGGTACAATATTATACCGAACACTCAGGAGTTCAATGAGATCCCGAGAGCTGTATTGAGAAATATCCTCATCAATCCAGTCATCTTCGTCCGGTTTATAATTGAAGACTGCGACGAGTGTATAGGGAGGAATATTCGGCTTTGACTCTCCATAGAAGATCCATCCCTGCTGACGGGTCATAGACTCGTCATAGACAACATCATCACTATTAGTATAGCCCGTGTCCTTGAAGCACACCTTGATAGCCTCATTTGCAAGAAGCCATTTTCTAAGTACTGCCTGCTTCTCGTTCGCAAGGGCGATATCTGGACACAAGATATGAACACCGTCCTTACGCTTTCCCTTTGCAGGGTAGGGTCCTGACCGCAACGTCACAAAGAAGCGGAGTTCACTGTAGAGTTCTAATCCGAAGAAGTAGTTGAGTCCATCCTTGATTTTGTGGATGAATTGCTCTATCATGTCAAGATTAAATACCCTTGTTAGACTATGGTGCTCGGGATAGTGGAAGTCCAAATCAATCAGCAATGGTTTCGGCTCATTCTTACGAGGCTTCTCCACGAAGTTTAGAGGAGTACCCCTTTTTACAAACAAGTAGTCATGTAAGAGGTCTAGAAAGGTCGTATATTTATCGTCGCTTATCTTCCATTTTCCCAAAGTTGTTCCCATACCAGTCATTGTTGTATTTGTACTGTCATGTGTCTTATTTTGCTCAAGAAATCGCGAGAGTTCGTGTTCATGAAATAGACGGTCACTCATCCTATTCTGTGTTTAGAGGAACGGCGGCGGCGGGGTAAATTTTTGAGAGCGGGGCGCATTCGGTCTAAGGCCTCTGTATAGACCATAATTATAATGAATCGGCGCCTAGAAAAAGATATAAAAACCATGCTAGGTGATGAAATGGCCTCACTTGGAATTTACTATACCGTTGATGAATCGGATATTCGACGAGGCTTTACGCTCATTTTTGGACCAGAGGGTTCCAGATATGCAAATTGCCCCCTGTTATTTTCAGTTGAGTATCCTTTAGAATATCCAATTTCCCCCCCTGTTGTGCGAATATTGACATCCGATGGTCACACTCGTTTTCATCCAAATTTGTATATTGAAGGCAAAGTCTGTTTGTCCATTCTGGGAACATATCCAGGACCGTCTTGGGTATCGTCTATGAATATTGGGAGTGTCTTCAAAAGTATTTTATCGTTATTGGGTAATAATCCAATAACGAATGAGCCAGGATGGGAATCCTATAATGAAAAACATCCAGCTGCAAAGGCCTATGCAGATTTTGTCGAATTTCATCTAGTGAAACATACATTGAAAGAGTATAAAAAATATAGGGACGGTAAAAATACTCTATGGTCACATTTTTCGGATACATTTGAGCAGTTTTGGCCGAACCATCTAGAAAAAATTCAAAATCGCTTGAAATTAAAGGCCCTAGATGAGCCAAACCATTATACAAATATTCTCTACGGAATGCAAGGAACAGTATATTGGGCAGAGCTCGTTTATTAGAGGTCGACGCGCACTAAAAATTTGAACAGTTTAACTTGTGTCTATAAGTAGAATAGGATGAAATTCTGTCCCGTTTGTAGGTACTATTTGTATTTGAATATAGAAGAGCAGGCTTGTGTCCGTCTATGTAGAACATGTGGGTATACAGAAAAAGAAGATAAGGGGACTCTTATTTCTGAAACTCTTGTAAAAGAGCGCACAAGCGAGGGATATAAGATTCTCTTAAATGAATTTACCCGGCAAGATTCCACGTTACCACATTTAAAGACAATGAAGTGTCCTCGTGAAGATTGTAAGTCTAATGGAGGTGGGGCCGAAAAGGATGTTATTTATATTAAGTATGACTCTGAGAATCTGAAATACCTTTACATATGTAATGTATGTGGAGAGTACTGGAGAACGCGAGGTTAGACTACAGAGAAATAATATTTGTATTTTTTTGGGTATATCGTATAGGGATGATACAGAGCATAACAGCAAAAAGGAGGCGTAGAATACGTCTTCCAGCGATGAAAGGTGGGCTGCGCCATACTTTATTACAAGCTTCTCAATCAGCACTCAGATATATTCAGAATGCTTTGACTTTAAGACGGAACAATCAAGCTTTAGAGACAGCAAGGAATCGTGCGAAAGCTAATGAAGCTATCAGAGGTGTTAAGCCTCCAGTGAACCAACCAGATGCTGTAGTCAGTGATACGACACACAGAAATATTACGGCAAATTTTTTTCTTGGAACTGTTCGAGAAAAGCTTAGACAAGAAAACAAATCTAGACAAGTAGAAAAGTCAAGTGATCCCGATTTTACAGGACTTGTTGTACTAGGGGCAACCCCAGCTACTATAGATATGAATAGTATTTTAAAAACGTTAAATGTTCAAATGAATAAATTGAAGGAAGATGCTGCTGCTTTAGAGACAAAAGTTCAGAGTGAACAACTTCTTAAAATTCAGGGAGAAAAAATACAAGTTGCTATAGTGGCTATTACTAAAAAATTGGACGCAGCCCAACTAGTAATTTTCAGAAATAAATTACTAGCAGCCTTGAACTCGGGCGGAGTAATTTCACCGATTATTGAAAGGACTTTAAATGACCTATTAAATAAGCAAAGTACGAATTTAGAAAAATCTGAAGCATATAATGAAAAAGAACCTGCAACCAACATTACCAGCATATTGACTGAAACAAAAACTGATGCAGAAATTGTTGATGAAAGTATCTTTACTCTTATACATTCGATATTTACATCTAGAGGTTCTGTAGACAAACTTACTCAGGAAATTAACACACTTTCTGAACAAATGAATAATAGGATAAGTAATCTGAATAAACTTATAAAAGGTGCCGATGATATTAGCAGTGAAAAAAATATTCAAACTAGCCTTTTTAGTGATTTTGTAAAAGACATAAGATATTTAGAAGAACGCATTAAAGAGTTAACGAAAAGACTTAATTCCATAAAAGAAACATTAGATGAATCGACGTTTGTTCCAGGTGAGGGATATGATACGCTTGTTTCAGAAAAAGAGAGTATAGATGAAAATATTGAAAGAATACACGCACGCTTGGAAGAACTTCAAATATACATGAAAGGAATAGATATAAATACTCTACTTTCTAGTTTAAACAGAGAGCGAGAGGCTAAAACAACTGTTGTAGAGCTCGTGAATATAACACTTGGTGAACATAGGGGGCTAGAGGGGGCAAGAACGCAATTAGAAGAAGCAAATAATTCCTACGAAATTGCTTTAATTAGTCTAAGAGGGTTGACTACTACTTTAACAGAGGCTACAAATGGCACGAACGCACCAACAGAAGAGCAACTAGAGACCCAAAGAGGATCACCGCCTGTTCCTGTTACTCCTGCAGCGCCCAATCTTGATAGTATATTAGAGGTAAATACAGTAAATTTATTCTCCGCAATACAAGATACATCCTTTATAGAGGATTCCCTAAATCAGTTATCTAGTATAGTTGAAGATTATAGAAATAAACTTGATGATGCTCAAGAAAGGTTGGCTGAACTAACAGAAAAACGCATTAAATTGGAAAGTAAACTTACTGAATTAGGGAGACTCAAGGATGAAACTACCAACGCAAATACAGAACAAAATAAACTTTATTTGGAGATAAATAATATTATCGATGATATGGGTTTACCTCCCATTGCGAATAGTACAGCACTTGATTCTGCAACAACGGTTCTCAAAAATATTATTAAAAACATTCAAGGAACTGAAATGAAAAGACAACTAGTCATTCAAGAGATGGACGCATCCTTAGATAAAATTATGTTGCAAAATATGGAGTTATTATCCGCGCAAAAAAGAATAGAAGATATAAAAGCAGCGCATGATACATCGAATACTGAAGCAGTTAAACCGACTAGCTTAGATGACCTATTTAAAAATACTACAGAACTAGAGGGTGAAATGAATTCTGTAATGAAGACAAGAGACGCGTTAAATAGAGATTTACAGACAAAAATTGCTCTCATGCGTGAAGCAGTAAATAATCTTGGTCTTGCAGATGGAGCAATTAAGTCGAGACTTAAGGCAGACGTTGCTCAGCAAAAAATTACTGTACAAGATGCAGCTGTGAAAAAAGTTGTAGAGATAAGTATTTTAAAAGCATTACAGTTTTTAACACATGTGAGTAAGTTGCATGATCAAGCAGGAACTACAAAGGAGGCATCAAATGATGCTATGATAACTGCTTTGAAAAATCTTACATCGACAGAAAGTCTTGTAGATTATTTGACAAACAATGTACTAACTCAAATGATGAGCATGGAGATATTTTTAAAGGATAGCATAGATAAAGCATTTTCATTCATGTTAAATAGAAAGTTATTTAGTTTATTTAGTGAACAAATGTCGATTTTTGGTCGCTCTGTATCGGATATAACTACTTTTTATACAACTCAAGCACAAATTTCTCTTAACATAGAACAAAAACGCACCGATATAATTGTTGAAAAGAATCAAACAAATGCAGCAGCTTCTTTAGCAATACTTAAAACTTTACGTAAAACCTCTGAAGAATTAAACAATGAAATTGCGCATTTAGATGGTAAATTATCAAATATTGGTCTAAAAGATACAAGTACTATCGAAACAGTTGTAAAACTCAGTAATTTACAGATAGAAGCAATAGATAATTTGAATAGTGCAGCCAAAGATCTTTCTACATTTAGCAATAATTTTAGTAATTCTTCTATTAAATTATCAGATGCTGCGGCGGCTCTTAATGAAGCACAACAGAGGTACAAGGACGCAATTACTGTTCTGAAAGGGTTGGATAAATTGCGAAATAGATTACAAACACAAACGTTAATAGAGGATAGTGGAGAAAAATTTGAAATTATCATTGATGATTCGCTCGATGACTTGGAGAAAGTGAGCGGTCTAAGAGAACAAGCAACTGCAGCCGCACAAAATATGCCAGAATCATTACAAAAAGCAGAATCGTCTTTAAATTCACTAAAGGCTATTCGAGATGGCGCAATAAAGGCTATTCGAGATGGCGCAATAACACAGTTGCAAGAGAGTGTAGATGACACGGCAAAAACAGCAGAAATAATACAACTATTTATAGACGCATCTATACAAAAAGGAAATTTATATAAAGGACTGAAAAATTTCTTTGAAGATATGGGTGGTAAATACAAGGAAAGAGAGGATATGAAGAAAACATTATTTGAAGCAATCGAACAACTCAACGGTGCTGAAGAGCGTAATGAGATACTGGCTAAACAAACGGAAAAACTCAAACAACTTCTAAACAATCTTAAAAATTTCAATGAAGACATGCTGATGCGAAATGTTGATATTGCAACTTTGATTAATAATGGTAAGGCAAAACGTGCTGAACAACTTGCGGCAGCAGCGGCGGCTGATGCCGCACGAAACCTTGCGGAGCAAATAGACACGACACAAAATGAAATGAAAAAATTACAGGAAGAAATAAAGAATAAAATGGTAGTTTTGTCATATCGTAATACTTCACTTAAAGAAAAAAATATAATTGAGAAAGAAATACGTACGCTACAGAATAAACTAATAGATGCTCATGCGCATTTAAAGATGTTACGCGCTCAGATTGAACTTCATTTTATAGAAACGGAAAGAAATAAAATTTTAGCAGAAATTACTCGTGAAGAACTTAATGTAACTCCAAATCTAAATAAGTTGAAATCTTTGAAAGAAGAGTTAGATGCTTTAAATAGAAAAGTAGAAGAAGCAACAGCAAATCTCTCTAGAATAAAAGGGGAAATAGAGGGACTTCAACGTTTACAGGTTGAAAAAAATAATAAGAATAATATGTTAAAAGAATTAAAAAATGATTTAATACCTAGAGGATTAAATATCTCTTCTCTGTTTAACGGCCAATTTCCATATTATGGCGCAATTATACTTCTCGCATCATCTGCTCTTGGTTTAAATCTATTAAATTTATTTGATAGCACAGATTGTAAAACAGCTATAATAAAGGTAGAAATTGACCTTCTAAAGGACAAATTAAAAGGGAAAATTGTAATCCCCTTACTTGACAAGATTAAAGTACTTAGTGAAAAAAATATGGTAAATGTTGCTTTAAAAAAACTACCCCGTTCATTAGAGCAGCGAGCGGCCATTAGGGGATTTAATTTTGGACTCGCTAATAATACACCTAGTAATGTAACTAGGGGGAGTTTTCCAAATATTTCGGTTGGTCCGAATAAGAGCGAGGAGGAATCGGAGGAGGAGAAGGAGGAGGAGAAGGAGGAGGAGGAGAAGGAGGAGGAGGTGGACCCCGTGGAGGTGGAGAAAGAGATGGGAGGGGGGGGCAGTGACGCTATGCAGATCAAGGCAAGTAAAGATAATGCGGAAAGCGCGGTCTTAGAAGAAAGCGGATGCCAAAAAGGAAATGAGACAGATCCTGAAAGTTTTCCCACTAGTCCTAATGACTTAGGCATTTTACCTACAGGTCAAACTGCAATATTGGGAAAAATCACAAATAAAGATTTAGAAATACCACAGGCGGATTTAGATATGTTTCGAATCATAATGTACGAGAATTTCAATAAATCTCAAAACTGGAACGAATGTTATGATAAGAAAGTAAAAGAAGAAAAACAAGAATTATTGAAAAAAATTTTTAAAGATTTTGCAAAAATTACACCTGCCACAAATATTGAAGGATCTATTTTGAAAAATAAACCAGACTCTTCCTTAACGGGAGAGGGGGAAGAGGAGAAAGAGAAGGAAGAGGGGGAAGAGGAGAAAGAGGAGGAAGAGGAGGAAGAGGAGGGAGAGGGGGAAGAGGAGAAAGAGAAGGAAGATTGTTTAGAAGAAGAAACAGCTATGGAAAACACAGGAAACACGATGTATGCTTAAGGCATTTCTAATTTTGTATAAAAGAATGGAATGTCCCATATGTAATACAGAAATCAACGACGACCACGCAAAGATGACACTTCTGTGTAATCACACATATCACACCCAATGTATGTTAGGACGACTTGGTTTGATACAAATAAATAATGTTCGATGTAATGTATGTGAAGAGTTTGTTTTTCCACATGGAAATCTTAGACAACAGGAAGAAGTATGGATAAATGATACGGATATTATAGAGAATTTACTCGACACACAGCCCAGCTTTAATGTTGAAATTCAAGAATTAAGGAATTACTGGAAGACCTTAGTTAAAACATATCAAACATTAAACAAAGTGCGCGCTCATCATTTGAAACTTTTTCGTACACAAATGCGCGATATTAAAGACTTTATAAAAATTAAGTCTAAAGAAAAATTCAAAGAAATTATAAATTTACAGGAATACAAAGACTGTACAAAACAGATACAACTGTATTCCTCGAAAATACAGAATTTTCGTAAAAAATGGGGTTTGGGACGGGGAGGGGAGCTTGTAGACCTAGAAAGGTGTTTAATGCGAAGAGGTCAAGACAACAATGACTTCCTCTACAGATGGAAATTTATTCATTCATTACATCGTTTTAAATCTAGAATCAAGCGTAATTTTCGTATTTGTATTATTTAGCAAGAATGTTCTCTCTCGCTGAATATATTGTGATTGGGAGTGAATTTATCCTATCACTTTACCCCATTCTAATAAAACTCGTGTCTACAAATCTGCCTACACAGGTGTTCTCCCGACTTGTTACATTTGTGGGTGCCGCAACCGCTGTTGCGTCAAAAGACGACTGGATATCTACATGGGGTTCATCAATTTCGGCCGGTCGTTCGCTTGGAATTGGAGCAATAACTCTGGCTCATATTTTCGTATCGTACATCGCCTTCTCGAGCCTTTCTGCAGGGGTCGCAATGTCCCTATTTTATACATATCCTATGTGGAATCTTCTCGGTGCTTCGGCCTTTTTCGGAGAAAATATACAGACCAAGAGTTATGCGTACGTCCTTCTCGGCATTTTTGGAACATTTCTTGTTAGCACAAAAGGTATAAACGACGATGTTCGTGGCCTCGTCCAAAATCGGTACGGCGCACTAATTGGTGTGGCCGCAGCCCTCGTCGCTGCCCTCACAGAATCAGCCATGTATTTTGCCGTACGGACAAACGAACAACAGAACCCCTGGAGTTCTACTCTGGAGATGTACGGTGGTGCGCTCGTCTGTATCATCCCTCTCATCGTTTTCGGCCTAGTAAAAATACAGTATACAGCGTCCGTCTGGACCAAGATTGTCTTATTCAATTTGATTGTAGGCTTCATAGGATACAGTCTTCGTTTTTACAGTATACCAAAAGTAAACACGGAAACCTTCGGGCTTCTATCATTCATTGGCGTATTTTCGTCATTTCTGTTCGGCTTTCTATTCCTCGGTGAACGGCCTGGACTTATGAGTCTTCTGGGTGCGGCTCTGATTGCTCTTGCTGCGAGTCACAGTGAAGAAGCGTCCAAAGCCGCTTCGCTAACACCGGCCCAACCCGTCTCTTCTCCGTGATTTGTACAGCTGCTATATCCCTCTCCGAAAGAATCCAGATACCTTCAAGATTATTGCGATCAGTCTTATCTAGTAGTGCCTTCGCAATGGCTGCGCTTACGCCAGGACATTGCTGAAGTACCATTGAAGCAAACACTCGGGGGTCCTCCTTGTTCCCCCGCTTGTGAACGGTGACTGACGCAGCATAGTCCTTCTTTGCACCGTCTTCCGCCTTGAATACGTCTCTGTCATTAATCCACTGCTCCAAAAGGACTGCACAGACATTCGCCGTAGCCTCTAGTCTCTCTGTTTGAACAACAGGAACACCGTATCGTATTTGTAGGCGATGGAGAAATTTTCGCAGAGTATTTCCTTGAAAATGCAACTGGAATGGTCGGTCTACGTGACCTTCAATAATATACAAGGGTCTTGCGCCCGTTTCTTGACAATGTGTTAAAAGCCGCAAACGCTGCTCTCTATAGCGCCCATCTTTGATAGACGCCTCTAAATCTGCTACCGTCTTTCGCTCTATAATAAGCCCACCTGGTAAAATATCCTCTCCTGAAAGCCCTATCCAAATATCACCAACAGGAAGATTCCTTGTGGTAATATTTTCTAAAAGTGGAATTAAATGACGCTCTCGCATATCACATACCCACATCCCTATTAAGAATATTCTATCCGGTTTAGACGGTCAATACCAGTTCTGTTTTGGCTCCGTTGGCGCAAACACGCGTTCTAGACCAGGTGTCCAAGCTGTATACTGCCATGAGTTCGCCGAGCCTTGACCACCCCCGTAAAACTGGTCCCTAGAGGACGTGGTGAGTTCATTCACACCGGAAACAACGGGAACAACACCTTCGCCCGTGCTCGTATTGGCCCCCTGTAGAGCCACACCCTCCTCATCCTCATATACGATTTTCTCGTTCTTCCGTCTTGTCCCAACAATCTCATATACGTTTGTACCGTCCTTGTGTTTTACAACAGGTATCAGACCTTTCGCGTCATATATTTTCTTAATTAAGGTATTTGCATCGCGGTCATCGTACATTTGTGCCTTCGGAGGAAATTCAGGTCGATAGGTCTGAAGAATTTTTCGCTCCTCCTTCTCAATTTCACCCATGTCGGGGGGCTGCATCATGGAACCACTAATATTTTCATATGGTTTTGCATCATCCGGCACATCCTGTTTCGCATTCTGGAAAGATTCGCGATAGCCTGCTTGAAATTGGGATGACGATGGAGGGTATGTTGTCCAATGCATCGGATACTGGGACATTAGTTTATCTCTTAATTCCTTCTTTAAAACTCTGTCGGCTTCATTGGTATAAATTAGGTTGTATTCGTAATCGTCCAAATTCTGTATTGACTGTTGTTCATACGGAGGACTGAATACGGTCATTTCCACTTCTCCGGCACCAGGAAACATTGGTTTCTCTATATTATTGTTATCTGTCATATCCAATCCGAACCGGTTTGCTCGTGACGAGTCCTGTTTACACACACCCGTAGAGGGAGAATACTCGCCGCCACCCATCTCACAATTGACACGAGCCTGTATGTTTGTATCACCAGATACACAATTTCCATTGATATAGTTTCCTCCCATGAGTTTACATTGAACAGATGGAATAGAGCACCTTCCATTTTCCCATACGCCGCCAGCAGAACTCTCACAGATACGTTTATCTTCATCTCGAGGTATCAAGCAGGTTCCATTTCTGTATGATCCGCCTCTTGCAGCACATTCACGCTCATCAATACCTGGTTGGAAATATTCATAGAGATAGTATTGATTATTAAAATAGAAGAACAGATATAGTATTATTGCTATTGTAATTAATGTTGACAATGTATTTGTTAATGACACCATCTATCTTTATACAATATAATCTGCGTACAAAGAAGAATGGTTGCTAAAAAGGGGGCGAAAACGAGCAAATTAAAAAAAACAAGCAACAGTGTTGATGTAACAAGTGCCGAACACATACCTCAATTAGTAGAGCTTTTGGAAAAAAATAAAAATAAACTTATTGTTGTTCTCATTTGGGCGAATTATTGCGGACATTGTCATACATACAAGGAGCAGGTATGGAACAAACTTCTCAAAGAAAGGGGGCGCAAAGCAGGTATGGCCAGCATTCATTATGACCAGTTAGAAACAACCCCACCCGAAATTCCTAAAAATGTTTCCGGATATCCTACCGTACTTTTTTTAGGAAAAAATAATGTACCTATGAAATTCAAAAACGGGGAAACAGAGTACCCAGACTCAAGAAATCCTACTAAAATGAGATCAATTATAACTTCAGAGAATCCGGGAACTTTATTAAATGATAATAACACACCCAAACTTTCCGATGACGCAGAAGGACTCGCCTCATTAACAAATCCAAAAAGGGTATTGGCAAGTATTAATTCAAAAGAGAAACCTCCTATTTTTAGAACTCCAAATCCATATGGTGATATATTAAATTCACAAAGAACAGATTCAAAAAATTCTGCCTATAATAGCCCGAAGCAAAGAGGGGGGTTGTATAGAGCACTTTTAAGTATGTTATCATTAAAGGAGCATACACGCTCTTCAAAGGCAAAACGGGGTTTACAAACAAAGCGTATTAGACGCTAGAGGCCATTTCTAACTTGTACCGGCATGTGCCAAAGTTACGTACACCCTCGGGGTGTACCGGCATGTGGGCTAAGTTAGGAACACCCTTGTGCTGTACCTAACTTAGCCCACATGCCTACAGTAGTGATGTAGGCATACAATAAGTACCCCCTTTATGGGGTACTTATTGTATGCCTACATCACGTTATATTTGTGCTATCAAATATATACCGAATGTGTATATAGATGTCGGAATCAGATATTCCTGTTAAAAAAAATGTACGCGTTCCGCCGAAAAGGGGAGTAGCATTCAAAGGGAATCGGCGACCGGTTGAAGTTCTACCTGCAGAATTGCGAGTAGAAGAGCGCAAGCAGGCGGACGTGAAGGCAGAAAGAGTTGCTTCTATGTTTAATATACCTGGAATGGGGGCTACCCATACGTTCAAGGCGTCTGCGTCTAGTAAAACTAAGAAGGTAGTTCCAATAGAGGTAAAGGCGACTGACGTTGCGCTGCAAGAACCCCTTTCAGAATTAGAGCCGCCGGCACCTCCTTCCGTTGCAAAACTAGTAAAAGAACTTGCGCTGGAAGAAATTCCGACCACAGACTTTACTGGAGAGTTGAAAGAAATGGGTGACTTGATTCGCGCAGAAGAGAAAAAAAACCCGTATGAAAATCCCGATGGACCAAAGGGCTATATTCCTCAAACGCGGCGGGCCTTTTCGGAATTCATCAAGGAGAATTACGACAGATTTATGCTCTCACCGGATATAAAAACTGCGCCAGGAGATAAGTATCCCTATCAGAAATTCGTGCGTGAGTATATGCGAAATGATAGTCCGTACAGGGGTATATTGACATATCATGGACTCGGCTCGGGCAAAACATGCACTGCAATTGCAACTGCAGAGGCCCTATACGCAACGGCGAATAAGAAGATTATTGTCATGACGCCATTTTCACTCCGTAAAAATTTCCTAAAGGAAGTGAGTTCCTGTGGATTTCGCCACTTTCGCCTGAAAAACTATTGGGTTTCCTATGCAATATCTGACCCCATTGTTACACCCTTTGCGACAAGCGTGCTTGGAATTCCAGAATCGTATTTACGGAGTGTAAAAAACATATGGGTTCCGGACTTCCGAAAGAGTGGGGAGGAGGCGAATTATGCAACTCTTACGGCTGACCAGCAGACCGAAATTCGAAAACAGATTCTCTCCATTCTTGTCTGGGATGAAAAAAAGAACCCTCACGGAAGAATTCGCTTCATAAACTACAACGGAATTTCTGCAAAGCGGCTTCAGGCGATGGCCTGTCATAAACCATTTTGCGAATTTTTTGATGATTCAGTTATTATCATAGATGAAATACACAACTTAATTCGACTCATGCAGGGAACAATAGACCCCTATCTTATTAAAGTACCCGGATTGCGTCGGCTTATTCCCATAGAGGAAATTACACCTGAACACTGGAGTCCGAAACTCTGTGTCGAAGGTACGAAGACCTATATGAGAGGGTATATGTTTTACCGACTCCTTTTAGCTGCGCAGAATTCCAAAATTGTTGGTTTGAGCGGGACACCACTTATAAATTTCCCAGAAGAATTGGGAATTCTTGCAAACGTTCTACACGGATATATTCCAACAATTGAATTCACAATTACGGAAACAGGCAATGTCTCTCAAAAAAAGGCACAGGATGTTTCTCTGCGCTTCCTCTACTCGGACTACGTGGAGGTAAAACACGATCCGCGCGGTTTGGGAACAAAAGTGATGATTACACTACTTCCACAGGGAATTCGGAAATTAGAGGATGGTAGTGGCGTAGAGCGTATTCCTGAAGAGGAGGACGTTCCTAAACTTGCGCTGATTCTTGAAGAACTCAAAGGAGCTTTTACAGCGGCTGGCCTACAAATTGCGGGCGTTCCCATAATGAAGGCACAGTCACTTCTTCCTCCGTTCGGCCAAGACTTCTTTAAGAGTTTTTTAAAGGCGGACGGGTCAGGTTTGAACGAAACAACAAAAATTGTTCTTGTAAAGCGATTAACAGGGTTGATTTCTTACTACAAGGGCAGCAACGAGCAACTCATGCCTCGGGTAGAAAGTGATGAAGTTGTTCGTGTGCCCATGAGCGCGTATAGTCAACACATGTACATGAAAGAGCGTGAGGGAGAGATTTCCAAGGAGGCAAAAAAGAAAACGACGGGTGGACTTGGGGGTGTATGGGGAGAGGTCTATGAGGTCGGTGGAGAGAGCCAGACGAGTAATTATAAGATGGCCTCTCGTCAAGCATGTAATTTCACATTTCCTTCCGATGTTGCGCGACCCAAGCCAAACAAAAAGGAACAGACAGCAGAAGCAAAGCGCGGCAATAAAACGGGGGATATTTTGGACACTGCACCCGATACGACAGAAGCGAAGGGCGCAGAGGAATTTCCAGAATTGGAAGCAGAAGGAATTGCGGAGGATGCTGAGGCAGCGGCTGTAGCGGAGGAGGATGATGCAATTCGTGAAGGCATTTTTAAAGATGCAGATGCTGCCGAGGAGGAAACTACAGTGGCCGGACCCGCAATAAAAGCCGCAAGAGCTGCGGCGGCTCCTGCGGCGGCTCCTGCACTTACTCCCATCCCTTTTTCAGTGAATACAGAGAACGAATATAAAATTCTGGACCCCTATTTTAAAGAGATGATTGAGATAGAGTACCCTATATACAAAAGTTCGGAAAACCAAAAGCATATTCAAGTGCATCAATACAAAACATTAATACATTTCTACGAATCTGTAAAGTACAGGGAAACTGATCCAGATTTGGAAAAGGAGATTCGTAACGCCGCAACTGCAGAAGAGGCTGTGGAATTGAGTAAGCAAAGAGGACGTAAAGATTCAGACGCAGAAACGCTGTTCATTATGAAATATGCTATAGAAACCTTTTATTCAAAAAAACATTCCATCGACATAAAGAGTCTGCTCGCATCTAGCAGGAATGCCCCACTTGTATATGCTTCTTCGGACGCATTTTGGGGAAATGGTCCTGATGAAAAGGGTGAAAACCATATTGGAAAAATTTGGATGGATGTGCGAGAGGAGAATAGGGGAAATGAGGATATGCCAGCGCTGAGTGGAGGTGACGAAGAACTAGATGATTTCAATGGAGGGGGGCCAGACAATTTGGAAGTGGAACCTACTGCAGCACCTGTAAAGAAATTCGTGCTTAAAAGACCAGGACTTGCCGATTTGATGGCCAAGAAATCCGCAGAATTTAAGACAAAGTGTGAAACGGGGCAACAGCCCGGCGAAAAGTATCAAGATGCGACACAACGCGCGAAAGAGTGTCTGGAAACACTTGCGCGCGATAAAATGAAATTGGGGCCTGAGGGACTTTCTATCTACTCTCCAAAATTCGCAACGATGTTGACGAAAATTGGAGAAATTGCTGCAGAGCGCGGAAGTAGTCTCGTGTATTCGCAATTCTTGGATATGGAGGGGATCGGAATTTTCAAAATTGCGATGGATGTGAACGGTTATGCGCCAATTGAAATTATCAAAACCTCGACAGGTGTAAAATTCTCTGCGCGTACAGAGGAATCTCTTCGCAAGGGTCCAGGTGGCCAACCACGTTATATAACCTTTTCCGGTGGTGAGGAAGACGATGTGCGTCGTATATGTTTGGACATTTTCAACGCAAATTTTAACGAACTTCCAACCGACATCAAGTCTCTTCTTGTCGACGAAATGAAATACACCGATAATAAGAGCGGGCAACTTTGCCGCGTATTCTGTATAACCTCTGCGGGAGCAGAAGGCATTTCTCTAAAAAACGTGCGCGCCGTCCATATTATGGAACCCTATTGGAATGATGTGCGTCTGAAACAGGTAAAGGGGCGTGCAATCCGTATTGGCTCGCATTTAGAGTTGGAGGAATCGCAGCGGAATGTCGTAATATACACCTATCTCAGCGTATTCTCGCCTGAGGCTCAAATGGCAACTGCAGGAGAAGCGCGCATTGTTCCGAACATTCGGCAATTTGATAGGATAGAGCGAAAGGAGGCTTTGGCGCTCGGATTACCTATAGGGGAACGTGTGACAGAATACATTTTCACTACAGATGAGCGACTCTACATGATTTCTGAGCGAAAAAAACTCATTTTGAATTCATTGGAATCAGTAATGAAATCCGCCGCCGTGGACTGTGAGTTGAATATCAAAGAGAATAAGGACGGCTCATTTAAGTGTCTTCCTTTGCGGGGAAAAATCGGAGATTTCATGTATCACCCAAATTTGGAGGATGATATTCGTGAGTCGGCATCCAAATTTCAGGCGGCGCCGCCCGCGGAGGCGGCTCCTGCTGTTGCTGCAACTGCGGCTTCCGTGGTAAAACCTGCGGTCACATACATTAAACAGGAATACAAGGGGAAACCCTACATTTTCAAATATGTTCGTCCTGAGCCCACAGCCGTCGCGACTGGCTTTGAAATCTACGCAATAGATGATGTGGGTTTCAAGAAATTACTTGGACGCACGGGAGTTAGATTGCCCACGGAATTCGGCAAGGAGAAGCCTGGAAAGCCTGTGCAGTTTTTGTGAAGGTATGTTGTAAAATACCGCCAAGTACCAAAGTTAAGTACCCTTTAGGGGGTACTTATTTAATGCGCACATCACGGTTCCTAAGTTTGGCATACGTCGGTATTGGTCTAAACACCCACATACATTTCCCTATAGGGATGAGCGGAATCGCCAAAATATATATTCAAGGTGATTTAAAGCGCGGGGAGTCTGAATTCTACACATTACTCCCGGCGCTACTTTCTGCGGGATTTCAAAAGGACGACGTTATCTGTGTACCGTTTATGCGCCACGACGAACTTAAATCATCTTCTATATTTAATATTTACGACCCTTTTTTACCGAGAGGAAAACTGCCTCTACTTAACTGTAAGGGAACGCATCTGCCTCTAGACGACCTTATTCAGATATGTAGTTTTACGACCATTCTACAAAGTGCAGCGGAACTTGATTTGCGCGACGATGCAATCATTATAGTGTTGGATTCAAAAACAATTCCGAGAAGGGATTTTCATGGACGTTTGAAAAATCTTGTAGGAATGACTTGGGACTGCATTTCTCTTGCGTACTATCCGAATATTCTAAAAGAGGATGCATCTTATTTTGCCGACTCTGAAATTTGTGAACACGACCCTACAAGCCCTATGAGTTCTAGAGCCATTGCCCTTCGTCTTTCTTACGTGAAAAAAATCGTTAAAACAATTTTGCCGTTTCGCGAACCTCTGTGTCACGAACTCATATTCCAGACACTCATACATAACACACGAGCTCAATATGTATTTCCACCGATTTTTGATTCGCGTCTAAAAATTTGAATACAGTTGTGATACCCTTTTAGAGCATACATGTATTTAGATATCTATCCGCATTCTCACCTAGAACTTCTGGGAAGGAATGGAGATAATTCTATCGCTGTTACGCTGCTTATTCTGGGGCTGACCGCTGTCATAACCGTTACATGTTATCGGGTCGAATCTTTGTCGTAGAATCAAGGTCTCTTGTAATGACACGAAACACGAGTTGTACTTGGTGGCTCGTATTCAGAAGACGGCCTGTACTTACACCAGGAGTGACCGAAATAAAATCGCCTAGAGCTGTATTGAGCGCAACAGGAGTGGATAGACCCTTGTCTTTCAGATCGGAGTCGCTAAAGTTGTTGCGTATAATGATGAAATTGCTGTAGCCGAGTTTATTGGAGCCGTTGGTCCCGTCCTGGAAACTGGTGTATGTTGCGTCCAAACTCGCAGTAATCCTTGTTCCGAATGCGACGAGCTGGGATGAGACTGTATACGTCCCAACTCCACCAGGAGTTCCTGCGGTTTGTGCAGTAATCGTGCCAGTGGCTCCAGAAGTCATCCCCATACCTGTAGTAGTACCTACAGAAATCGTCCCTGAAATCATGGAAGCGACCGTGAGTATCGTGCCAGCACTGCCAGAGCCGTTAGATATACTACCGACAAACACGGCAACAGGCTGCGTGGATTGTCCAACGTCCACCACAACGTGCCCAGTGTCTCTCTGGAGGTAAGCCAAAAAGTCGGTTACCACTGGCGTTGTTCCTGAAACTGTTGTGGCCGTAATCGTCGTAGAGGTGACGACCTGTGACGTAGAAACTTGGTACACGGCTGTAGCACCAGACCCTGAAAGAAGTGATACAATCGTTCCTCCCGCTGGCGTATCCAAAGACATTCCAACGAAGATGGTTCCTGATGCAATTGCGGTAAGTGTCATAGTCGTCCCTGTAATACTTGCTGTAAATACTGCCTTGTAGGCGAGATTCTTTAGAACAATACGGTCACCCTGTGTCACGCTGAATTGGTTAAACCACTTCTTCGTCTGGATCCAGATATACTCGCCCGTCGTTTTGCTGGAAGCATCATTATAAAGAGAATTCGTAACAATTCCGGCTGTGACGTCCCCACCCCAAGCGAATCCAGTAGCCCCCGTCAACATAGACGACAAGACCACCCCACTAATGTCCAGCGCATCATTATCTGTCGTCACGAGAGTCCCATCCGGCCGCTGGATCTGAATAGATAGTTTGTTCAGCGTGCTCAGCGGAGTCGGCGCATACACCTTCTGGCACTTCAAGAATTTCGGAATGAGGCACGTGAATCCCTTGTTTTTCAGTAGGGTATCGGACGTCCAATACGCATCGTAGTTGATAACACCAAACGAGTTATTGACGCCGTCATTCGTGCCATAGTTGTTCGTATTGAGTTCGTCTATGCGCACCTGGAGATACGGGAATGAGAGGACGTTGATTATTTTAGAGGTGTCATAGGCCGTGGCTCCCGTCTTCAGAGACACCGTCTCCAGGCCCTCTGTGGCCATAATGGCCTTCACGAGTTCAATGCGCGTAATATTTTTAAATTTAATGTAGGTTGACGGGGACAGACCAAAACCCTGTCGATTATTGGCCGGGTCAAAATTCACGCTGAAGTTGTAACGATTCTCTATGGTGTTATTTACCCAATCACGGTCACCGCTGTAAATTATCAAGTTATACTCATTCTCTTTATACGCGATGAGGTCGCCCTGTGACTTGATAACATCCTGAGGAAGAGGAGGACGAGTCTGAAACGAGTTCGGCAAGGCTATTGTTGGATTTGCGTTTGGAATCGACGTGGGCAATATGGCCTGATTCCCCTTGTCGGATAAGTACAGCATTCTCGGATCCGGAGGCACGTCCCGCATAATTTGTCCCGCCGCTAGACGCGCTGCTGCGCGCTCCGCCTCGCGCGCATTCAGAGTTGCGGTATCTCTTAGAGCCGCCTCGCGCTGACCCGCACGGAACATATCATCCGACTGAATCATTTCCATTATTTCATTGGAATCATTGCGGCTCACCATAGCGACGTCAGTGGGTGCCAGAGTGGCCTGTGCCTCCTCTAAACGCCTAGCCTCCAATTCCCGCTGCTTCTTCAACTGCTCGTAGCGCTGTATAGACGGGACAGCATCTTTGTCCTCTAAACTGAGCTGGAATACAGGTGCGGCGGGGATTTTTGACTGTGACTCTTGACGCGCGACCTGTAACCTGTCAAACTGCGCATTTACATCTGCGCGCAACGGATCCGCCACAGAGGAATTCGCTGCGACCGAGGATGTCTGTTGCCTCCGAATATAACTCTGAAAATCTGGTACAACCGCTTTCAGAACCTCCGTATTCATATCCTGGAGCGACTTGTCTGAATCTGTCTTCTCGTACACTCGTTTCATATAAAATGTAATAGTATTGTTGAGACGTGTAGTTTCTTTTAAAGACAAGGCTGTCCCTAAACGACGCTGGAAGTCGTCCGTAAGTAACTTTTGCAGCAGAGCCTCATTCTTTTTTCCGAGGAACGCATTTTTCCCATTTACCCTAATATCTGCCATATGACTCTATACACTATTAGGATAAGTTTCTTATTGTTCAATCCGCAAAAATCCAAGTACGCAGTTCTAACATTCCCGCATCATTCGGCGTTGCCCTCGTAAATGTCACAAACTCGTCACCCATCAACATACGTATAATAAAATAAAGACAATAGACCCCACACTCTGTGTTCTTATATTGAACTCGGCGGGAGCTGTACATAAGAGGCATTTTACGAGCCGCATCTTGTTTAGATACCCAAGACATAAATGTAAGAATCTGTTTCGGGGGCTTCAGACCGTATGAATCAAAATACATACACCGATTTTTTTTCAAATCGACGAAGGTGGCGACCCAATGACTTCCAGATTTATAATGCGGATCCAGATTATAAATAACTCCCAACATATCCTTCTTATTTTTCGCTGCAGATTGTACACGATATTCACATATTTCATCCATTAAACACTTCGGAGCTGTACCTGGAGGTGTGTTGGGTTTCGGAGCTGCAAAATCTATCGGAAATGGTCCCATAAAGTCAAAATTTGGAAAAGCCTCCTCATATTGTTTCATTACACGTTCAATATCATTACTATCAAGCCACTTGTCATTATCCCCTTTCCAAGCATTTGGGTACATCGGGCGCAAATATTGTCTGAAAAGTGAATGCTTTTCTTCACGTGAAAGACGAAGTTTCATAAGAAATGAGTACTCATGTACTCCTTCCTCCATTTTTACATGCTTTTCAATATCCGAGCGAAGCGTTGACGGATTTTTTTCAGAATTTATGCCGTACATTTTAGCAACTTTTTTTAACGTTTCCACTGGAAGACATCCCCACTCAGGCCGAACATCACCAACCCGAGGATGACATTGTTGAGGACCCGGCATTGGAAAATTTTTATTGTTCCGACTATTGACCATCCTCTTATTTTCTAGGATATTTTATTTCTATTCTATTATTAATGAGCGCTACAGAATTGTTAATTCTTGTTGGACTTTCATGCTCTATAGGCGGTATTTTGATTGGTATGGTGTTATTACATGTGTTTAAGTCGAATGGTAATGAAACTCGTTTTATTTCTAATAGAACAGATAAATCAACGCTTTCTCTTACTATGCCTATATTGGTATTTTTATTTGGAGGGCTCGCGTTTACAGTTGGAATAGCTATTATACTTAGAACAAAAATAAAAAGCAATAAAGAAGAATCGAAAGATGGAATCAGATATGCAATCGGTACATCTTGGGGTCTATTTATGTTTTCTATAATAGCAATTTCTTATTTAGTAGAGGCTGCAAAAATATCAGCTGATTCTAAATTTTATTTAATTGCTTCACTTATTGTTTTGTATTTTGCTATATTGGCTATGATTTTAATATATTTTGATAGAATTTATAAATTACCAACAGAAATAGATAAAATAGATATGATGAAAACAAATAATACTTTTCTTATTATTTTTACTCTAATAGTACTATATGGAGTATTTGGAATTCTGTATATGTAATAACTTTCGCACATGCGGTCAACTTTTCCGAAATACGCTTGCGTTTTTTTTTTGATGGTATATTAGATAGAATGGCAGATGATAATAATGTAAACACTATTTCGTCATCCATAATAATTGGAATAACATGTGTTCTTATACTGACAATAGCGTCTACAATTTATTTGGGAGGCGGGATTGAAACAAATACGGCGAATTTTATTATTATACTCGGGTTCATACTTGTTGTTATTATGATAGCTATACCATTCGTACAGATTAATGTAGAAATCAACGGAGCGCCCGACAATAGAGAACATGTAAAAAATGGGGTATTAACTACAATTGGCTATACGACTGTACTTTTTATAGGGGTTTTAATAATTACATTGATGATTCTTCGTAAACATCCTGTATTAATAACAACATTTACATTTGTATTTACAATTCTTTCATTTTTAATAAGTTTGATTGTTTTAACAGTCTATACTTTAGATATTACTAAGATGCCATAAAGATTCCAAGTATTTTATGTTGAATACGATATTTTCCAATCCAGGTATCCGAGTTTTGATGAAGAAGAAAAGAAATACCTTGAATACGAATTGCTACACGAATCTTTTTTCCAGCCTCTAAACACCCCTTTTTTAAATTGACAGAACTCCACGAAGCATCGCTATAGAATGGAATTGTTTGCGTAATTTCACTTTGAACGGGACAATACAAATGAATTTCAGATCCCCGAATCATTTGTTGGAGCCCCGCATTTATATCTATGAATCCCTTTCTGTTTGGAAACCACGTTTTGTAATGTAATGCTACGGCTGAAACAAACATCTCTTGAATAGTTGTAAGTTTATAAGAAGTGGATGCAAAACCTTCCATTGAAAGAATTAATTGCCCGGTAACCTTATCAAAACTTTTGATACTCAATAGGGGGAGTAATATAGAAAGTGAAGGAAAATGTATATCGTTGTCTTTATAGGCGAGTGGAACAAGAGGTTTTGCTGTTTTTATTATGGAACCAAGTTGAATATTTTCTACTTGTAGGGTCTGTATAGGAATTAGCCACTCCATATCTAGATATAGAGTGGCTAAAGCCTTAAACGGACTTTTCTATACCGTGATGTGCATAAAATAAGTACCCCCTAAAGGGATACTTATTTTATGCGCAGATTACGGTACTTAAATTGAGTACTTGGCGCTAAATAGCACATTGCGCAGTTGTATAAATAATGATTCCCAAATAATCGGAATTCTATAACTCGGAATCGTGTAGCCCGCAGCAGTCGCTTCACACTTTGCTAAAATATTCAAACATTTCATACGCTGTAAATCGGTCAAACCCGGGTGTGAAATAATAACATCCATAATACAATGCACCGCCTCTATCCACCTATAGTTACGCATCAGAAGTTCATAGATAAAGTTCTTAATGAATTTAACGTCAGCGATTGTGGGGGGCGCACTATTTATCCAACGCTGAAAAAGAGTTTCGAAGATTTTGTACCAGTCTGCTGTTGCATCAGCCGACTTCGCAATATATTTCTCATAGGCAAAATCTGTTCCTGAAACAGGAATTTCTATAAACCAATCTCGCACCCGCTGTGCTACAGGAAACTCCGATGTTATCCACACAGAAATATCATGTTCATTCTGCTCTAAACACGATTGTAAAAGAATAACGGATTCGGAACTAAGAAGATGTGCGTGATATAAAACTAATATCCTCGCACTATGACCATTCTCACCCACGAGAACATGACTACCCTTTCCTAGGCTTGCGAAAATGGGTCTTAAAAATTGTTTATCCTGCATGGACATTCGCGCAATGTCAAAGCCAATGTGGACAAGCGATGATTCATATTGAATTTGACCAGATTCATCTGTTTCCTCTTCTGTCTCCTCGTAACCATTAATATTTTTCATTTGTATCGTATAAGAAATATTACGCGCGTCGGCGAGTTTTTTGAGTTCTGTCTGAAGAAGTTTACGCTTTCCTGTTCCAGGCATTCCTCTCCAACATATATTCAAACTATCCATTGAATGATAGAATAAATATTTCCTTAGATACTTGTAGGGATGCCGGTTCTATTGGATACACTTGTAGAAGAAGTTGGAGCTCTTACTAAAGAAACAAAACCCCTCTGGAGAAATTATACGCCTAATACAAATGATATGAAAAAAATGGAGGAAAATTCTCTTGCGAATAATACTTTTGATAAAGGCGCGTTAAAAAATATGGTGTGGACCAAATATAAACAGGGACATTATAAATGTATTGGAAAGGAGTGCGAATACGGTCGTGTGGTTGCGCTTTTAGATTCAGAGACGAAAATACCTTTAGATGATTGGGGGCTTATTTTTAAATGGTTCGGCAAGCCTAAAAATGGAGAAAAGTGGATTGTGTATTGGTTCGGCTCATATGTTAAACGTGAATTTCCAAAAAATGGCTTGCCAATGGGCCCTGAGCATGTGAACGGCGGCTACACCACTCGCTGCTCTTCTGAAGGAATTTTCATCTATCGCATAGAAGAGGCTACGCGCGTTCTCATTCACGAACTATTTCACGCTGCATGTTTGGATCCGGATCCTGCAACAACACCTGTGCCGATTTTGGAAGCCACTACCGAAACATGGGCGGAACTCCTTCTCATTGCATTTCGCTCAGGCGGAAATCGTGAAAAGGCTGCGATTCTTTGGAATGCGCAGAAAATCTGGATTCGAAATACAAATCAACGTGCAATGAGAGCACATTCTGTTCGAAATCAACGGGACTATGCGTGGAGATATTTAAACGGACGCACAGAAGTGTATACACGTTTGGGATTTTATTTGGGAAATGGGGTGACGAGTACGGTGGGAAACAGTTCACGGTTCACCACGAAGGAATTGGATGGATCTTAATAGGGGATGCTCAGGCAAGTATTTATATTTGCGCTTTTTGCATGCTTATTTTTAAGTCTTAAAATTTCATTAGATGGATTTTCGTATGCTTCCAATCCATGTGGCGGATTTAAGTCGTGTAGTAAATGTGCAAATGCGCCCGGATGCGGCTGGTGTCCAGATTTGAAACAGTGTCAGCCGATGGCACAAGATGGATTTCCTATACGGTCAAAGGACAACTCTACGGGTGATATGGACACATCGCCATATTTGACAGAGGCGCTACCTATCTTGGAGGACTGTCCCGCGAATTGCGAATTGACAGAATTGGGTAACTGTAATTGTATTGCGCCAAGTGTACTCAATTCATGTGATCCGGATTGTTATGCAGTGTATGATACAATTGGAAGCGGTTCATATGGGACTCAACTTGCGGGAACAAGTACAGGTTCTGGACTCAACTGCGTTTGTCCATATTCTTCTAAAATACCCGGTCCATACGCGCGTAGAGCGTTTTTAGATAAACTGAAGTATTTTGGACTAACAGAAAATTCGGATGTGATTGATGCAGCAAAAGGGGACGCAGTCGCAGAACTTGAGGCGCGTAAAGCACGAATTAAAATGTTACAGGCAAGCACAAGAGTCCATATATGTAGTCCACATACGTATATTATTGATTCGACAAAATGCTAAAAGGTCTGAGATTATCTGCACATCACGGTAGACCACAAAGTCATTTTCTAAACTTTACACTATTGAAGATTTAGACCAATGAACATTTGAAACGGGCACTTTTAGAATTTTTTTCTCCCGAATTCTTTTCCCGAAGTGCCGGTTTGAAATGTTCGGCGGTCTAAAATGGGACAAGACTACTATAAAAATATAAAATCATAATATATAGTCATGTGTTGGAATGAGCATATTTCCTTAAATACCTTTTTGTTTAGTAGTTTTGTATTATTACTTATTATTTATAACAATTTATTTACCAAATATAAAATTCAAGAACTGAACAATACTTTTCATTATCTATTCTTCGCATCTTTTATATTTATGCAACTCATAGAATTTTTTATTTGGAGAAATATCAATAACAAATTTTACAACAATATGTTTTCTATTATGGCGACGCTTTTATTATTATTACAACCAATTGCCAGTATTATGATTTTACAAAATGTAGAGTTGCGTAATTTATTATTAACATCATATTTATTATTTGCAACACCATATTCAATATATAAATTTTCTAATAAAAATATTCATTCAGTAATAGGTGAAAGTGGTCACTTAAGATGGAAATTTTTTGAAAGTAATCCAATTATTTTGTTAATATGGTTATTTTTCTTTTTATTCAGTTTTATTTATGAAAAACATTGGTTTGGAATTATATTTGCTATTTTTACGTTAATAATTACGTTTATAAATTACAATAATGACCACACAGTATGGAGTATGTGGTGTTGGAGTGTTAATTCTATTATGATTTATTATGCGAGTTACTTATTGATATATTTGCCATTTTTAGAAAAATCGAATATTTGTTAGTTTTGTTCCATTTTAGACCAGTGAACATTTGAATCCGGCAGTTCTTACCACCATTTTCGCTTAGAAAGTTCTTTCATTTCTTCTAACATCGCTTTTGTTTTCTCATCTTGTAGTCTATGAATTTCCTGTTGGAGTTTCCATTTTCATCCATTACATAGAGGTGGTAAGCACCAAAAGTCATAGCAACACCTGTATTCTTAAATCCAGTCCATATAACATCTTTTACTCTATCCATCTATTACTACATATCTACAAGATTTTATTAAATCAATTTTTATCGGGAGATGCCGGTTTGAAATGTTTATTGGTCTAAATCTTCAATGGTGTAAATCCCTCCTCCCCCCCTCATTTTCTTTTTTGTGTTTGTTTTTTGTTGCTCCAAACTCATTTTCTACCAAGTCACCCTACCCACTCTATTTGCTTAGGCCAGCATTACAATTTTTTAGGAATTTAAAATGCCTAAAAAATTGCGGCCCTCGCAGGTGTTGAACCTGCGACCTTCCGATTAACAGTCGGACGCTCTACCGCTGAGCTAGAGGACCAAATGCGGGGAGTGGGATTTGAACCCACGCGGATTTCTCCAAGGGATCTTAAGTCCCTCTCCTTGAACCGTACTCGGACATCCCCGCTAAGGGAATATTTTCTTGATGTTTAAGAACAGCAAGGACATCCCCACGAATGACTCTGCCGAGAATCGGACTCGGGTTTCCGGATTCAAAGTCCGACGTCTTTACCACTAGACCACAAAGTCGTTTTCTAAACTTTAAATCCCTCCTTTTCCCCCCTCATTTTCTTTTTGGTGTTTGTTTTTTGTTGCCCCCAACCTTATTTTCGGCCAAGTCACCCCACCCACTCTATTTGCTTAGGCGCTTGCATTAGGCACAACCGCCTTGACGTAGTGACGATTCAGGTAGCGCTGGAGATTGAAGTAAGTCAGTGAATCACCCTCCGGAATCTGCAGCAGCTTCTTCAGCGCGGCGTCGGGGGTGATGTCATGCTTGTTCTTCAGATTCTTCTCCTTCACGTAGCAATTCACACCCTTCGTCACCTCCGAGCGGCTCATCAGAGTCCCCTTAGGCTTGCTTAGAAAAGAGCACAGCTCATCGGTCACCTGCACAGGGCGCTCAAAGATAGAAGGCACACGAGGCTTCGCGTCGACACCCTCTACGCCCTCCTCAGTCTTGGACCGGCGGCGACGCTTACGGGCCTCCTTAATCTCCTTGTGTACACGCTTGTCGAGCTTCTTCACATCGGACACTAGGCCAGCCGCCAGCTCACGCAGAGAATTCAGGCGCGCCGCTAGAGACTTCAGGTCAGCCTCCAGCGTCGTTGCAGGGGTTACAGGCGCTGCAGCAGCCACCTGCTCTACGGGGGTCGTGGACACCACCACAGGCGCCGCAGCAGGCGCCGCCTTAGACGCCTTCTTTGACTTCGTCTCGCTGGTGACCACGGGTGCAGCAGGAGCCGCTGCGGGCGCCGCCGCAGCGGCCTTCTTCGCAACCTTTGCAGGAGCAGCGGGCTTGGAGGAGGAGGGAGCAGCAGGCATTATACCAGATACGGAGGAACTCTTAGCGGACATTTTACGCGTTCTACTGGATTATACTCATGCCGGACGTCAAATTTTTTTTATAGAGCTCGAAAAACAAAACAGAATTGCCCCTATTTTTACAGATCCCTCTTTTTTTTTGAAATATATCAAAACACTATAGAGTAGATGATATGATTTTTTTCTGGATTGAATATTTATACTTTTATATGAAATACCATATTTCCGGCCAATCAATAGGACGAATGAATAATCCCAGTGTACCGGAAAGGTTGATTCGTACCTGTTCCAATATAAAGAGTCGTAAATCACCGGATATTCAATGTAAAATGAGCGCAACACATGGTGACTTCTGTAACCGCCATTGGAAGCATCCTACACCATACATTGTAGTCACAACTACGACCTCGTATAAGACTCAGAATTTCTGTAGGGCTGCGACTACAATACAAAAATTCTGGAGAATCCGACTCCTGCGCACCATATTAAAATATCATGGGCCGGGAATTATTTCAAAGGAACGTAGTTGTAATCGCGAAGAGATATACAGTTTCGACCCAGTGGAGCAGATTCCAAAATTGTTTTTTTTCAGCTACATTGATTCCAAAGAAAATCTCTGGATTTTTGACATTCGTTCATTGGGGCAACTATTATCTATCGGCGAACTCAAACATAATCCGTATACTCGTGAACCTTTTCAAAAGCGGTTCATGGATGATGTAATTTATCGTCTTACGTGGCTTCGTAATCGCAAGTATTCCGTGTTGCACCCCACAGGAATTGAAATGACAGTGGAGCAAATATGGCGTCAAAGAATCCTGGACGTCTGTATGAAAATAGAATCGTTCGGATATTATGTTTCGTGTGATTGGTATACGTCGATGAGCATTGAAGACCATCAGGAGTTTTACCAAAAATTATATATGATATGGTTTGTTACTCTGGGACTCAGCCACGAACAACGTGAGGCAATTGTTCCTGGCTACAAAAGCCCAGATACGGTTCTGTTTCGTTATTCACCAGAGACTTTGAAGATACGGCGGGCTCGGTCAAAATCCTGGTGGGAAAAAATGAATCTGGGGATTATGGAAGCGCTTCTTACTCGCTCTCAAAGTAGAGAAAGTAACAAACTTGGTGCGATGTATTGTGTTATCGGTTTTGTCACCATCAATGAGAAGGCTGCGGAAGTGTTTCCGTGGTTCAGTGAAGCAGCCTAATCATCAAGAGGGATACGGTAAATGCTGGTACGCAATCGTCGTCGGCGTATCACCTGTATTATGTATACCCTGTCCCCTATAGACATTCGTGTCGCCCCGCTCTAGAAAGGGGGGGAAATACTTCACAGGGTCAGTAACTGCACACTCTTCTTTGTATCCCGTGGTGGATAAAACACTGTAGGGTGAGAACGGATATTTAGTACGGTCATATGTAGTAAATGTAGAAACGTAGATTCCAGGCAGGACGTCGGTACCCACATTGTCCGCACACATAGCACACCCTTGCGCTCTCTGTAGCACGTTGAGGTATTCCTTATTTGTCCCTTTGCCTTGACTCACGGCAAATGTAGATATTCCGTCAGCGTTAATGACGAGTTGCGGATCCTGAACTCTGGATGCCTGTGCTTGACGAATACCTGTCAGTTCGCTCGAATCCCGCACCTTAGACCTCGACACATATTTTGGGTTCTCATCCATTAGGCGGGCCAATCGTTCACTTTGTGACATTCCAACAAACATTTCTCTACACGATCCGCCGAAAAATAAAATTGAGAGGCTATACGTCCCCCTGTAGCATTAGACCGGAGAAAATGTCCAGCCCTGTAGCGCCTTCTGCTTTCAAGACGAGTAACGTAACCTTCTCTGCCGTAAAGATGCTGGAGTCTGGTGGCAAGCAGGCGTATGTGAACTACAATAGCGGCCCCCTGTTGATGCAGGTAGGCTCTCTAGAAACTCCCTTTGGGATGTCAGTATACGACAAGGTCAACCCTCCTAAGTATTCCGTCGAGCTCAATCTACGTGGCTACGACGACCCCGCAAACAATCCAAGTGTCGTAGCCATCTATGATGCTCTGACGCGTCTGGATGAGTTCATGGTAGAGCAAGGTGTCAAGAACAGTCGTCAATGGTTCAAGAGTGAGATGAGTCGCGACGTGGTCAGCGCACTCTACACACCGTCACTCCGCTTCGCTAAGGACCTAAATGGTGTTCGGAAACCGTATCCTCCGACGCTGAAGATTCAGTTGCGTAAGCGCGACGGCAAGTTTGATGTCGATGTCTACGACGCATCTCTGAACTCCATGAAGGGTACTCCCATTGAGGACATTCTGGTCAAGCGCGCACAGTTGACGGTCTTGATGAAGTGTACTGGTGTCTGGTTTGCTGGCGGCAAGTTCGGCCTGAGTTGGAAGGCTGAGCAGATTCGTGCCGACAAGGTCCCTACAACCATCCGCGGCCCGGCCTTCCTTCCTGATGAATCTGGGGGTGCGCACATCACGCCGGCTCGCAATCAGTTTGAGGCTCTTGCGGACGACGACGATGAGGAGGACGTGAATGATGAGGAGGCTCTCTCTCCCCCTGTAAAGGCTTCTAAGCCCGCACCGCCCGAGGAGGACGAGGAGGATGGTGTGCCAGAGGTGGTTTCTCCTGCAGCCGTACCGAAGAAGCTTACGACCGTCAAGAAGCTCGTGAAAAAGGCTGGCGCAAAGTGAATGGGGTCGACGACAATTCCCATAACGTCTAGTACTAAAGTTAAGTTCTTGGCGGCGATAGCGCTGATATAATTCTACCGTCTAGTAATTAAGCGCTATATTTTTTTATAGCAAGTCTAAAGTAACACAACTCATAAAATACAGATGGAAGTATTGAATATTTCAAGTACATCATTAACAACCTTCCCTCAAATACACCACACATCCTACAAAACAGTCAATGCTTCCTGGAATAAAATACGTGTTCTATGGGACGAGGAGTTGCCGCGAGAAATTCAGGAGTTGAATTTAGAGGGAAATTACTTGACATCGGATGGACTCTTACCCGTTTGGCCGAATACTATACAAATTTTGAATCTATGCAATAACCGTATAATGGATATCGGTTTTGTTGCGCGATGGCCAAGTGCACTCCGTGTTCTCAATCTATCATCCAATCACATTGCGCACACTCTAAGTTTCCGAAATTTTTCACGTAGTCTGGAGGAAGTTGATATATCCTTCTCGGAAGTTACATGTGTACTAGACTTTCCTCCAAATCTAAAAGTCTTTACAGCAATTTCAACGCCCCTCCAACAAATTCCCTCTAAGTGTCCAGATACGCTTGTAAAATTGATCGTGACACATGCTCGTCACCTACAGGGAATTCCCTCATACTTTGGAAATTCTCTAGAGGTTCTTGAATTACACAATGTACGATTGCGCAAATTTCCACGAAATTTACCAGACTCTCTGAAATTTCTCAACCTCTCTCGGAATTTTTTACAGGAATTTTGTGCGCGTGAAAAATTTCCTCCGAACCTGGAATTACTCCACATTGGAGATAACAGAATTATGGAAATTCCGAATTGGCTCCAACTCTTCACAAACCTTCGGTACACAATTCAGAATAATTTGCTCCTAGAAATTCCAAACTCGCGAAATTGTCTCATCGCCCATTCACAACTCATCGGGGAGAATTATATGGCCGCTGCGCGGCAAATACAACGTAAATGGCGAAAGTATAAAATGACTTCGCCGTTTCGTGTATGGTATCGCATTTCTAGGGTAAAGCAGGAATTGCTTGCGCTCGCAATGTGCCCCGAAAGGGCTGGGAAATTTGAGGACGTTTCTCCCGAATGGGGGATTACCGCTAAGTACTTAATTTGATAGGGGCTTTGCGCAGCCAAGTGATGAGGTCTAATTACTTGACTCTTATGGCTAGAACAAAAAGATTACGTTCTATACAGTAACGGCATGTGCCAAAGTTAGGTACACCCTTTGGGTGTACCTAACTTAGCCTACATGCCTACAGTAGCGATGTAGGCACAAAATAAGTACCCCCAAAGGGGGTACTTAACTTCCGCACATCGCGGTACATAGAATGAAAACCCAATTAACCAGTTCCTCTGCATGAACCACAGCCGTTGAAATCGTTCATACCTGCGTTCGGCTGTCCGCAGTAGCATCCCCCCATATTTCGCTGTGTAACCACAGTGAGTACCTGCGCTGTTGGCTGCTCTCTCCGAACAATAGACGCGCTTGTATTGGCGACATCCACATCCGTTTTCCAGGCATTCAAAGACATTGCATTACGGCGGCGAGTAAGTTCCGAAGCATCACGATTCGCAGGTGGCATTCTACTCTAGACTACCAAAAATATTGGTCACAATCACTTCGTATACCTTCAAATCGCGCAGGAGGACACGCCTCTCTTGTAGACGGTTTCGGAAGACTTGCATTCAAAATTTCTGTAGGTGTAGGAGCGCATCCGGGGGGGATAAACGGTATACCATTTGTATAATATCCACATGTACCTCCGACCTCCGTTCGCTTGTATGTAGCCAGTTTTTTCGCAATTCGCGCCGATTCAGAGGTCGGATATAACGGGTCGCGTTTTTTCACATTCGTCGCTCCAGGAAATGCGAGAGTCCCCCAAAAACGCGTGTCAGTCCTGTAGGCCTCCCACACACTATTCAAAAGTGGGACTCCCCGATTATTTGTAGAAGTAATTATGCTACCGTTGGGGATTGCCTGTGACTGAATCGTATACGTCCCTGTGCCCCCTGAGCCCGTTCCAAGCCCAATTATTGCGTTGGATATTTGATTGAACGTGAATATCATACCTATCGATATGAGTCCAGATTGGACTTGTGTCACAGTAAGTGTTTCAGAAACGACTCCATCGGTCCCACAAACGAATATCACTTCGTTTGTGGGTCTGACAGCACAGCAGTCTGTCGTATTTATTCGCCGAGAGAATTCCTTCGCACAACAGGGTGGCTGCTCTAGCGGCTCTGCAGGCTGAGTGTCATTGGTCGCGCAATTACAGGCGCGACGAATACCAGTATTTGGAAGATAACTGTTGCTCGGACAAGTATAGAAACTACTCATTCTATTCCACCCGCCTTTTCTTTCGCGATTCGCCCAATCTTTTCACGCAAGAGTGTTGAAAATCCTTTTTGATAGCCATGACAACTGATGGGAAAGGAGGGGATATTCGGGTCCTTATAAAGACGATTGCGCTCTGTGAGTTCTACCAGTTTATTTATACGACTCTCTATATTGGATATGTAGCGCCGGGCTGTTCCAGTAAAAATGGCTAACGAGTAATAGATTGTTATTAAGGTGTCAAGACTGCATATAGAAATACTACGGCCACCAACTACAGGAAAACTCAAATAGGAATGGCATGCAGTTTCTTCCAACAATAAAAATGCCGGAAGACCGTTATAGGAAATTTCCACGTAAGTTGGAACAATTTCCCCCTTTGCAGGATGTAAAAGGACGTTCGCAATACTACTACCACCAAGCAATTCCTGAATGGCCTTCGTATCTCCCCTTACATCCGAGGTAATAAACCCTAAAGGTCCCTTGAAGTCACTTATATCAAATACTGGGGTATTGGATTTTGCCTCTATAACCCGTTTATAAAAGGAATCGAGATTTCCTGTAAAAATGCTGCGCTGCTTCTCAATACAGTAGTCAAACACAGCAGCCTTCATATCCGCCGGTAAGACCGCATAGTTCACACGCCCCGTTTGTTTCCGTGTATGTCCAAGTGATTTTCGGGGAGGGAATACTGTATTGATAAGTTTCAGACGCTCATAGACTTTTTCCCAGCGTGCTACTTGACCCTTTGGGCGACTCAACTCCAAATACATCATCATCCGCAGAATTTCCGGGTCGGTATGATGTACACCCTTTCGAACAATAGACCTTTTTAATAGGACGTTAAATATTGGCTTAGATATATATGTTATGTCAGCAATTGGCGTGAAATTTACGAGAATTTTCTTAGTTCCCTCGTGAATTCCCACCTTATGATAAATTTCGGTGAAACCGGACTTGCGTAAGAGGGCAACGAGGTCTTCAATATCCTCCTCCATTTCGGGTGTGAAAAAATCGTAGTCGGGTAGGTCCAATTCTGGATTGTAGAATTGTTTTGATGGGGGTAGAATTGCGTTCATGGCAGTTCCACCATAACATACACGTTTTTTTGCCTTTAAGAACTGCTCAACGACTTTGAGAGCCTTTATGAGTTCTGGATTGTGCGCAGACTCGTACTTTTGACGCTCAGAAGCCTTTTCAACTGCCGCAGTAAGACGACGTTTCACACGGACAATGATTGGACTCTCCTTTAAATATTTCAAATCTTCTTCCATTCAGAAGATGCCTATCAGTAACTTAGTTTAAAATGTTCGGAGGAGGGGTATAACCAGTAACTGCTGTCATAGATGATTGTAACATTACTGGTTTCATTCTAAAAAATGTATTACCTTGCCATAATACGAGTTGTGAGTGTATATCGGGCCCTGAATTACCAAAAATATTCATAGGAACTGTATTTACTCCTGCAGTTTCCAGTAATGTATTAATTTCTGTCTGTGTTACTTGTTCCCTTTGTCCAGGCATTGCTATTACAAACCGGTTCTTTCCTTTCATGGCGAAATCAATTTTTTCTTTATTCGGAACGCCTTGTGTATGTTTCATCTTTTTAAACTGTTTGAAAGGAACTATGACGGCATATGCTGTCTGGGGCGCAACGGTGGTTACACCAAAAGAATCTTTCGAATTATCTAAATAGACTCTCATACAGGTCATATAGTCCAAATCTTGATTTAAGTCAATGGGTGCTATAGAAAGTTTTGCAGCGTTTCTAAAAATCAATGTATCTGCATTTGTCCATAAAAGAATCTTTCCCTCAAAATTTGAAAGCGGTGAATAAAGGAGTACTCGCTCGTTCTTTTGACGAGTAAAATCCGTAGATTCGTGTCTATGAAGAATGAGTGATTGTATTGGCATTAACGCAGTAGCAACATCCATCATGTACTTCAAATACCTATCAGGGTTCGCAATAATATTTGGCGTACGGACAAAATGAAGGTAGAGAATGAGGGGTTGTGTGTGTGAGGGAAAATCTGTATTGAAGGCGTAGGTCGACATTTGTTTTGCGATGTCAGCAATGGATGCACCATTATTACCTATGAGATTTCCATTGTCATCACGATACAGAAGCGTTGGTGTGTTTATCGGATCAAACCCAGAACCACTTGGAGCATTTTCCAAATAGTCTATTTGTAAGACAAAGAACCGGACACCCTCTCTAATGGCATTTATTATGGCCCTATCTGTCTCAAAGGTACCGCCTCTTTCTGTGGGGCCAATATACCCTGTTTGTTTTATGGAAACGGGTTGAATATTCACAAGAGTGACTTGTTCGGAATCTATCGGACCCTCTGCGACAGCCGTTTTATCAGCAAACGGTTCCTCCAGTTCCTCGTCCTTTTTGCTCGTGAAACTCTCTCGGATTTTATTTGTAAAACTCTCGGCGATTTTTCCGATGAAACTATCCAGCTCAGGCGTGGTCTTTATTATAATTATCGTAGCGGCAAAAAAGAATAACGCGGTCCAACCCATACGGAAGATCATGAGTGATTTACGACCTATTACATAATTTTTTTTTCCTTTATCATCATTTTCGGATGCCCTTTTGTTTTGAAGGGATTTTTTATCTATTATACCGATATTTTTAAGTAGAAGAATAATGGGAAACGTATTAATTAATGTATTCAAAAGGGAATCGTTGGCCCTATTTATTTCTATTTCATTTTTACCCTTCCACATTCTCGAACCTTGAATGACTATAAGAAATAAGGGAACACCAATTAGTATATATTTTCTGGCCCATATATAAGCTCCAATCTGATACTTTGATTTGATGGATGCCTCAAATGTTTCCACAAGGAATAATATTAGTATAAAAAGCTCTGTCAAAACAGCCACGCCGAATGCGATCATAGGTAAACTAGGCCCACCAATGTTGTTATCTGATTTTTCGAAGAAATAAACCTGTTTTATTCCTATTAACCATATAATAATCCATATGGCCACACCGGTTATAATCCACAAGGAACAAACTTCCACCCATCGCAAAAGTGTCCTTAACGGTGTTATTTTATCCGTCTTATAAAGTGTGACTCCAATAATAATAATGGACAATGTTATCGCAAAAAGTATATACTTTTGGTATAACTTATATGCGATACCCATTATAATAGTAATTAGAGCGGCGAGAATCCCCCCTATAACAATTGTTGTGGCACCCAGTTGCGACATTCCAGACGGACTTAAAGAATTTGGTAACGGAATGCCTATTGAGCGCATCGTATTCTGTATTTCTGTTACTAACCAGTCGGGAGCCATACCAAAAAACGCTGCATTGATTGCTAATCTTTCTGCAGTATTGTTTGCACTGTCTATTCCACTTGATATAAAATCCAAGTTCGGTAAGCTCGGTAAGAAATTCATCTAGTGATTGGTTATATACTTATTTACGAACTCAGAGCGGCTGAGAATCTCTATGGAGCCGTATTTGGCTGCCTTTTTTACCTTTTCGGAGTCGGCCTTATCCCCATCTGGAATAACAAGGACGCCGAGCGTCTGTGTAACGGTGGCGGCAATTTCAAAGCCCCGCTGTTGCGCTGCGCGCTCTAGTTCCTTATTACGGAATCCAGTGAAACAGAGGCGTACGGAGGGGGCTGTGGCGGCTGCGAATCCAAGAATCGGATACGGAATCCAGAATATTTCAGCCGCTCGCCAGCGTTCGTAATTAGGATATTCGCGCTGGAATTCACGGAACGAGTCCAGTGTCCATCCTGTAGGGACTTTCGTAGCGGTAGCCCAGTCTCTCGGATCCGGGTACATTCCAAAAACGGCCTTTAGTTTCGATTCACCGACTCCTCTTGGAAGAACACTACTGCTCAAGAGGAAATCCAACTCTGAGGCGGCGGACATGCGACCCCTTAGAGTCGCATAGACACTCTCGCCCGTTTTGGGGCCCAAAAGGGCTCCAAGCGTGCGCGCCGTCGCCTTCCAAAGCGCAGCGGGGCCGTCTATGGCAGCCTTGACAAGGAGCTTACAATTCGCCGGGCCTAGCCCAGCGATGTCGTGGGTCTTTGCGAAGTGTAGAAGTTGCGACGTGGTCTGTTCTGCACTCGCCTTTTTGGAAACAATATGGGTGGCGGTAGTGGGGTCTTGTGCCGCCCAGGCCCACGACGCAGGATCCGCAGGTAGCGCAGGGGTCTCTGCAGGAAATAGTACAGAGTCCAGTGTTGGAATCACGTCTCCGCTCCTACGGATTTTCACACGCGCACCGGGACCGAGAGCCTTGTCAATGACAGTTCTCGCATTATGGGCCGTACAGAATTCTATGGATGCGCCCCCGATTTTCACGGGGTCAAATCGGAGACGAGGAATGAGATAGCCCTGTGCAGAGGGTGTCCAAAGGACCTCCCGCACTGTTGTTAGAGCCGACTGGTCCGCCGCGGGCATCTTGAACGCCACACAGTCTTTCGGATTCTGTAGGGTCGTAGCCTTTAGAGGGGGTGCATTTGCGCCAACGACAATGCCGTCGGTCTCGTATGGCGAGCACTCACGCCGCTCTCGGAAAGCCTCGCAACACGCCTCTTCGGTGAGAGCCGTCGTCGCCTTCCACCACGGCGTCTCAAAGCCACGAGCGGCCAACCATTTCATTTGGGACTCACGCCCCATCTCGGCCGGCGAGACCACTTCATAGGCGATAAAACGGATCTTGGCCAACTCTTCTTTCGGTGGGGTCTTCTGATGAAGAAGGCCGTTCACGGTGGCTCTTGCGCCTTTGGCCCTCGGCAAAATGAGCTCGCCACGAATCGCCCAGTTATCCGCAGAGGCCACAAGTCCCTGAATGTGGCCCGCAAGATGCGAGACGGTCTGGCCTACACGTCCATCCCCACGTAGATAGAGTGCCCTCTTTGAAGGACACCAGAGCGCACTCAGCCCGTCCAGCTTCTCAGATATGACCGTGTTTGCATAACGCAATAGAAAGCGTGTTAGGACGCCCTGGCCGGGTTTGATTTTATCTAAGGACGGCATAAAATGGGGGAGTTCTACTGCGCCCTCGGCGGGTGGAGGAGCGCCAACGGTGGACAAGAAGGGGTGGTTCGGCTCCAGCCCCTGTAGTTGCGCAAGAAGCGCATCAAACGACTCGTCGTCCATCAAGAGCGGTCCACCATTGTAGTACGCTCTAGAAGCACGTTCCAGCAAGTCTACGATTTTCTGGAGGGATGGGGGACTCTGCGTCATGTATGGTTATCGTGTCAGGATTTTAGATGCTCAGCGTCAATTGTAAACGTCCCTCTTCCAATACATATCACTATAATGCTTTCCAATACGACTCTGCTTTTGCTCCATTCTGTATTCATCATATTCCTTTAAAATGGTTTTTCCCTTATAAGTAATAGAGCGGTCCATAAAAAGTGAAACTTTGTGTGTTAACGGAAGACTACTTATGTATTTAGAGCCGTTCTGTCCTTGAAGAATTCTCCCTAAAAGGCATGGTCCAGTTATATCCAACGGATTTTCCCTGTAAAGTTTATGTTTACACGATTCAACAATATTGTTAATACACAATCTAAAAATTTCATTTTTTGGCGGCGAAATCAAGAATGCGTTGTATATACAGTACTTTCCGAGGTCTTTTACAAACACCGTCGGGTTCTCATCAATAATGCGGATTAGCGGCACGGTCGAATAGTATTTTATGTCGAGGTAGACTCCCCCGAGTTTATAGAGAATACAGTAGCGCCAGAGGTCGGACTTGTAGGCACCGGGTTTCAGCGTGTGGAAGGCCTCTAAAACGTCCTTGTCGTAATTGTCCGCAATGAAGGCCGCGCACTCTTCGTCCGAATACAGATAATAGTCAAATTCCGGATTGGTATCTAGAAGCCGTAAAATATTATCTCGCATCCCTTTCGGGACCTCGTGGGTCTTCCACGATTCATATATGACAAGTGGGACGCCGTTCCTCACTTGTTCCTCCTGCATGGAACGGCGAGGGACGTAGTGCGGGAAATGATAGAGTTGTATGGGCTTTTTCTCTTCCTGATCCCTATTGTATTTATACAGGAACCATGCGGCCACCGGTAAACCTACGGCGACCAATATAAATATATATATACGTTTCATACCTATTCTGTAGGAAGTTTATTGATAAACATCCCTTTTCGCGTATAATACAGAATAATGCCGATTATTATCTCGTTTAAATATGCGCCCCTGCTCTTCCCGATATGTTTCATACTGTCGTAATATTACATTACCCTTATAATGTATAGTATCATATATATTATTATAGTGAAATGGGCTCTTTTTGATAAAATCGGGCGAATACGTTTTATCCATTATTCTACCTAACATACATGGGCCGGTAATGTCTATATTATTTTTTCTATACAGACGATTTTTACACGATTCTACGATTTCATCAATACATAGTTTAAAGACTTCATTTTTGGGTGGTGAAATCATAAATCCGTTATAAATACAATCTGCTCCAAAAAGGTCGTACGTTACTCTCCACGCAATAGTGTCCCTCACGTACACCATCGGATTCTCATCAATCACGCCAATAAGCGGTACAGTAGAATAGTATTTTATGTCGAGGTAGACTCCCCCAAGTTTGTAGAGAACACAGTAGCGCCAGAGGTCAGACTTATAGGCACCAGGCTTCAGCGTGTGGAAGGCCTCTAAAACGTCCTTGTCGTAATTATCGGCGATGAAGGCCGCACATTCTTCGTCCGAATAGAGATAATAGTCGAATTCCGGGTTCGTCTCCAGAAGTCGTAAAATATTATCCCGCATTCCTTTCGGGACCTCGTGCGACTTCCACGATTCGTATATGACGAGGGGGACGCCGTTCCTGACTTCCTCTTCTTGTCTGGAACGGCGAGGAATATGGTGCGGGAAATCATAGAGTTTTATCACCTTTTGTTCACCATCTTTGTTGTATCTTTCTAGGAACCATACGGCCGTAAATATAATTATTATCATCAATAAAAAAATATATACTGTTTTCATACCTATCTATCAGTTACATTAATTATAAATATCGTGTTTTAAATATAAAATAGAATAATGGGAGTTTTTACTCGTTCTAGTTTGCTCACTCCTATAAGATGTATATCCCTTTAAAATGATTGTATCGCCATAACTAATAGACGGCCCATGAATAAATGAACTTGTATATGTGAATTTGCTATTTTTATAATATTCGGATGTGTATTCCTCTTCAATAATACGACCTAACATGCACGGGCCTGTTACATCTAAAATATTTCTATTATAGGACCGTTGTTTATAAGATTTAACGATATCATCAATACAACGTTTGAATATTTCATTTCTGGGAGGAGAAACCATAAATGCGTTGTTGAAACATTTTTGGAATGAAAAATCGCCAGAAATTGCCTGAAACAAGTATGAATCCGCATCTCTCACAAAGATAGTCTGATTTTCATCAATAATATTAATAAGCGGTACAGTAGAATAGTATTTTATGTCCAGGTAGACTCCCCCGAGTTTATAGAGAATACAGTAGCGCCAAAGGTCAGACTTGAATGCTCCAGGTTTCAGCGCGTGGAACGCAGCCAGAACGTCCTTGTCATAATTATCCGCAATAAAGGCTGCGCAATCTTCATGCGAATACAAATAATAATCAAATTCCTGATTGGTGTCCAGAAGCCGTAAAATATTGTCCCGCATTCCTTTCGGCACCTGATGTGTCATCCAGGATTCATATATGACGAGAGGAACGCCGTTCCTGACTTCCTCTTCCTGCTTGGAGCGCCGAGGAATATGGTGCGGGAAATCAAACAGCTCTACAGGCTGTTCGGCAGACTGCTTACGCCTATAGAGTTGGAGGAGGACGAGGGACAGTATTATTGTCGATATAAGCAATACCACGTTATATGACGTGATACGCATCCTGAATTACGGTCAGAAAAATAAAATTGAGCGGCAGGCCGCCCCCACCGATATTCAAGTAAAGAGGATGTCTTCTGTGTCTTGCCCTATTGAACTCCGCTTTATCAAGCACGCCCCCACCACTCCGCAGGAGGATGAGATTATTCGTATCACACCGCATATGGTGGACGGAAAGCCTGGGTTTATGTGGCGCTACCTATATGAGTCTAAACAAACAGCCAACGTCTGTATTTTAAAGGATGAGTTCTTTCTCTTTGAGAAACTTCGCACTCTGAAGGAACTGATTGCGTGGGACGCAGACCCGTACGCCTCCGTCCAGATTCTTCTTCCCACAACTCCCTCCGTGCTCTTGCGCGCCTCCGATTTCTCTGAGGCCTTCGATAATGTGTGTGACTCAATTCGCAGCGCTATTCGCCATTGGCCTGTAATGATGAATGTCAATGATGCAAAGAAGATGGCTGCTACTGGTCAGCAAAGTTTGCAGGATTCGTCAGGGTCCTACACTCGTTCCGGATGCTCCTATAGCACACCTAAAAAGGTGACAAACGTGTCGGATGATGCATCAACTGGTCCTCCACCTCTAGTTCGGATGCGTAGGTCAAGTTGCTCTGCAGCGGCTGGGCTCACTGGTGCGCCCGGAGCAAATCTGAATACGAGTTACTATTCTTACTTCGGGAAGTCACATCCGACTAGGGAAGACTCTCCCTGGGAGGTATAGAGTTGATACAGCGCTACTTAACTTCAGCACATCACGGTAAACCAACAAACATTTCAAAATGTTCAGCAATCTAAATAGATGAGTGGGTTTCAGGCCGACGCAATTCGTACACTTTTACGAGGGTTCAAAGAGGGAAATATCGCCGACGAGTTTATGCGTTATGTTAGGGGCTTAGAAGAGAGTTTTGCGGAGTCCATGGATATTGAGGCATTCATCATGGGCGTTCGCTGCTTTTTTTCTTGGCACGGGATCGAAGGATTTGATAAGAAAACGAATGAACATGAGCGAGTACAAGCCGCTTGGTATACACAGAATGAGGGAGTGTATACGAAATGGCTGGAGAGTGGACAGGATGACACGAAACAGTTGATGTGGGCGAAATGGACGTTCCAGGCGAAGACGTCCATTTTTGAGGAGTGGCTGCATATTCGGCACAACCTCCCGAAAAAATAGGCAGTTCTTTCTACGATTTAATGGCAAATGCCGGTACGAATTACCGCCGAACATTTGAAACCGGTATTTTTTCCTTTTATCGGGAGATGCCGGTTTCAAATATTCATTGGTCTAAAATCTCCCTATATGATGCGGAAATATCGAACATGTTATAATAACTCCCACACTGATAATAGCACATACAATCATCTTTATATGTTTCCGGTTGCCGGACACAAAAAGTATACCCTCTTCTATCATAGCCCACACGGACACCCACCAAAGAATAACGAGTACACTGGTACTTATATGAATACTAAGGTCAGTACTCATCCTTTTATAAGTATACATATTTTAGAGCACAGAATATTCTGAAGTATTCGTTGGTCTACCGAGATGTGCTGCTCAAGGCTCCTATAATTTCACGCACCAAAATCCTCTCCTTATCCAAGTCACTCTGCATCCGGTCTAAATCTCCGCGAACGTCCAATAAAATCCCCTCGACTTCTTCCCATAGAACTTTATAATCTTTTGCTACAATGGCTTTACAGCGGCGTATGGCTTGCATAGCGATTGCATGCGCCTCCTCATCTGCAGGAGTTGCCATGAATTTCTTAATAGCATTTTCAAGGCGTTCAAAAAAATAGTTGTCCATGTTACACTATATTTCTCTGCGCGAAAAACTTTTAGGCATTATTATAAGCACCTTTAATAAATGGAAATCGCAACAACATCTGGGCAAGAAATTTTATTGCCTGAATCAAATCGGAAGACTAGACGTGAGCGCAAAATCACAGTAGAAGTGAATAGCCAAGACAGGAGTCGCACACAGTCTTTCTATAGCAACAATTTTCGCTGGAATTTCCGTCGACCTCTCAAAGACGTTGTGGCAATTGAACTCGTGTCTGGGTCCATTCCTGCAGACCTCTACAATATAACGCCAGATTGGAATAATTTCATGTTTGCGGAAGGGACTGGCGCCAAAGTCAAAGTGACTCTTACACCAGGTCAGTATACGTCGGCCGAGATTGCGGCCGAACTTCAGACCCGGTTGAACGCGATTCCAGGAAAAGTCAATACGTATACAGTGGCCCACAGCGCCACAACGAAGCGTCTGACCATTTCGGGGACCATGTCGACGACATTTACTTTCTTCTTCCAAACAGGTCTCCCCTATGTGGATACCATCAATAGCACAACCGGCGTCGTAGAAAATATTCTGTGTCCGGCGAAGTTGCTCGGATTTGATTTCTACGACTATACGAGCGTAGTGTCGGGGTTAACAACTGTGTTTTCGCCGCCCAATAGGGTTGACATGGACTACTGTATCAAGCGTATCTACCTCTACATCAATGCGGACTCGTCCAAGGAACTTACTCGGATTGAAATGGGTGCTGGGCGCCATGACTGTTTCCATATTATTTATCTTCCAGAGATTCGCGACGGATTCCATAATCTCAATCGGGAACTTTATACACCGATATATTATTCGGCGCCTGCTCCCATCTCGCGTATATCAGCACTGACAATAAGCATCCGGGACGAATTTTATCGGCTGATTGACCTCGGCGGACATGAGTTCAATCTCATTTTTGAGTTTACCGTGCTTGATTAGGTTGAATGCAGCGTGAAACCGGCATTAAGGGGACCGGAGAAATCGGCTTTCTTTTTGAAGAATTGGTGGGTACGACTCTAAAGAAACTTGCAGAGCCGATGAAACAACTCGGATGGAAATTTGCACTCTTGACCGAACAGGAAATTCGTGATCGGTTTGGAGAGCAGTCCTTAAACGGTGTGGACCACATGTTGGAAGTGGAGACGGCGTCCGGCGTGACCGTATTTCTTCTCCAAGAAAAGTGGAAGATTCTCACGAATCAGCGGGAAGTTTCGCAATTCCTCGACTGCTGTGCTCGAATACTCACCCGAATCCCTACAGGGCGTAGGCGCACAGTCCATCGTCTCTGGGTCACTCGTTCACAGCCTTCTGAAAACGGTGAGAAGTCGTTGCGTGAGGGTGGGGCACATATTATACAATGTATGACGTCACAATCCCTTCTTGCACAAATCACAGGTCAATACATCTGTGAACTTCTCGGACATCGGGAAATTGCCGCACCAATGATAGCATCGATGGACTCTCTTCTAAGCACCGTCAAACCAGATAACCCGGTTATCCTCGATACGTCCAAGCACGCGACCCTTCCTGGAGTTACATATAAGACCCAGGTGACGGTACAAAAAGGGAACTATTTCTTGCCCGACCCCGTCAAATAGGCCTCCATAGCCTTCTCATATGCCTCCATTTGTGTCATTGCGCCTGTTGTCGTCACGGGCTTTACTTTCGGTTTCGGCGGCGCCTTCGATTTCAGCGCCTTCTGAATTTCCGCCGCCTTTTTGGGCGGGTCGTAGGCCAGAACCTCTTGGAAAAATTTTGGAACAGCCTTCACAGCATTTGTCAAATACAGAGGGTCTTTGATGAGAGCCGGGGCGGCCGGAATTTTCCACTTCGGAACTTCCGTGAGAATCTGAGTGAGTATGGTGAGAATTTGGCGCCTGGCTGTTGCTCCCAGCCCTTTTGGGGGCGTAGTCCAAAGAGAAACGAGGGTCGATGTTTCCTCGTTCATACGAATCATCTGTTTTGCAGCGAATTCCTTATACATTTCCCCGAACAGCTGCAGAATAAAATAGGAGACGTGTTTTCTTTGTCGTGCCGCAAGAGTTGCGGGACCACGCTCCAACGTGCTTAAGCTTGCGCCATGGTGCACCCGATTTACGAGTGCTTCATGGTCCAAAAGCCACTTGACCCAGAACAACGATTTCTCTGTAGAGCCGTCTATGACAGCCTTACAGAGATTCCCACCCGCAATACGAAGAATATTATTATCTGCGCCGGACTGCCATACCCGTCTGAGCACAGCCGTTTCTGTTACAGGGTCAACTGCCACTGCTCGAATCCAAGTTTCCGCATGTGTTTCCTGTGCCACTTTCGGCCAAGAAAGAATCGTTTGCGTCGGCGCATCTCTCAGCACGATTATCATTTCTCCTATACGAATCTGAAAGGTTTCGTTGGAATAGGCCATTTCGTCGGGGAGCGTCTTTAGCATTCCGTCAACCTCTTTAATACGCTGGGACAGATAGACGAAAATGCGAGGAGATGCGAGGCCAATATGCGTAAGCGCATACTCCCATACAAGCCGAAAGAGAGCCTCTAAGCCGCCACTACAAACAATATCGGCTGCAAGATGAATAGCACGCGCAGTAGATGCAGAACCGGATTCACCAAGTGTCTTCTGTAAAGATCGTAAGGCCTCATTAGGCGCATATCCACATCGAGTGCGACACGGCTGATCGGTATCATTCTCTACGAAAAAGGAGTTCCATACATCGACATTCATTGGGTGGCGATTTACCTTAGCAGCATAGATTTTTTGCGCGTAAGATTACGAGGTCGCTGGCGTACAGAAACACGCGCTCTGCGCCCCGTTTTTTTTGCACCCCCAAAAAGTTTTCCGCCTGAGCAACCACATCCACCGGCTTCCATATCCTCTACTTTCTATCCCATTTTTTTGTGGAGACTCTGCTAATACGAAGCGACGACTTTCTAGAAGGATGGCGTTTTGGAATCGGTTTAACCGTTACCCAACGTTGCGCTTGCGGTTCCCCCCCACCCCCTTGCGCAACAGGTAATTTATCAATAACAAGAGACCCTGTGAGGGGAGCATTAGCAACACCGTTTGACCATGCCTGTAAAACAAATCTATCAAGATGTGTTAATATGAGCGATGCTTTCATTGTTATACCAAATGAGAGATTCGTAGTTGTTCCTAAAGCACTCGCTGCAGGTATTGTAGGGCCAATTAGTTTAGTTATATTCATACTATCAAACACTATATACCGCATATTAAATGAAACACTACTGTTCATATTTATTGTTAAATTAACCATGGCTTTACTGGCATTGTCATTTGCTGTGTAAATAAATGACGCCCCATTCGCTGTCTTATTAACTTCAGGGTTACTACTTGACGAGTTCAACGTGTCATATAAAAATGTCGTTATACCAGCACTAGCTACAACACCAGGCATTACTGTTGGTAAAGTAAATGAACTAATATTCCATGTAGTTAAATGTGTTAATGTAGTACCAAGAAGGCCTGTTCCACCAAATATTTCACTCATTGTCACCTGTAGAGTAAAATTCGTAGGGGGCACAGTTTGTCCTTGAGGAATACTTGAAAATTGGTCACCATTTGCGAAACTCATAACAAGATAATATGGCCCCTTGTTATTTGGTGTAAATGTATACCTTTGACTTCCGTTGACCACTAAAATTCCATTCACATAATATGACATATTTTCCCCGTCAAACTTGATTTGTAATGAATGGTTTCCACCCAGTGGAATTGTTTGTGAAGCAGTGGCGCTTGCCTTCATACTGTTCGCAGGACTGATGGAAATGGGAACATCAGTATTTCTTGTTCCGACCACTGTATTAGCAATAATATCCGTTTTATAACAAACAGTAGTACCGTTTACCATCATTCCGTACGTGAACGTATTAGCCCCCTGAGCATTAAACGCGTTGCGCTCTACTAAATTTGTAACGAGGCCTACCGCAAATTCTATTGCGTGCGCATTGATAGAGGGAGTATTACCATCACTTGAACTAGTGGATGCGGCTGTATTCGTATTAAACATGAAATTCAAAACAAATGGGCCAGTTAGCGCATTTGCTGAAAATACAAATGGTGCATCTATTGTATCCAAATTTACGCTTCCTGATTTTATAACAGAAACACTATTTGAATTGCCTAAATTTAATGTGGTCACTCTAGCTTTTGAATAAAGTGTTAAATTTGTAGGTGAAAATGACCCTGTTGGCCCCGCTATAGGAAGAAGATTCATAGATACTGTGTCATAAACAATATTACTATCAACAATATGAGTTGGAGTTTGACTTAACATACGTACTCCTGCATAATATGGTGCAGAAGTTATAAAACAAGGAACGGTTTTACCGAGTTTTGTTGTTATTACATTACCATTCAAATAAAATGATACAGAGGTTTCACTAAAAACAATTGAAATATTTAAACTAATTTGTCTATTTGTAGGACCACTATACCATATTCCTTGTTGTGTATCATTTAATAATTTAATTTCAGCAGTTGTTGTTTCTGTTGCTGTTGCTCTTGTGTAGGAACCCGTCGATGTTAAAACAGATAAACGACCATAATATGCGCTTGTTACTGTACTATTCAATATATTTGATGGAATTAATGTAGAACTGGAACTCCCTACAAGTGGTGTAGCTCGAATCATAAACTTTTCATTTACAATGTAAATAGAGTAGTCAAAGTTAGAATTTTCAAAAGGACTTGAGAGTTTAGGACTTTCTTGTGTAATATCAGAACCAGGCGTTCCTCCGAAGGTGTTACGAATTTGTCGCAGACCAACTTCAACGCGTTTTACATTCGTCGACGACCATCCGTTAGGAAAAGTTATTAAAAAATTTACGCTCGTTGATGAAACAATTGGGGCTGTAATAAAAGCCCATTCACCACCAATATCTTCATTTGAAGAAATATTTGTTATACGCTTGAATCCAACAACATTTCCTGATAGATATATATTGTTTGCAGAAGTGTATAGTGGCGTATTTGAGTCAGTACTCGCACTATTATCAATGGGTTTTATAGAAAGAACGGAAGAACCCATGGGTCCAGGTGGTCCTTGCGCAGAAGTACCAATTCTTGCAAAACTTGTTATAGCAACTCTTACATTTGAAGGTAATATACCTAACATCATTGCTCCATACAAAGGTTCTGTTAACGGGCCAATAATTTTTTGACACCATTTTATATTATTTATAGTAAAGATTAAACTATTTCCGTCGTATGAAATATTTAAATAAGTATTTGGTGTTCCTGTAACAGTCATTTGCGGCGGCGGGGCCCAAGTAGTTCCTATTGAAAAAAAGGTTTCTATATAATTTTGTGCGTTATCTCCCTGTGCCCTGGAGTTTTCTATTATAGAAGTCACATTCCACCCTTTTTGACCACGACCAATAGAGAACATATAATCAAATGCAGGTACTAAATCGTATGTCCAAACACCATCAGTCCAAAATCCAGTTGAGTCCTGTTGAATTGGCGTGGTAGCTGAATGAGTAACTCCAAAAAAGGGTTTAGATTTAACAACCGGCGAGTTTGTCGATGTTAAGGACGATGTTTTTCTTGTGGTAAGACCGACATATAGATTAAAAGCCACGTTGTCCGTACTCCCTGTAATATTTGTGCTATCCAATAGGAATGATATAGTAAAAGGGTCAGTGTACCCTTCGTTTGTAAAAACAAATGGAAAAGACGATGATTGTGTGTAGCCAGTAATGGCGGTTGGAGGAAATATATGAGACGCTGTAGAATTTGGTGCGTAGGTTGGTGCTGTTAACCTATTAGAATTTGTAGATTGGGCATATACACCTGAAGTCACAGCATTCGCAATTTTAATTGTATCCCAACTAAACGTTCCAAAACCAGGTATACCTGTTGAGCCTGTAGGGCCCATTGAACCAGCTGGACCAGATGGACCCGTTGCGCCGACATTCTGTGAAAATGTCGCAACTCCAAGGTTCGTGCCAGCAGAAATTGCTGATATCCCAAAATTCCAGTAGCCCATACGAAGCGTAGTATTTGGTCCAGACGTCACCGGGATCCACGTTCCAAAAGGGATTATACTTTTAGCAACTACGTTGCCATCTATCATATAATAGACCGTTCCGCTCGTGGGTGAATTTGGTAGATAGACTAGACCTAATATGGATTTTGGGGTAATGGATACAGTCGGAGGAGATCCTGTTCCATAGGGCGCAATCCATGTTATATTGAGCGGTGTCGCAGATGGGGTAGTGTTATGTGCGAAATTCACTCCTGCTACCTGAGATGTAATGGTTGTATTATTAGATTCACGAATACTAAACGATGTTATGGTGTTTCCAGTAAACGTCATGTAAAATACATTTAACCCTGTAAAAATACTGGGCGTAGTTCCCGTTGCGACATCTATTGTTTTATTTGGATTACTCGTTAATCCGAAAGCCATATTCCCATTTGTTGGAAACGTCGTAAAATTCATCCGTAAAAACGCGGAAAATGGCACGTTAAGTGGATACGATTCATTGGAAAAGAATCTGCTCGCCGTGTTTGCGGCCACTGTCACCATGTTATCTGTTCCAGGCTGAAGTCTCACATTCTGTGAACTCGCTGTGTCTATACTCCAATTACCGAGTCCCATAGCACCTGTTGGACCTGTTGCTCCCGTTTGACCCGTTTGGCCTGTAACTCCCGTAGGGCCTAAAGAACCTAATGAAAAAAACGTGGGGGTTCCTATTTCCGTATTTGCTGGGAAAGAATTACCTATGGTCTCACCAACAGAATATACGAATGAAAGTGTAGTATTTAAGTTGTTAGGTGAACTCCATGTTCCAAATGGAACTCTGGTTGTTCCTATTACTGTGCCATCTATTAAGTAACTTATCAGTCCAGTTGTGAGTGATGTGGGCACATATGTAACACCTAGTATAGAATTGGGAGTAATATTTGATACAGTACTTCCCAGACCGTATGGAGCAAAAAGTGTCGTGTTTGTATCTCTGGGTTCGACACCACTCGAATTTGATGGGTAGGCCGGCGCAGCTGTTGCTAATCCTGAAGTACTCACGTAGAATGAGAGGTTGGCGGTGGACGCACTCGCTGCCGTGGGATTAACCCGCATTACATAATATCCTGGAAAAACGCTAGCGGAAGTACCAGCCGACTCTGTTGTTACTGTTTTATTCTGTGAACTCACCAATCCAAAAGCAATTCTTCCTACATTAAGAAATGTTGAACCAAAGTTCATACGAATAAACGCAGAACAAGCGAGATTCAGTGGATACGACTGATTTGAAATAAAACGCGCGGTGGAATTTGCCGTCCTTAGAAAAAGACTATTCGTGCCGGGTGGTATCATAACATTTGTTGAGTTTAGACTATCCATACTTAAATTACCAAACCCAAGTGCTCCTGTTGAGCCTGTGGGGCCCATAGAACCTGATGAAAAAAACGTAGGGGTTCCTAAAACGGCACCTATTGGAAGTGCGACAGGACTCCAATCACCAACAGAATATACGAAGAAAAGTGTAGTATTTAAGTTGTTAGGTGAACTCCATGTTCCAAATGGAACTCTGGTTGTTCCTATTACTGTGCCATCTATTAAGTAACTTATCAGTCCAGTTGTGGGTGATGTGGGCACATATGTAACACCTAGTGTAGAATTGGGAGTAATAGTGTTTTGTTGTGTTCCCAGACCGTATGGAGCAAAAAGTGTCGTGATTTCAGTTGAAGAGGTACTGGAATATAATGGGGAGATGGGGGAAGCAGTTATTCCCGAAGTGCCGCTGCTGGCGTATATCATGGGTTGGGCGGTGGACGCACCCGCTGCCGTGGGATTAACCTGCATTACATAATATCCTGGAAAAACGCCAGTGCCATTATTAGCCGTGTAGGTTGTTATCGTTTTATTCTGTGAACTCACCAATCCTAAAATAACTCTTGGCACATTAGCAAAGGTTAAACCAAAATTCATTTTAATAAACGCAGAACAAGCGACGTTCAGTGGATACGACTCATTTGAAATAAAACGTGGGATTGTATTTGCTGTTGATAAAAGCGCAAAGATTATATTATTTGTTCCATCTTGTATTTTAACATTTGTTGAGTTTACCGTGTCGATACTTAAACTACCAAACCCAAGTGCGCCTGTAGAACCAGGCGTAGAGCCCTCTACGATGGTAATTGAGCCGATGGGGGAGTTTGCCGGAAATAATGAACTTTTAAAGCCAGCCGGTGCAAACAGTGCAGCTCCGAGTGGGGGGATAGTCGTCTGAGGTACTATTGTACTTGTGTATACTACTATACCATTTATCATATAAATAAAACGTCCTCCACCGGACGACGTTGGTTCATAACTTATACCTATCGTGGAAGAATTTGTAATAACCCATTGACCAGCTGGTAATACAATATTATTATTACCTTCGTCAATACTTCTACCACCACTATTACTATTATTTACAAAGCCAAGTTTAAAGAGATATGTCCCAGATGTGGAGCTATTTGTAGTCCAAACTTGACTATCGGTGGGTATATATGTAGACCTTACATTGTTACTTACTAGTCCAAAATAGAGAAAGAACGTTGAGTTCGGAAATGTAGCACTAAAACGGAAGAACACAGAATAGGATTTACTGGGCGGAAACGTTTCATTTGAAAATAGTTTAAAAAAAGTTGGAGTGCTTGTAGAAATGCTCGTGAGGATCATTGTATTTTCTGGCGGAATATGGAAGTTTTGTGTATGTGATCTATCTACTGTCCAGTTACCAGGACCTACCTGTCCTGTAAAGCCTGTGGGACCAGTATTACCTGTAAGACCTGTACCTGCTGGTCCTGTCGCTCCCACCGTGAGTGAAAATGTAGGAACGCCAATATTGGAACCTGCTGGGTAGAATGCGTTATTATTCCAATAGATAAGACTGAACGCCGCCCTGGTTTGGTAGGTATTTACCCATGTCCCCCATGGAACATTACTTCTAGCGATTACATCACCATCTAACATATAATAGATTACTCCCGAACTTCCGTTAGAATTTGCTACATATATTATACCCAATTCAGATGTGGATGATACGGTACCTCCTGCTTTAAGCCATGTGAAATTGCCGACAGGCGATGCGGGCATAGTAGTACCAGCAGTTGGAAAGGTAAAGTTCTGCGTCAAAGCGTTCGAGCCTGTTACAGCTGTTGTTTGAAGAGATTCCCGAATACTGAAGGTTGGATTGTTTGTGTTCCCTGTGCCCAGTGTTAACATCATCACGTTCAGACCAGGCACAATTTCTGTTGATGAGTTCAATATATCCCCCTTCGTCTTATTTTCTCTAGACACAAACCCAAAATACATATACGAAACAGAAGGATTTGAAGTCGGTCTTGCTCCACCCAAACGAAGAGAAGCTGAAAATGATACATTGAGCGGGTACGATTCGTTTGAAAGAAATCTTATCGGTGTTCCATTGGCGGTTCTTGTAACGATGCTATTTGTTCCAGGTTGAATCATCGTATTTAATGAGTCCACTGTATCCATACTCATACTACCAAAGCCTAGTGCGCCAGTAGTCCCTATAATACCTGTTGGGCCCGTGTTGCCCGTTAAGCCCGTGTCACCTATAGGACCAGTATTACCCGTCCAGCCTGTTGGGCCCATTGAGCCCGTTAAGCCCGTGTCACCTGTAGCACCAGTATTACCCGTCCAGCCTGTTGGGCCCGTTGAGCCCGTGTTGCCCGTATTACCTGTTGGACCAGTTTCAAAAGGTCCCGTATTACCCGTCCAGCCTGTTGGGCCGATTGAGCCCGTTAAGCCCGTGTCACCTGTAGGACCAGTATTACCCGTCCAGCCTGTTGGGCCCGTTGAGCCTGTGTTGCCCGTATTACCTGTAGGACCAGTATTACCCGTCCAGCCTGTTGGGCCCGTGTTGCCCGTTAACCCCGTGTCACCTGTAGGACCAGTATTACCCGTCCAGCCTGTTGGGCCCGTTGAGCCTGTGTTGCCCGTATTACCTGTAGGACCAGTATTACCCGTCCAGCCCGTTGAGCCCGTGTTGCCCGTGTTGCCCGTGTCACCTGTAGGACCAGTATTACCCGTCCAGCCTGTTGGGCCCGTTGAGCCCGTATTACCTGTAGGACCAGTATTACCCGTCCAGCCTGTTGGGCCCGTGTTGCCCGTGTTGCCCGTGTTGCCCGTATTACCTGTAGGACCAGTATTACCCGTCCAGCCTGTTGGGCCCGTGTTGCCCGTATTACCTGTAGCACCAGTATTACCCGTCCAACCAGTAGGGCCTGTTGGACCCGTTGAGCCCGTGTTGCCCGTATTACCTGTAGGACCAGTATTACCCGTCCAACCTGTTGGGCCTGTTGCACCCGTGTTGCCCGTGTCGCCCGTGTTGCCCGTATTACCTGTAGGACCAGTATTACCCGTCCAACCTGTTGGGCCCGTTGAGCCCGTTGAGCCCGTGTTGCCTGTATTGCCCGTTGGTCCTACAGAGCCAGTTGGCCCAGGACTGGCCTGTACAAACAAAACTGTTGTGGGGAGGGGTGAAGTCTGACATGACTTGTCATAATCGATCTTCAAAAACATCTTTGTTCCTTCAGAAATAGGTTGAATAGAACTGTATAAAGATAGTGTAGTTCCACCATTAGAATAGGAATACTTAACATTCCCATTAATATCCGCATCAATCATAAAGGTAGCGCCAATAGTTAATGGATTTAAAAATACAGGTTCGAGTGGTGTAGAATTGTTCTCTCTTATTATAATATAAAAACCATTTTGAATTTCCAAAGAATAAATCGTTTCAGCCTTATTCGTCAATGTAATTTTTACTAAAGGTCTACTTTGAAAATTTGATGTTATTATATTATTTAAGGTAAATGAAGCAGAAAAAGGGAATGAATAGCTTTGTTGTGTAGTTGCACTACTGTCGGTATTTGGTATAAATTCTACAGGTTGAATTATATTGCTAGAAAGTTGCTTTATGTTTACCATATCCCCCCACGAATAATTTGAAAGAGCATACTGCCCTGTAATGCCTGTTGGACCTGTATTGCCCGTTGGGCCTGTATTGCCTGTATTGCCCGTTGGTCCCGTATTGCCTGTATTGCCCGTTGGTCCAGTATTGCCTGTATTGCCCGTTGGTCCAGTATCGCCCGTATTGCCTGTATTCCCTGTTGGTCCAGTATTGCCTGTATTGCCAGTTGGTCCAGTAACGCCCGTATTGCCTGTATTGCCCGTTGGTCCCGTATTTCCCGTTGAGCCTGTATTGCCCGTTGGTCCAGTATAGCCCGTATTGCCTGTATTCCCCGTTGGTCCAGTATTGCCTGTATTGCCCGTTGGTCCAGTATCGCCCGTATTGCCTGTATTCCCCGTTGGTCCAGTATTTCCCGTCCAGCCTGTAGGGCCCGCAGCAGAAGGTGAGAAAACAACCTCAACTGGAATACTATTACCTATATTATTAAATTGTAAGATTGCTCGTAATGGATATGAGGAATTTGGAATTTGGATTTCGGTAAGTTTTGTTCCATCCATATAACACGTTAAAAGTCCATCAATATCTGTTGTAAATAATATCTTTGAGTTAGGATTTCCAAGCATTTGTAGATTATTTTGTATAAGTGTTGAATCTTGTAATTGCCTGTGTTCAAAAGTGGATGTATTTTTCGTTAATTTAAGAGTATACGCTACTGTCCCGCCTGTAAGGCCAGAAGTGCCTCCTAGTGGTTCAAAATTTTTCATAAGGCCCAGATGAATTATAGAATCTCTAGGTAATCCTAGGATTGTACCCTTCAATACATAGGAAAGTGTAAAGGGGTTCGTGAATGCCTGTGATGTTATTGCTGAATTTTGGTCTGCGTTTCCAATTATGTTATTACCATCTATAATATGAAAGTTTGTGAGTGACATATCCCACGTATAAGATGAATATGAAAATTTTCCTTGCATCCCTGTGTATCCTGTGGGTCCACTATCACCTTTTATACCCTGTGATCCAGTGAACCCTGTATTTCCGGTTGAACCAGTAAAACCAGTTTGACCAGTAGAACCAGTTACATCCGGTCCAGTATAACCTGTGGGTCCACTATCACCCTTAATACCTGTTTGCCCTGTACTCCCTGTTGGACCAGTTCCAATAGGTCCCGTATCGCCCGTACGACCAGTATTACCCGTATTGCCTGTCATACCTGTAGGTCCCGTATTACCCGTCCAACCAGTAACACCTTGAGCACCACTTGGGCCAACTGGTCCAGATAAATTCAGATCAGTTATAATTTGCTTTACAGCAGGTTCTATTGCGCTTGATGCGGCTCTATCAGAAAAAATTTGCTGAAGAGAAGTTCCAGTCATTCCAGGTACTGTAGCAGTTAATGCCATTCTTACACTTTCGGGTGTAGTGATATTAGGCACTGACGAAACCCTTTTTGGTGCACCTAATAAATTTCTGATGTAACCTACAACATTTGAAAGTTGGCCCCCACTCTGAGGTTTTTCTCTCTTTAGTTCCAAAGATCTAACACGCGCCTTCGGTGGAAGATAAACACGTTTTAGTTTATTCAAATATTTATCAATATCACTTTCAAAATTATCATATCCTTTACTTATAATACTGTCACGAATACTTGCTGCAACTTTCGAAATTGTGCCGGGATCTGCCTTTGGAATGTACTCAGCAAAAACATCAATAACAACCCTCTTATTCTTTTCAGAGGCACCCTCAATAATTCGCGATAAAATAGAATCGATAGATGTCTTATATTCATTTTGTGCCTTTGCTGAATCTCTAAATATGTATTTCGCACGTTCGTCCATATTTTTAGGTAAAAGCAGCCAAATAAGAGTCGCTATTGGACCCTCTTTTGGTGCAGACCTCTTCTGTTTATAAAATAAGGGGGACTCTTCATACAGAAAAGGCTTCTCCATATCATAAACCATTTCATAAAGTGACTTTATTTTTGTATATTCAAAATGTGTATGATCTATAAGTTTTAATACTTCCTGCAGAGATTTTGACAATTCGCGTATTTTTACATATGCTTTTACACTCTTTTCACCTTTTAGTTTACGTATCTTTGATGTCGCTTTGGAAATAAGAAGTTTAAATGTGACAGCAATTTCCCTTTCTGTATCTGTCGAATTTACTGACATCTATTTTATAATAAGAAAATATCATTCCAAACTTGCTACGCATTTTTTTTGAACCCTTCTTCGTATAGAATTTGGATGACTTACGTACTTTTAGACCAATGAACATTTCAAACTGGCACTTTTATAAATTTTTGCTCCCATATTCTTTTCCAGATGTGCCAGTTTGAAATGTTATGCGGTCTAAATGTCTCATCTATCAGTTCATCAGATGACAACTGTTTTACTGATAGAAAATACGGACTATCTTTATGGCCGCATCAAATATAAAGCAATCTTGTTTCGTTCTTTAGGAAATGCTGTAGATGATATTGTCCTGTCATCTAAGATAAACCAGAAACTTCCATTCATAGAACCTTCTACCTTCCATTGTATTGGGTCATATTCTTCCGATTCATGGGAACTTTTTATCGCATACTGTGTAATTTCTACGGGTTCACTAAAATAAAAAACAATCGACATTTGGTCTGAATCCGTCCATGCCCCCCCTCCATACTTTCCAGACTCACCCGTATGTGGATTCCATAGTTGTATTTTTTTAAATGGAATGTGCACATTATTGTACAAAAAAGAAAACCCCCCTACACAAACACGATGGCTATCACGCACCTCTGTAATTTGAAATCGTACATATTTTGTAAAAAGTGTATTAGGAACAAGCGAGGCCTCCTCTTTCAATATTTCTGAACCTGTTTCTAATGGCAATTGCATAAGTTCATCAATATCAGTCATATCGATATTATTCGCTTCAGGAATAGTATACATACTTTTTTGTTTGGGAAAAGTAGATTCTTGCGAAAAAATCATATCTGATGCCGGATGTATAGTAATGATCTTGGTTTCCGTTTCAGAAAAATCCGTTTTGAAAAAATAAGGAACATACTCAATTGGCTTGTAATGTGATTTTCTCTTATTATAAATAAAAAATAGAGCTGTTATACTAAGACCTATACAACCAGCAATAATGTCACGTCTCATTATTTTTAATTAAGATATTTTACAAAAATTTCTAACGCCTAACATGATGTGCTTACTGCGTTATGTTTAAGTTAAGTACCCCTTTAGGGAGTACTTAACTTAAACATAACGCAGTAAGCACATCACGGCACATGCCCCGTTAAACAGTACCCGCACATACCATTAACTAGTATATTTTGTATAACCACTATTATCAAAATAAGATTTAATCGCAGAAATACGTGCTAATGTTTGTTTAAAATTTTCAGTTGAATTGTTAAAATCATTTAAAGAGGGTACACGCAGAGTCAGTGACAATTGGTTCAAAATTCCAGAAATAAGTTGTGAATAATTGGAGGTTGCAAAATAGGGCGATATTTCTTGAAGGCGCAATTTCAAAAACTCTTCCGCATTGACATCTAGACCAATCATCTGTAACGTTGGTAGTGAACCAACATTTACATATGCGCACTGTGAACCCATAGAATTACGAGAAGTTGCTGGACACCCTAAAAACTTTTCTATGATTTCAATTCGATCATAGGCCGTACATAGTTCTCCTTCTCGCATGTATTTAAATATATTCAATGCCTCTAATTTAGCAAGGCGACTTGTAGAGGTATCCACAATATTAAAGTCACTATTTTCTCCAACGCCTGGAGAGCCCAATAAGTATGTAGTGGGACCGGACGTACTATACAAAAGAGAAAAATCCAACGTAGCAAGAGTCATACATGCTGGGCTACTCTGTGGGGTTTCATTTGAACAAATATCCTGTAGTTTTGCGGTCATTTTCGCGTTCTCATTTTTTGCACCAAGCATGTCTATAACTGCTCCACTTACATCTGAAAAAATTTGGCGAAGATGTGTGTATTTCCCCACGAATTTTGCACGTGTATCTGCTAAAATAGCACATGCATCTATGGAACCATATGATGTATCTTCATTGTAATCTATATCTGTCTTATAAATTTCTGTATCTGGATTTGTGGAACCTCCAGACGCAATGTTCGCAATCAAATATGCTCTTGCAGGATTTTCACCAGGAAGCATATCAATATTATAGTTACTTCGTTCTAGAGCATAATGTGCTTCATCTGCCGTAAATGTTCCTGGATACAAATCATTCGGTGCTGGATTCATTACGGAACTGACTAAATTTGGATTCAACATATTATAGGATATTGAACTAAAGGCATGAACATTTACCGTAGGCTCTTCTGGTTTCACACCCCAACATAGAGCATAAGCGCGACTGCTCCCATTATTCAACTCGAATAATTTCGCGGACTTACCATTTGGTAATTTTGACTTAGCTATATTGACACTTATACTTCCAGGGATTTCACAGACTTCTTGAGCAGGTATATACTGTTTTCCATCTGAAGCCCATCCAGCTACACACCATGTTGCACCTAGTGCTGCCGCTGTTTTAACTTGCTCACGGCTGGCCAAAGTTGCTCCCATCCCCACACATTTTTCCCTAGCCTCTTCAAATGAATAGGCTGATGCATATGTCTGTGGAACATTTAGTGGATTCACATAAGTTGGTTTCTGTTTAATATTTGGCGCATATAAATACAATTCCTTTAAACTATACTGAACATTCATCATTTGTAGTTGAAAACCCTCTGTGGAATTGTAGTAGATAAATATACCTAAAAATAGTGCACATACGAGTAATATTCCTAATTTCCACTTTTTCATCTCCCCTATATCTGTTGGCTAAATTTATATATTGGAGATGCCCCCCCTATAATACGAGCACGGTCCGCCCTATTATGTAATGGCATCCACGTTCTTCCATCATAGGACCCTTCCAATAACCATCTTGCAGGAAGGAAATCCACAGATTTTTCTAAATTTGCAGGAACTCTAAATTGAAATCCATAGATAGAATTAGCAGGAAGTTTCGTTAAATCAAACATTATCAAGAGGTCCGATTTATTGTAGTCAACCCAGCGACGTTCATTTGAGTCTGAAAGAAGAGAAGCCGGACCATCTATAGGTTTGCGTCGTGTTCCTAGAGGATTCGATATTTTTACGGAGTCTATTGGAATCGGCCCAGCCTTTGTATGAAATTGGAGTACACTCGCATGAACATAGGCTGCATCCGGTCGCTGTGTTTCCATAATTTTCCAACGAATGTGGCGCACCCTCTTCTTAGACGCATCTGGATTTAAAAATCCCTCCTTCGTTTCTTCTAACATTTGCCCCTGCATTGCGAGTTGAGAAACACTTAATGGCGCAGACCCTAATTGACTGGTTGGCATAGAGCCTGTAGACGGCGAAAACATAAAAAATCCAGGATTGAAAAAAGACTTTTTAGTAGATGCGTATGAGAAATTACTTGATTGATTATATAGATAGACCCAGTCATTGTTATTTATAGAGCCCTGTAGAGTCCACTGAAGAGGATGATTATAGGATGACCCAAGAATAAAAGAGAATGCGTCTAGACGTTGTATAGAATTCAAATCGATTGTCAGTGTTTGGTCTACATTTAGACGTAGACGGGGTACATACATGTTTGTATTTACAATTGGTGCGCTTATTACATCTTGAAAATATCCAGTTGGTTTACATTTCATAATTTTTTGGTTCGTAGCAGTATTCGTGTATTCTATTGGACCATAATATCCAATTCCACAAGCGACATACGAGCCGCGTCCATCAGAAACTGCCGGATACGATTGATCATTCATGGCTATACATCTTTTCAATGAATCGTTTCCGGGGTAGTTACTGGTTTCATAGCCAGTAGCACAGACACCTGTTCTACTTATATAATCTGCATATGTACCATCTAACTGAACAGTTGCATTTTTTACATCTGCTGGAACAAATGAACTTACTGCTGAAGTTCCAGAGCCACCTGAAGAATTGACTGACCAGAAATTTATACGCGCAATTTCTGCCATAATACGCGGCCCATTAGATAGGGAGTCTTGCGTAACAGCCTTTACAGTAAATTTAAATGAGCGGAATTTGTTTTGATTGAGAGTAATTTGTATAGGGTTTTGAACGATATAATTATCCGAGCTAGAAATTGACACAGAAACATCGGTGAATATCATTGATCCGTTTGGCTCTGTCGTAAAACCCTCTGTTTTACCAAAGGTATTTGGAGTCGGATTCATTTTGTAGATGATGGGAGTAGAGCCACCAGAGCCGGTGTTGTAGGGATTTCTAAAATACACTACGTAATATGTATTTGGATAATAATATTGAATATCATCTGACCCAAGTTCTCCAAAGGTTGCCGATGTCGCCCTAAAAATAATAGAATCATTTGCCCTTGAAATATAATAGCCTGTTATAGTTCCAATCTTATTTCCAATATTCTTATTATCTGTAAATGCCTTATTCCAATAAGTAATGAATTGATTTGTAAGAGAGGCTATATTGCGATTTTCTGCGAAAAAAGCATTGGGTGAATTAATAGGGGTTGCTGGAACAAGATATGCAAGTTGCGTTGAACCAAGTACTGAATCCGTATAAAATCCTGCGCGAATATAGGTTCTTCCGAAATCAAGTTTGTCTGATGTAGTAATACGATATTCAAACATATTTGCTGGAGATGTAAGTGAGCCTGCTGCGGAAATAATCGTATAGGGGACTAATGATCTCACCACGTCTAAGGAGGGTGCCGACGATAAAAGTGTTATCTGAGCTGGTAAATTTCCTGGAGACCATCCAGTCTTCACATACATTAAACTGTCTGCGGCTTTAATAAATGTATTATCATTAGCACAAGATGTTAAATTCGTATTTGTAGACTTTCCTCCATAGTCCGATGCGCAATCAACATAATCAATAGAGCGGAGGAATATGTTTCCGTTCTGCGGTTGTTGGAGGATCTGACTTCCACTTGTGTTGATTCCAGCAGATGTTATTGCTGGAGGATCAGAGCCAGTCGTCGCCCCCTTTGGATCAGAGCCACTCCCTAACCAGACACTTTGTACAAATTCGGATGGAATTGTCTGTATATCTGAAAGTGGTGGTTCTGGATTTATGTATGTACAGTTTGTCACCTCAAAATCACACGAAAACGGAATACGCTGCATGTTACAACGAAGGCCAGTTGTGCTTCGTATATTGTCTAATAGTGATTGACCAGTTCCGCCGAGTCTAATACTATAATTAATAGTTTCAAATGTAAAATCGCACATTCCATCATCCGTCATACCTGTACGAATCATTGACGCAATTTTTGAAAAATGGGACCCAATTTGTTCGTGTTCTGAATAGTATTTGTATAAACTTTCAAGAACACTTGTGCTTCTACAACGAGGATAATTCGCAGAGGGATTTGGAGACGTAGAGATAGTAGGCGGAACACACTGGTTTCCAAATTCATCCGACCAGTTCTGAAAATATCGTATGTCTCCTGCTGCAGCTGCAGTTTCTTTTCTGTATTTTACAAGAGCATTGACAATTCCCGAACCGGCTGGGTCCATCTGCATACTTCCTAGACCAACTAAATCATTTACAATATTTGTAATATTTTTTGTAAATGGTCGTATAATATCCAGAGCATAATTATAGGTTCGTGTTAAAAATGGTACAGTTTCTATTATATCTGGTGAAAAATTCCATATAACTCCTGGAGTTTTTTGTCCATTCATAGTGATTGATGGCAATGGAACCCACAAACAGGTATCATTTTTCTGTATATTTCCATTAGAATCCCTGAGAGACACTATATTCGGCATTGCTACAGTCAAATTAAATAATACCTTTTTCTTTGTATTATTACCTACAGTATCCACAAGGAATTCACATTGAAACGGATTGGGTGTAATTGCCTTATATATTTTTGAAATAGGCTGTAGAGAGCCATCACTAAACTCACTTAAATTAGAATTATAAATATTTAATAAACTATTCATGACCCGTGTATCAGAACAGGGTAATCCTGGACAAAACCCGTTTGCTGTATCTAAGCTAATAGATGACGTATACATTTCTGGAATTATAATTCCATCACTAGAGCCTGTGGAAAGATTTGTTAGACTATTTCGTATTTCATCTGTAACATCACGAATACCTACACCAGACAAATCAATAATCCTTTCAGTAGAGGTAAAATCTTCTGTGTTATATGCGTAAGGAAATTCTCCGTAACGCTCCTCATATAATGGCGTTACTGTAGGAAATAATAATGTTTGTTTTTCGGTATTTGTTACAACTTTATCTAGCCATATATAGCGACAAGTATCTCCCGCTGTAATTCCACTTTTAACCAGTACTGCCGTGTAAGTTTGTTCCGGATTCTGTATAATGGACGTTTTTATTCGCGTGTTGTAACGGAAGGTTTCACTGTTTACGAGAATATTATACTGATTGAAAATTTTTTTAATTATGTTTGGGTCAAGACAATTCAAATTTTCAGGAGATCCTTGTATATTCAAATTATATCCAGGATTGGAACCGGCTCCTAGATTCGGTTTATAAATAAAAGTTCCTCCGTTCACTGTAGTATCAATAAAAATACCCGCATTGTATTTTGGATCAAAAGTCAATGCAGCATTTATGCCCACAGTATAACCCCTTACCGTCCATTTACTCAGCGCACTGTCGTAATCTGTATAAAACCGCGCAACCTTGAATCGTTCATAAATAAAGTTTGGACACGTTGTATTGTCATCACCAATTTGACCATATCTAAAAATAATCTTTTTAAGAGTTGTATCTACAGCAATATTATTTGAAATACCTTGAGGGACACCCCCTATATTTCCACCGATGGGTGTATTTTTTTTGAGTTCAACTTGGTATAATGTATTTGTCGGTATAACATCTGAAGGGACAATAATTTCAACCACTGAAATTTTATAAACATTTCCTAAATCTATAATGAGTGGTACATAAGTAGCGGCTCTCGTTCTTATAGATGTAAATGTTTTTCTTTCGCCGGTGGAATTATCTAAATAATATCCATTTATACTCTCTAAATAACTACTTCCATTTCTAGTTAAAAAGGACACTCCATTGATTAGAGTGCTTCCGCCTCCAATAATTTCTACTTGACCATTTACATTTATTATAGGGACAACCCCAATTGTTTTATAGCAGATTGATGAATGGCGTGGAATTATTTTACCATCGGTTAGTAATAGTTCTTTTGCTATTTTTTCATTTTGTATAGCTGTGTTTTTAGAATAGGTTAAAGACTGTGTTAATTGTGAAGTATCCGGCTGAGTGGACAGTTGATCGCCTGTCAATTTATTATAATAGACTCTTGTTCTAGGATCATCACTTATACTACCGTAATCCAAATTATCAGGACTAGATACTGGGCTAGCACTGCCACTACCTGACACTACAGAAATCTGTGAATTATTTAAAACACTTGAACCCAAGGCCACATTTTGTCCTGCTGAACTAATAACAACAACCTGTGAAATATTGAACAGACTTGAAGTACTATTTATAACAATATAACGTGCCTCTACGCCACAGTCTTGAGATTTCCCCCAAATATAATTATCATCTTTCTTATACAGATCTAGTTTCTGTTTTAAATATCTCTCCTCTAACAAAAGCTGGTCCCTCTTAGATAAATTCATTTGTTTATAGGAAGTATAGTAACTTTCTAGTTCCCCTAGTTTACGTTGAAATTGAAGTCCTCTCTTTCTGTATTCTTCAAATCGCACGTCAAAAATAGTATTACCAATTTGAAATATATCAAGGAATTTGTGTATAATTGCGTATCCGAGCGAGTTAGAGCTACCGTCGCTACCCATATTTGTATTTTCCCTCTCATAATAAAATCTTGCAATACTGTCTAAAAAGCTGTTGCGCATTTCATTCATGATATTTGTACCGAATAGTGTCCCTTTAATTGGCGTTGTGATAGAATTAAATATCCCAGTCCCAGATGTGGTTGGTTGTTCATTCCATGAAGGCCTCGCACTACTCCCATTGTTTACAAAGAGAGATGTAGACCCAGATGTTTTTTCTAGCTCCACTCGCTGTAATCTAGAAACTGCCCATTGATTAATCAAATTTCGTGTATGAAAGGGTAGTAAAGAAAATATAGTACTGTTAATTTCAATTCCACAATGAAAAGCATTATAGAAGGGATCTTTAGATTCTAATCTACTGGTTTTAGTCGAAACATCTATCTTGTTTTCATATTCGGGTTTCGCAGACGCATCATAACTCATATACAGTTTTTTATCTTCTGAGGATATGCGTATCTGTGATTCAATTCTAGATGTATCTGTAAAATTAAAGCATATCGCGTAGGATATAGAGTCTTCTATTTCTTTTATATTTGTATCAGAAATAGTACCTATTACATTAATTGTTCTAGAAGGGGCCACATTTATATTTATTGGATTATCTGGATCCTTGTTTGGTCTCCAGCTTTGATTTAAAATATTATTATATGTATAATTTCTCTGTCTATTTGGTGATGATATCATATAATGTAAGTCAGTTATTGCTGTTCGAGCCTGATAATACTCTTTCAGGCACGTCGCCGCCCACCAAGAATATGCAGTTCCATCACGACATGAGGAGGTTTCCCAATGTAACCCTTGTGTTTTCCGACACCACCATGTAGGCGGATTATGATCATAATTTGTTTGCGACTCGGTTCTAAAATCCCAATTCCCAATAGAACCTTGATTATAATAATAATCGGAAGTTCCATCTTGACAAACCATTCCAAAATGGTTTGCCTCGCCTGATTTAATCTCCCATTCTTTTTGTCTAGAAGTTTGAAACGAACCAAACATATAAATGTTGATTGAATTTGGGTCAGGTAAATTATATATTTTAAACGTGTTTAAAAATGCTGGAAAACTTACTGTGTTTTTTCTTAAAAATGCAATCGGATGCAGTTGAAATTCCAACAAAAGTGCATTATAATACTCGTGTATATTTTTAATAAGTATATTAGAATATTGCGATACTGTCATTTGATTATTAGTATTTGAAGATAAAAACGCCCCTAAAGGGTTCCAGTATTGTATATAAAAACTCATAATATAAGCGTATTCATTTACAAAATTACTGAATGCCTTTGAGTTTGCAGAATCTCTCATTTCTTTTTTAATTGTGGCATATCCCAATCGTATTCTCCTTTTTTGTTCTAGATCGGCAGTACTAAAAGATCGCAAATCACTGTTTACAGCAGTCTGTACTATTTTCTGTTCTGTATTGTCAGGAATATTGATAATTTCATTTCTTATATCAGTATCACGATGTTTCGGTAAATCTATTTTTGCTATATCTAATTGCGAATATACTGTGTCCAAGTCTAGAATATTGTAGGATGTTTGGGTAGCCACGGGTGTGTTGAATGAAATAGTAGTAAAGTCTTCTTTTAAAGTAATCGTACTACCTGCTGCCCTCCTGGCAGGCATAGGACATGTCACATTGAATGGCGTTGTATCACCTCTCTTACGAATATTGTAGCGTTTTGTGAAGGATGTACCGCCTATAAATGTAGATGTGCCAGTAATAGTGTCATTATCATTGTTCCACCCCTTACCGGCTCTTGTTGGAAATACTACGTCTACTGTATTATCCGGTGGTGCTGGCGCAAAACATACGGGATGACCATATGTTTCTGTTGGTTTTTGAGTTTGCGGTAGGGACATAAGTTCAAAGATATTCAAGGTTTCCCAGTTTCTATCTTCATTCACATAACCATATAAATCATAATATCTATGTACGAAATACTTATAGAAGAAGGGTGATGCTGAGTCTATAGACTTAGGTATAAGATCGCCATTTTTGCTTTCGTATGTTACATCCGAATCTACAACCATCGCCGGTTTATCAGAATCGATGACAAGCCCGTCTATTACTGCAGTTTTAAGTTCACTATAGGTCGCAAGTTTTCCTCCCAGTTTTTCACACATTAATACTGCATTTAATTTACTGACGGTTGGAAAATATTTGCTTGTATTATAACACCTCTGCTCGAACAATTGAAACACCACATTTCCGCCTGTCGCTCCCTGAAATCCATCGATTGTGCCCCAGAGCCAATCCTTATAAAAGTATACTAGGAATCCTATTGCTATCAGAAGAAGAATTCCTAATATATATATGAATCGCATTACCTATTCTATGTAGCATTTAATATTTATGTTATTTGCAACGCAAATTCACTAATGAATACCTACCATGATGTGCTTAAGTTAAGTACCCCCTTTAGGAGTACTTATTTAATACCTACATGCCGGTAGCGCTCTAACTACTGCAGCGCTGAATAGTTGTTGATGATATCGACTGGTCTGGAATATATCTACATGAGGTCCACGTAGATTGGTCCTGTGTATTCATATTCACGATACCTATTTTAAAGTTCTCCGCCTGCGTATTATAATCGACACCCTTCGGATTGGATAATCCTCGTCCTGAAAGACCCTTTCCTGTTAAATAGGGAAGATTCAACGGAACCGTACTTGTCGTTGTCCTATAAAAATTCCCATCCCTCAATGATAAATCCGGGTAAAAATATTCGTCAACCATAGGCTTATTCTGCTTTAATACTCCACTTTCAATATCGTAATCCGTCTCGGGAACCCACTTTGCAACAATATAACTCGGTGTATCATCTGAGGTAAATCTTGCTGAATTGAATATAATTTTTCTCGGAGTACTCATCTGTTCCGCAGATGGAACAGAATAATAATAACCGTAATCTACATCATAATACACATGTTGAATATTCATTTTATACTCACAAATATTGGGGGCCGGATTAAACCATTCTAGAACACTTATGATTCGATTAAATGCAGGGTATGCCGGTAAAACATTCGGTGAAGATACGTCTCGTTTTTCATATTCTAATTGAACTTTATTTAAAACTTGCGGGTCAACACAATTTACTACTGGACTATCGTAATTGAAAAAATTACTATTTTCTGCAGATGTTCCCTCGCCGGGTTTTAAAATCTGTTGACCCTTTGGATTTACAATGGTTTTTTCAGAATCAATTCCATATGGGTCACCCTCAATATTCATTTTACCCGCCTGAATATTAGTCAAAGATGTCGGCGTTACCATTAAAGTATCACAACTAGTTCCCTCAATATCAAACTTATATTGTCTTAAAAAGGCTCTTCTATTTTCCGGTTTTGCTTGGTATAAAAAGTCGTCATATGTATTGATATTTTCAATAAATTCAATGTGACAACTTGTGGGTGAAGCAATACCGGCTCTGCGAAATTCTACAATTTTACGCTCCTCTCCCTTGTATTGCGCACCACTTTCGTATTTAGATGGGTCTGGATACGCAGGAGTAGATTGGAAATTATAGCGATTCAATATTTTCTTAAGAATATATGGATCCCTGCATGTGGTTGCAGGACAGCCTTTTAAATTCTGAATTTGAACTGAATTGTTGAATATGACCTTTGCAGTGTCTTTTGCTGTCTTACTTACTCTGTCTACAGTATTTACTATGTCTAGACCTAAGACAGGTAAGATAGAATCGTATAATTCTTTACGTATATTGTACAGAAAGTCAGATGACCATACAAAGGGAGATAAAAAACTACCTGTAATTTGAGAATTATTCAAACTAATTCCACTGTTGGTATTATCAGATTCATCTGTATCCAAATCATACAAACATGAATTTGTTGTAGAGGGTTTCAAAAAAAAACGAACTGTTTCCTGATTTGCAATACTTGTCTTAGTATCATTAAAACTACGTAAGATTTCCACATCATAATCACACACCGTCTTATTTTGAATATATGGTGTAAAGGAACGATATACAGTATTTATTTTTTTGTCATTGTGGCGCTTATTGAATTGTGTTATTAAATTTTTGAGAAGTTCAACAGAAGAACAATCTGATATGGCTATACACTCCGTTGCTGAACCGCGTTTGAAATTATTATTTACAACTGATGGTGGTGTAGGTACTTCAAAGAAAAATTTTGGAACTTTCTTATACCATATATATTTTGGATAGTCATCATATGCAAGATCGTACAAACATCTTGAAGAATCTGTATTAGAATCTTCTACTGGCATCAAATACATTGTTACTTTTAGTGTATGATTGGGATTTGGAGGGTCAAACTTACGAGGTTTTGTAATAATAATATTATTATTATCATCATATTCATTCAATTCAAATTTTAGGTCAAATATACACTTTATATCTCCATCGTTAGAACGAACTGTCGTTGCGTTTAAAAAAAATCCGAGTAAATTTTTTACTTCATTTTGTGTACTCGTTCGAATAGTTTCTGCACATTTTCGTATATCTGAAATGCTGCCGCCACTGCCACAGACGCTGCCGCCGCTATCTCTTCCATCTATCTTATTTAAAAGTGTTTGCCATCTAGTTGTGGCTACTCCACCTGTAATTGTCTTTTGTGTCTCTGCTTCGGCCGCAAGTACTATTTTATTTCTAATATCATTTAATTTAGCATCTGCATTGCTATACATCGATACATCCGTATATATAGCAGTTAACACGTTTGTTTCTGCATTCTCAAGATTATTGTATAAAGTCTTTCGTCGTATAACAGGACTTATGTATGTTGGCCTATCGTCGCTGCCTCTACCAGTGCCAACAGTTGTTGAAACCACTTCTGAAGGGACTTCGTTGCCCCCATCATATTTATAATAATTAATATATTCTCCAATATGTGTAGCGTTAAATTGGTCAAACAGACGCTCCTGTAAAAATGCGTCATTACATGTTATCTTACGCGTGCATGAGGCAGGCGCAATACTGTCAACACTTACTTTTGGTCTGTTGATATTGTGGGTCTTACCGTATACTATAGTAAATGGAACAATCGGCGGTATAGCCGACCGATTCATTGTCAAATTCCCGTTATACGGTCTATATAATAAAACATTTTTTGATTCATCATTCGCATTTATTTGTAGGCCTTCAATGTTATTTAAAACCATATCCATTCTTACCCAACCAGTAGAGGTTATTCTAGACACTGTATTTTGTCCAGTAGAAACTTGCTCTGTATATTTTACACCGTACACACAGCAGGGCGTTTGATTGCCAAGTAATATTTTTCTTCTCGGACTAATATCAAATATATTTTGCAATTTGTAATTTATAAATTGGTTCTTGAATTTATTGATAAATTTTCTTACAGAATATCTGTTTGCGCAATTAAACATGTTCAATCCAGGGTCGTTTATATTAATTTTAGGAACGTAACCGGGCGAAAATTGAATTGTTGGTCCATGATCTATCAGATACAATCCAGAAACAGATGTTCGTAACATCCCATTTTGAACAAATGTACCTTCGCTAATCATAGCATCTTCCACTAAACAATTCAAAAATTGCTGAACACCCATAACGCCCGCTGCGCCAGATATTACCGCTCCAACAGGAAGCAAACCAACATTACCATACGATCCCAAAATTCCAAGTGCACTTCCAACACCTAGCGTCATCAAAAAAGAGCGTTTACTACTTTCACAGTTCGTCTTGTCACTTTCTGGACAATCTTTCCAATGAACATTCATATATTTTGTAATCTTATCAAATTTAATTTTTGTTAACGATTGAGACTTTGTTATGTCAGTTTCTCTCCTATTCCATTCTATTATTTTAGTTTCTGGCCAAGTACTTTCTTCGGGTGCTTTTATAATATTTGTAATATTTGCGGTCTGTGACTGTAATGAAGCGCGCTCTCCTGTTCTTGTTGTTGTACCATATTTTGAAAAATTACTTCGAATAGTATTACAACTTGTATCAGTAGGTGTTCCTGTTTCTCTAATATTTAATTCAGGTATGTTTTGAAAGCGGGGACAGTGCCATTTATCTCCTCCAGGAGTTCCACGCGGACCTACAGCAACAGGTGTATCCCCTACTTGAGTACCCTCCACATTCAAATTTTTTGAATCATACACATCTGGCGCAGTCCCATTCACATGTGTACAACCTGTTACAATATACTTATTCATATTGTCCTCCATCCTTTCCTCTGCGTTCCAATTTTCCCTTCCATCTGTTTTCAATAGTTGTTTGTTACAGGACGCCACCGCCGCATCCAATAAATCAAAATTTATTCGTTTATTAGAATCGTATAATGAAGTATATCTTGAATTCCATAACATTCTGGAACATTCCGTTTTATCAGACTCCTCACTAAAATCTCTGCAACTAGGATTCCTATTATACTCTGTAGGAAGAGATTGTATGTGATTCAAATAGTCTTCACACTTATTATTTAAAACACTGTATAAGGTCTTTCCTTTGGTAATATCGATATAAAAATAAAATCGCCTATCGTGATACCAGGCAGGCGCATCTACCGGAACAGGTACAGTACGTTCACATAGTTTTTTTCCGTATAAAATATCAATTGTTATTTCTTTTATTTCACATTGAATATCACATGACAGTTCCGATGATGAAATAATACCGTAAATTTTAGAAATATATTCAAATGTACCTGTTCCATCATAATTGATTACCATGTTTTTACGAGATTTATCATAATAAAATTGCGCCATTTTATTAAGCATGTTTACATGTGAAAAATCCACAAGAAATGGGTATGTATCATATTTGTCTTTGTAAAGATAATGATTCGTATACACATCGTCTGTTTCAAAAACACCTGAAGCAATTTGATTAAATTGTGTAGGATCTAATGGATTTGCTACAAGTGCGTACTTTTTATCCATAGTATAAATAGATAGAGTTGGATCATAATAATAATAGGGTGGTTTTACTTGCTGCTTTAATCTAACAACAGGTTTAGAATCTTTCTCACCCCAACAAATATACGGGCCAATCGCATACGATACATCACCAATTAATGGGATTGCAGAAAATAGTTCCCACCCAACTTCTCCTCCAGGTAATTTATAAAATGCATCCTTTAAATTCCATTTAGCATCTGGAGGACATAACGCAATACTTTCATCAACAATAAGAGACATCAATACAGGAATCCAACTAACCAAAGAAAACATTATAAGTTTTATAAATGTGGATGCGAGACCACACGCAGTTAAAAATGATGCAACCCATGCTGCTATTGCTGCTGTTGTTGCTCCAAATGAAAAAAATCCTGTTGCAACACCTTGTGCTGTTGCGGTGGACGCGGTAGATGCACAACTTGCCAATAATATTGAATCAACAATTGCGAGCTTTGCAATATATTCGGCCATTTTTTTAATAAAACTTACGGTAGTTTTCGCTACGCCCTTTAAAATATCCTTCGGTTTTACTGCTTTTAATGCGGTAGTTATAGGCTGCAGTCTAGTACCCAAATATCGATTGAAATTCTTCCAAAAGGCTCCTTTTTGGGATGGACTTATCACGTCTGTTGGCGCCCTATTGTCTACTGCCGCCGCTCTAGCAGTTGTCTTTCCTACCTCTTCAACAGCAGCGCCTATATTTTGTTTTGCGGCGAATTCAATATTAGCTTTTCTTTTGTCAAGTTGGGCCCTTGCCTTTTCTGTCAAATTACCATCGGAGTCTCTTTCTAAATCACTCTCTAAATCCTTTAAAAATTTTTTAGTTTCTTCCTCTGTTGCGTTATTTTTTCTTAAATCTAGACCCTCTTCCGCTGCTGCAGCAGCCCAACTCATCGTAGGACGTGCCCATGGCTGTTTTTTTATACTTAGAACATTTCCAAGACCAGGCACTCTTATAGTATATCTAGGGATGCTTGCGTCTACCCTTTCCCTAATACGCAAATATAACTTTTGTCTTTCGGATAAACCCACCTGCTTAAGACTCCATTCCATAATTTGACTTGTATACAAATCTTGGAATGCCTCTGCTGTTACAGTTGAGATCATTGAACCGGTACCATATACTGTAGTCTGAAACACATTAGAACGATATGCATTCTGTCCTGTCTGATTATCACTTTCAATAAATGAAGATGGATTTGCACTTCCAAATAAAGTTTTAATGTAAGCTTTTTCATATAACAGTTGTGATACACGAGGATTTATATCTCCCCAGACTGTCTCATTTGGATCAAGCTGTCTATTATCATAATCCCAAGGCATCGGTGCTTTGGGATCAAATTCACTCAATTCCATAGCAGTATCATATGATTTTACAGTTGTTTTCGGTTCAGGTGACGATGGATTTATTATTGGCTCTACATTTTTAATATCATATACATCATATAGTAACATTTCATCATCTGTTTCGTTTGGTAAATCTCCATCCAATGACGTACTACACTTTCTCGAACATTTATTCTCATCTGCGGAACAAAACGACTGGCTACTTGGATTTTGAAATCCCTCATATGAGAGATATCCGTAAAGGCATACACCAACTAAAAGTAAAAACATTCCTATAAAAAAAAATATTTTTACCCAACTTCCCCTCATCTATAAGAGTGTTATAGATTGTCTAATTAATTTATAGCGCAATGTTCCGAAAATAAATACAATCTGAAAGAGATAATTTGCTATTTTAGCAAGAATTTTCTTTCAATTGTTGTTTAATGCCTTCTATATGTATTCTCATTGTGGATGATAGAGTTTCATTGCTCTTATCCATTTTTTCATAGGACATCTTCATAGAATTTAATGTACTGTTCAGAATAGAGCATATTTGTTCTTTTATATTTATAGTATCATTTGACCTATCAGTTTGATTCTGAAATCCATTTATTTTTTTAAAGACAAGATATACTAATACAACTACAAAAACGATCGGTAATAATAGATAGAGAATCTGTTTCATATAACTATACAATAAAAATATTTTACTATTTTACCGACATGTAGGCTAAGTTAGGTACACCCCGAGGATGTACCTAACTTAAGCCTAGATGCTTACACTAGTTATCTAGGCTTAAGTTAAGCACATTGCGGTAGACCAATTATTATTTCAAAACGTTTGATGCTTTAACATTTTGTATCCGGGAAATCCATTCACTGCGCATGTACTGAATCCAAAACCATCATACGTTCGATAGAGTGTAGATGATATATTGTTCATATCTCCAATTGATGTACTCACCGTTGTACTCATTATAGCAAGACCACTTGGTAATCCGTCAAATGAACCAATTCCACTACTCAACGTTTTACAAATATTTATTAGTTTTGGGTCTGTGATTGTTTCTCTACAATACATGATTGAAATTGCGCCTAGTTGTACGGTAGCACCCTTTAAAGTACTTATAGATGATTGAATTACACCACCTATACTCACCGTAGAAATGTAAATCGTATTTAATTTATTATAGGTAATACCATAATCTTCACATACATTCATCACACTGGATTCAATTTCACTGGGACCATAATCTTCGGACGGATCCTTGTTTACAAAGATTCCCATATTTTCAACGTAGGATTTCTGCGAAGGTCGAGTGTAACATGAATAATACCCCTCAAATGTTTTATAACATACACCAGAAAATATATCATTTGTACTAAATAATATACGAACCTGCGATTGTGCATCATCATCCTCATTACAGAGATAAAATACTTTGTCACGTGTATTATATCTTGGACATTCTTTAAATTCAGAATCTGTTTGAAACCCTTCATTTGTCATATTGAGTACTTTAATAGAAATAAATAACAGTCCAATTGTGCAAAATAAGAATCCTATGATTCGCACAAGCAGACGTACTCTTTTGGAATACATCACCCTATTTGGTGATTAGATTCGACACCCATCAATCTTCACTATTTAGACTGTCCTTTAGCCGTTTCAATAAAATCTCACAGGAATTCTTCCAAGTATACGAAAGCACCTTTGCGCGCGCGGACTTCCCATGCTCCATACGCTTCTCCGAATTCAGAAGATACTCCTCCATCGCTAGACAAATGTCGTGTGGCTGACAAGAATGCGCCTCGCCACTTACCGGACTAAAACCATTGGGAATATAGTACCGGACAGTCGGTTTTACAAGAGATGCGTTTGATGAGTTGCAAAATTCCTTGAATCCACCAATATCAGGGACAACCTGCGGAACACCAACACCCATATTCTCAAATTGACAGAGCCCAAAACCCTCCCCATCGGCCGTAGAAATACCCACGTCTGCTGCGTTATAAAACAGATTAATTTCCTCGTCCTTAAAGGCCAAATTCTGCGTGGTAACAATCAACCTATTTCCGTACAACTCTAATGACACCTCGCGCATACGGAGTTCCCGTTGAAAGAGTTCAAAGAGCCACCAACCACCCTTATCCCCCTTATCACATACCGCAAGCAAATAAATCGGCTTCGTAGGGTACTTCACAATGAGCTCCACAAAAGCCATAATAAGAAGATCATAGCGCTTACGCGGCTGGTTGCGATTTAGATTTAGAAAGAGAAAAATATCGGAGGGAAGTTGGAGCTGTTTCCGCGCAAGCTCCTTCGGCATAGGGAAATACAGGCTTGACTGAAATCCATGAAGAAGAACATCTATGGGTCGGGTGACTCCTTGCTCCTTCAATAACTGTTTCCAATAGGGCGTAAATGCGAAAATACGATCAGCATCCCTATTGAGCACGTCCAGAAGCATCTGGGGCTGCATCGTATAGACCTGGTCACAATAGACCCAAACCTGGAAGTTCCTCTGAATTCCCGACTTCCGAATCTCCTCCAAAAAACGAGTAACTACACTCAAGTCGTTATAAATCATGACTACATTGGGACGCTTCCTGCGAATCACGTCGGGAAGCGCCTGAATCCCGAAACCCTGTTGAAGGGGCTTCTCAAGGGCCATCGCATCGACTACATCCACATTTGGAGGATACGGACGAAATCCCGCAGGAACTTCGGACTGTTTCTGGAACGCAAAATGCGTGAGTTGAATCCAAGGATGCCTTGCGAGTTCCGAAAGAATTCCGTAACTGACCTTGGAATAGCCGGTGTATTGATGAACATGTGTACTGACCAGCATAAATTTTACTTGATTTGCGGAACTCGTTGTAGCCCCGGTAGTTGCTGTCGCCGTTGTAAACATGGAGCCGAATCCAATACTGGAAAGGGTCTGCTCGGTCTGATGTTCTTGCGGCGTAGCCTCTTCAGTAACAACTGCTGTTGTTCTGGTAGGTATATCATCTGCCTTGGCCAACATCTCCTCCAATGACTTTAAATACTCTGGGACCTCATCAAAGGTGGCCATTCTATGATGGAATATGGAGAATCACTTTAGACCGTTAGAGCTTATGCGTCACTCCAGTCTAAGCCGTCCCCACATAATTCCTATAGAATATGGAGGAAGTACAAATGGCCCGCAGTCCCTACAAGAAAAAAAAAATTCCTCGCGCTGTGCGTGAAGCAGTCTGGTTACACCATTGTGGTCGTAGATTTGAACGAAGATGTTTGACACCTTGGTGCAAAAATAGCATAACCGTCTTTGACTTTCAGACCGGCCATAATATCCCGGAATCAAAGGGTGGTACGATGACTCTTGACAATCTTATACCCCTATGTAGTCGTTGTAACCTCTCTATGGGAAACCAATATACATTTCAAGAATGGGCGGCACAAATTTCGTCATCTACTACCTGGTGGAAACGCCTTTTTGGATTCACTGCAACTTCCACCCATAAAATCACACCTTTAAAAACTGCGCAACGTCCGTACAAACATCATTCACCCATTTCTTCCAACCCTTTAGTAACTCCGCTCTATACACCTCAATCCTCCTCTGATTCGTCATCAACGTCATCATAAGACGCACAGCATCATCCCAATTCGTAATAGGAAGCAATGGAATACGAGCGGATATCCAGCAAAACCACTCCTCGTTCTCCTGGGTCTTCAAGACAAGAGGAATACAACCACTTTCTAGAGCCTCGTATAAACGGAATGTTTCGTGATTCATACCACGAGGGCATGGAATGAAGATACTATTTGACATAATCTCAGTATATTCGGTAGATGACAGACCCGCAGGGTCGTTCCATTGCTCGAGAAATTTACACTTGTGTGAAAATGAGGCATCCGTCAACGGTTTCATATCCGTTGACCGATTCATCCAGTTCGTTCCAAAAAATGACCAGTGTAACTCTCTAAATGGGATTTCAGGTGTTCTCGCATTTTCCTTTGCATACCGATACCCAAGAGGGATAACCGTAACTTTGTGCAAGATCTCTTTAGGAATATCGGTACGCGGATAAAAGCGCAGAACTTTCACACATCCAGGTAGAGCATATGCGATAAGAGGATCCCGATTTTTCTCCAACATTCCTTCGTCGCTCAAATGTAGAATTCGGAATTTTGCTCCTGCAATACTCCAGACATTTAAGAGTTGTGTGGCTTCCATAACATACGGCCGCTGTAAAATGAAAATCGGACAGTCTGTGGGGGGCGTTTCTGAAGCCACGTCCACGGAAACACTCGTTATATTCCCGAAAATCCGGAGCAACCAGTCACGCTCACACAATTTAGAAAAGTCCAGACTATGCGCCTTCAGACATACAAATCGGAAAGGGAGAACGGTTGTCTCTTGAACAACAATGGGCTTCACTGTGACCGGTTCAACGGATACTGTGGGAGGCCGTTTATTATAGATGATGTCCAAGGAAACACCGAGCGTCTCGTTACCATTCGACTTAGAAATCTGTAGCGCAACTTCCTCTTTTGTAAAACGCTCATCATTGTTCCAGAGGTCACTGTCAAACTTATCCACTCGCGAAAAATTATTGAAATCACTGGATGCATAGGTAGGGTCGTCGTCCTGATAGCAACCTGCGACCAAGGGTGTCAAAAAATAGGTAATAATATCGGAGTTCGGCCCACATAACACATGGTCAGCACTCGTCCAATACCCGCCCTTTTTCAAGATCATCTTAAAAATCTTATCGGCTCCCTTTCTGGATAAAACATACGCATACGCGCAAGAATGAAAATACGGGACAGGAACTTTTTGTCCGAAAAACTGATTTGGTTTAATACGGCTGTAGTATTTTGTCACCGGCTCCAATACACCCTCAAATCCTGCGCGATTCGGTGGAAGAATACCGCCCAAATAGAGAACATCATAGTCCTCGGGGACATGCTGCATAGACGCCTCGAGAGTATCGCGCCAACCCGGAACCATCTTCACATCATCCTCAAAAATCAAATAATTCCCGATTTCATCCTGGTCATTCACAAGTTTCCACCAGAGTTCCATATGTGATAACGCACATCCGAGTACGGCCTTCTTCCAAAAAAAGTCGTTTGGTTTAAAAATCATCGCAATCTCCGGTGTGAGTTTGAGCATACGACCGTCTACCGCTGAACAGCGCGTGACAAGACCCTCTAAATCTGGATGTGTCTTGTAGAACTTCTCCATACGGTCAGGACGCCTGTCTAGATTAATCACAAACATATCATCGATACCCTGAATGGGCTGGAGATGTGTATTGAAATTCCCACGATGTACATAAATTGACCGACCGGATAGAAACGTCTTGCGCATGCTGTGGTCGCCATAAACCGTGTCCAGCGGCAGAAGCGGCACAGGGAAACGGCGCACGAGCACACTCAGAACACTCTGGTCCTGGCGATGCCCGTAGCTCTGTCCATCCGTCGCCACACCAGAAAGACGCGGCCCCACAAGCACGGAGCGAATCTGTCCAAGACGGAAGGCCTCCGCGAAGAACTGGACGGCGAGCTCGGACCCACTGCGGAAATATGCGCTGCCCGCCCAAATCTGCTTCGCCTTCCGCTCCTCCTCCGTGACATTCAAGACCCCGCAGAAGGCCTCGCTGCACCAACGCTCGTTCTCTTGGCGCGGGTCCTCTAGGCACGCCAGACCACTCTCTTGGGCTGCGCGCATCCACTCCATCGGCCACTTGCAGAGAACGGCTCCAGCATCCATATACAGGATCATTTTCCCCTTGAATTCCGGTCGCGACGCCATAGTATGATAAACCCAGAGTTTCCACGCATAGTGCGTCGGATCCCAGAAATCTGCAAATTCAGGCGGTGCCCAGTCTGTCGGCACAGTTTCAAAAGTCGCAAATGGATACTTACTTTTTAGCAACTCTACAGACTCGTCGGGAATGTCGCCCCCATTCCAGACATGCGCCTGGAGCCCTACGACGGCTTTAGTTTGCGCAGCGATGGACCCCAACCAATGTTGAAGACTTCCTAAAAATTTCCAGGTTACGTATGTGGTAAGAATGGGAACTTCTGGTACGAACACCGGAACTAAAGGTTTCTGCGGCGAAGCGGTATCCACAACTCCCAGAAATCTCGGCACATTCTTCACATCTGCGCCCATCATCGTCCACAATCTCTTTGCAACTTCGGATAACGTTCGGCGGGCGACCTCCACATCATAGGCCTTCAAGGCCGGAACGGACGCCTTCTTCTTCCATAGCATATCATCCCTATCAACAGCAGCAACCGCCTCACAGAGTTCCGCGGGTGTGGCGAATTTTCGAGCATCAATAGCGCCTTCCATGTTAAAATCATGCTGAACCTCAGGGTCACCCCAATAAATCGGCACGCAGCCTGCGGCCTTTGCGTGTAAATACTTCTCCGTCGTATAACCCGATTGCGCAGAATTCTCATAGGTCAGGCAGAATTTATACTTCCTATAGAGGGCAACCTTATCCAATTCACCCCCGCCGCCGCCTGCAAAAGGGGACGTAACCGGCTCTACGTTTGTGTAAAGACGTCCGGCTGAATCAACCCTCTTATACTGTGAGAGCCACTGGAACGCCGCATTTCGCACAGGGTTTCTAGGATTTGTTACAACGAACGAACAGAAGCTGGTCCTAGATTCCAACGTTTCCTCTGAAGTGCCAGTACACCAGGCCAACGGCATCGGCTTCGGATTACGAAGCCGCTCCACATCGGCTCCAAACCAATCAATGTATGTAAGCCACAGGGGGAAGCGAACGTACTTGTCCGGTGGAATCATCTTCAAATGGTCAAATCCAAGGTTCAGTTTCACAGAAGGCTCAAAAATGGGTCGAGTATTCTCACCCGTAAAATGAACCTTAGGGATGTTCGGGTCAACCCGTCTCCACTCGGACCCAAACGGACCGAACACGAGCAAATCAGGAGCCTCCGTACTTTTTCGTAGGTCATACCCCTCTACGCGTCTGGGTGGAATCATATGTCTACCCGCATCATTCAAAAGCAGCGTAAAAAAGTTGTATTCTGGATTAAAACTCTCCCACATGTCAGAAAAACCAACCCGAAAAACGTCGGACTTCGGCTTTATGGGCGTAGGCCGAAACTCAGGCTCGCATACAGCCTTCGCTGTAGAATCAGGTAATGGCGGCGGTGTAACAATCACTCTAAATAGAGCCTCACCTATTGCTGCGGACCACCCAGCCTTCACGTAGGGACTTATAGGGCTCCAACGCCGAAGTATCTCTTCACGCCGTTTATTATCCACCGAAAACCACCCCGCCTCCGTCCGCAAATCTTCCCGCAAATTCTCAAAGGCCGTCGCAGCCTCCCCTACACTGTTGTCGCTATAATACAGTCGCTCCGCCCCGTTCCCGACATCCTTAAACGCCGGCGAATTATGAACAACGGGAATACCAACCCATGCCAGGTCCAAGAGAACCGGTCTTAGACCCCGAAAACGCACATGTATCAGCGCCACGTTATTCTCCTCTTTAATCCAATCCACCGAACGCTGTCGCCCCACACACGAGCCGCTCAAATCCAGGTCGCTACAATGCTTCAAGATATTCTCCCGAAAAAACTTGCTCTTCTCTATTGCGTCCCCGTTGTGAAGTCTCCAACCACTGAGCGGAATCTTTCTGCGCATAACCTCCCTCAAAATTACCAAGGGTAGTGTGCTATTGCTCGCATTCGTGTTATTTGTGTCAACAATAGGCACAAACAAGGGCGCATCTATGTTCCCCGACCATGTCTTTCCACCGGTGCTGCGATTATAAATTTCCGAAATCAGAGGCGTCCACACGTATGGGACGCGGCGCACGGGAACGCGCGCAATCGTTTCTAAAAGCGACACATCGTCCTCATCCGTAATATCGTTTATCAGCCAGGCTTCACATATTCCGGACAACTCGCGTGGAGAACACATAAGAGGATATATACTCTGCTCTATCTCCTGAAGCACGAACGGCTTTCTTATGACCCAGATGGAACGTGTGGCCATTACGGACCGCTGTACAGCCGTCAACGTGAGCGGTGCAACTTCAAATAAAATATCATAGGGCACATCTGGCGGTGGATCATCCAAGTGCACAACCTTGAATATGGTTTGTAGCACCGCACAGTCGTCCCACCACGACTTTTTTCCCCGCACATTCAAGAGAGTCGCCTCGTGTCCGAGCCCCTTCATTAATTCGGCCATAGCCATTGTAATACCCGCAATACCCGAACTGAATACAGAGTGCTCAATGAGCGTTGTAATAGCAATCCGCATTCTCGCACTGCTATAATATGGACAAGTATGTTTAGACCTTAGTTCAAAAATCAATCTCGTTTGAGCAACAACTCGTTCCAGCGCCGATGATTTTCTGGGTTATATGGTGAATGCCTCCACGCGAGCACCTGTGCATGTGCTCTATAGGCCTCTAATTTCTCCGCATGACTTGTGTGCGCCTCCTCCAGTTGCTTGGCTCCTGCAGCAATATCGTTCCCCTTATAATAATAACCAAAATCCCCCCATGTTCCGCAATTATGTACAAGAGGAAACCCACCCCAGAAATGTTCTAGGGCCATATAGTTATATTCGTTATTATACTGGTGCGCAACAAAAAGTGCTGTCGGCCACTTCTTCAATGCGTCCACTATACTTGTGCGATCCGCATATTCTATCCGCCCGTCTGTAAAAAGGTCCAGCGTGGGCTCTATAGACTTGGAAAAATGTGGGGTGTCTTTCATGCGTGGACCATTGAACACGACAACCTTGCCCTTCCAAGAGCGACCATTGGTCCTGTACCAGCGCTCCACAATAAGCAGAGGCACAAGAGAGGCCTTCTGAAAAGAAATGTTCGGCTCCATAATCAATATTACATCGTCATCCTCTCTTGTACGAGGTTTCCAACGTAAAACCTCACCCCCATCTCGCGTAAATACGGCCGGGTCCCACACATACGGCGCAATCATATCCTCCAAATTCTTCGGCGGAATCACGTGATTCAAATAAGCCGCATATTCGGCATGCTGACCATAATGCGGAGAAACCCAAATCTTATCTATTTTTTCTATAACGTGATGCGTAAAATGCATTGTAGGATAGAACATCGGCGTTTCAATATCAATGTTCAAAATATTCCCAAGATATACTTTCACGAGTTTCCCTCCACACATCTTCACAAACTCCCGTAAAAGTGGATCAATACTCATCCCAATCTCAATAAGCGCAATCACAGGAATAGGCCTCTTCAGAATCTCCTCTGTATTCATAAAACGACACACATGTATCATCGCAGGAATTTTCTCCAAATTGGTCGGCTTATCATTGACAACTAAGATGGGCGCATATCCCATGGCCTCAAACATCTTATAGAGGACAAATACGTTCTGAAATAGACCATTAGAAAATAGATTATCATTCGTAATTGTTGCCGTGGCTAACAGAACAACTTTACGCTCTTTTACGGCTTTTACATCAGATAGGAGCATACTTGGACGAATCATACATGGATTTCCAAAATTTACTGTCATTCCTGGAAGGTGTTTTGTAGACATCCCTTATATCTTATAGGCTCTGTTGAAACTGGTTAAAGCCCCTCTCAAGTAATGACACTCTCTCTTGTAAGGATTTCACTGATTGAATGAGCACCGGTATAATTTTGAAATAATCCACTTTATAATATCCGTCACTGCCTTTAACGACTGCTTCCGGTAAAACTTCCATTAAACTTTGCGCAACAACACCGACATCACTCTTGTTTGTTTCGGCCCACTCAAATCGCACGCCATCCACCGCTGATAAAATCGTTTCATAGTTGGTAATAGGATATGTATTACGTTTTAGACGTCCGTCGGATGCCGTCACAAATCCGGCCGCAGTCACTGTCCCCGAAAATGTCACATTAGAATCAGTTCCAATTACAAATGTGCTGGCGGAACCCTGTACAAAAGCGAGTCCTGTCCCTGTGGAAAATCCCAAGCTCAAATATCCAGTAGATGGAGTTCCAAGACTTTCACTAACAGAGCCTGTGGATATTGCATCACTTCCTGCGAAAATATCTCCATTATACGAAAGCGACACATTGCACAGATTCAACGCCGAATACAGTTGAATTGGACTAACACTAAAGTTAGATATTGCATTCACATTAATCTGTTTCCTTTCATAATCAACCATTTCCCCTATATTTGCTACCTGATTTGACAAGTAACTTATGGGCGATACTCCCGACGCACTTGTCACTACATTCTGTAATTCTACAATGTTCAATACAGACATGTCCACTATCTGCTCTATCTCTTTCATATGTTTTAAGCGCGACAGAACAACGAGTTCTGGCGGCGGCACATGCCGGTACAAATATTCTCCGTCACAAACAATAGAGTATTATGCCGTCTTATATTGTCACTGCAAGCACATCCGTAGTACTTGTAGACACATCCGTTCTTACCGCCGGCCAGGCCGCCATTGTTCTTCTTTCTAGCCAAACTCCTGCGGGCCGAACAGTAACCATTCGGGACTCCCTGGGAAATCTATCATCCCCACAATCAATAATTGTCAGCACCACGAACGGCATCCGCTTTACTGATGGAACGAGCAGCATCGTTGTTTCAAATCCCTTCGCATCTCTTACAGTGTCATCAAAGGATGCAAATACCTGGAATATCATCAATACATTCGCCTTTCCTCTTGGACAAACCGTCGCGAATGTCCGCTCTTTAACCACCTCCACCATTACAGGCGGAAACGCCTCCATTACGGGTGTTCTAAGTAGCCAGCAGTTGACAACCTCCTCTCTTGTAGCAAACTCTACGTCCCAGGTCTTCGGCCCCCTGTTTGCAAGCACTCTTGTTGTCGGAACAACAAATCCGGCCTCACCACCCTATCAAACGAACCCAGGCTATGCGGCCTACATTATGGGAAATTCCTTCATATCATCTAATGCATATGTGGGAGGGAATTTGAGTGTGGGCGGCGCGGTGACATTCACCAGTACGGTCAATATTACCGGCTCACTGAATATAAATAATAGGCTAAATGTGACAGGGTACACAACATTCCAGGGACCAGTCACAGTATCTGGTGCAGGTTTCATAGAGGCCCAGAGTATTCAGACCCAAAGCACACTGAACGTCATCGGTCTTACAACATTCAATTCCGCCCTCTTAGTAAATTCCAGTATTCAGATTGGGACAACACTTACAGCCAATACGATACAGACAAGTTCCCTACAGGTAACAGGGGGTGCCGCAGGGCTAATACAATTCGGCAACGGACCAATACTACGAACACAGGGTTCCAATCTGATAATTACCTCAGGAATCTTCACACCCACACTAAGTACAACGACACTTCTAGCAACTCTCGGAATAAGCACAACGAATCTCTGTGTAACCTCATCCATACATGCAGACGGCGTTTCTCATTTCAATCTCAGTTCTACAGCAATCATAAATCCCAATGGAAGTCTTATAACGGGTGCAATCCAAACAAATACCCTAGAGGTATCCAACTCCATTGTTGCAAATTCCTTCATCGCATCCACCTTTACAACCTCCTCATGTTTTGTTCAGGACTCCATCCAGACTCTATCACCCACCAGTTTCATAAGTACAGGAATTTTAACCGCCTCCTCAATAAATGTCAACACAATTTCTACGGGAAATCTTGTCATCAATTCCATAAACACCCCGCAAATTCAGGTAAGTACACTACAGGTTTCCCGCAGCATTGTCTGCTCTCCTCTGGTCAGTACAATAAATTTCACAAGCGCAACCATCGACAATTCACAGGGCGTAATACAGACTTCCTCATTTAATGCCTCATCAATCACAGCAAGTTCACTCATATTTCAAAACGGTCTCTTTCAGACACCGAACCCTTTTGTAATTTCCGCACCCATTACAACGTTTGACAGTGCGCTCACAAATACGCTCGTAACAAGTACGCTACAAACATCCACTTTCACTACTACGAGACTCACAGTGGGAACAGCTGTAACTACTGGAAGTCTCGGACCGGATTTTTTCTATAGTACGATTGGTGGCCCATCCACAAATATTTCTATTAGCGGTGGTCCCGGAAATTACTTGGAACCTTTCATTTTATCCAATGTCGTCCCTTTTGCACAGGACCCAACAGATCCCTATACAAGCTACTCTTATTTTCAGGTAGACTACAAGGGAAATCCACCACCCGCTGGTACGGCAATTCAATACACCGTAAATTTCTTCTGGGGCGGTGAAATCAACTCCTATGTTCGCTTGGCGAATGGACAGGGTCCAAGTTTTTATGGAGCAAATGCGAGTGACCAATCGGCCACGGGAATTCTAAATCTTAGCAGTTTTTCCGTAGAGGGATTCTTATATGGCTCGAGTCGTTACTACGTGACATTTAATTATACCTTTAATCCGGCTGCGTCGTACATAGATTCCAATGCTGTCGTGGAATTCAACACAGGTCGTCTGAATTGGAATTACTCTCTGAACGGCACAACCATACAGAATGCGCTAAACGATATGAGTATACGCAATGTCTATTATTACGGCTCTCTGAATTTCGCGTCGGACCCCCGCATCAAAGAGAATATACAAGATGCAGACTTGAAAACCTGCTACGACACCATCGCAGCACTACCTCTACGTACCTACAAATACAATGCAGACTATTGCTCGACGTTCCAAATAACGCAAGAGGAACGCTTCGGATTTCTTGCGACCGACCTTCTTCCCCACTTCCCCAAATCCGTTCATGAATCCGATACGGTGTTTCCTGCAATATCAACACCACTTCTTACAATTGATACTGCGCAAGTAGAAATGGCACATCTGGGCGCAACAAAATATATTATTGAGGAACTAGAGCGGTTAGAGGGAATCCTTGAAAAACTGAAATCGTCCATGTGAACTGCTGATTTTTCGTCATCATTTTATACTATTCATTGATAGAGGTCTATGTCAATAAATATTATAAATGAAAGCACATCTATCGTAGCAGTTCCGATAAAACAACTAACTACTGGACAATCTTCTGTTGTATATGTATCAAGTACAAGCAACATTGGTCAACTCACCACCATTTTTGATGTTCAGGGATTCCTTTCTGCGCCACAAATGATTCTTGTTTCAAGTGTAGTCGATTGTGATCTAGGTCCCGGTGTATCATCAACACGCATACAACAGAGATTCGGCTACGTCACGCTGCGCTCTTTAACAAATACGCGCTGGAGTGTGGTAAATGAGAATTCTTTCCAAACACCGAACGCCGATTATTCCATCGCCGGACTTCAATACAGTACAATTCAAACGTCCAACGCCGTATTTACATCATCCGCAAACGTGAATATCGCTTTTGTGCGCACCATTTCTACCACGACTGCAGCTTTTTTTGGCCCTCTCTTTATAAGTAGTTTTGGTGCGCCCACCACGTCAACATTCCTCACAAATACACTTTTCAACGCCTCCAATTACACGGTGCTATCCAGTCTAAATGTGGCCCAAGGTACCTCTATTCTTTCTGGCGCGTCCACACTTCAGCCTGCAATAGTTCAAGGTGACTTGAACACCCTCGATGGATTTACTACCACAAGCACCATCTTTCTACAGAGTTCTCTTACAACGACGCAGCGAATTCTTGTAGATTCCAATATCACAGTACAGGGTTTGGTAACGGTTTCATCGAACGTTCAGTGCTTCACGAGTGCAAGCACATTCATTACAACGACATCCAATGTTAACGCGAGCCTGATAACCACAAATGTAATTGGATTTTCTGCTGCACAACTTTTGGCCGGCCCAAATGCTTCCTTATTCGTTTCGTCTGCCCTCAATGTACTCAATCTTCTCCGGACATCTACCTTGAACACTGTGGCTCTATCCACGACGAGTATCTGCATATTATCTTCTATATACGCGCCGACGCTTTCCATTTCCAACGTGCGCATTGTAAATACGGGCGGTTCTCTCTCCACATCATCTATTTTTGCCACGAGCGCACTGTATACTACCTTATATGGTTTCAACACAACATCGACACTTTCACTGATTTCCACACAGAGCTCCTATTTCTCCACACTGTTTACTAGAAACGAGCTCTACGCGAAAACAACCATCAACGCCTCCCACGCAAATATTGATAATCTATATTCTGACCGGATTGTCACAGATGTATTTAGACTCGGGGGTTCGTCGGGTATTGAATTGAACTCTCTATCCCTGTCATCTATCATCATTTCTAGTGCTATTTTTGCGTCTCAAATGAGTTCTTTTGTTGCGCCAAACGCCACTATAGGGGTAGGCCGATTGAACACAACAACCGCTTCTGTTGGTGGAGCAGTAACGACAAATTCGCTGACGATTGTAAAGGGAATAAGCGACACAGGTACTCTTCAAATAAGTACATCTGCACTAAGTACAACAAATATCACCGCGATTTTTGTTTCTACAAACGTCGGAAACACAAGTACACTTCGCCTATCAAATGCTGTATTTGGACCCGTGCTCACTGCAGACCCATCCGCACCATATTTTATCCCCTCTACATTTTCTGGATTTTCCTCAAATAGCCCATCACAATACATAAAGGGCTCGGGTGCGCCGTTTTCACCTTTCCATATTGTTGCATCCGATGATTCACGTATAGGCGCCTACATTTCAGGTGGCACGCGCATCGCGTATTTGACCATAAATTATTCGTTTAGAACAAACGCGCTTTCCACTGTGGGAAATGGCTCCATCACCTTAAAAAATCCAATAGTGCACAGCACACTTCTTACCCTCTCTTCTACTACTATAGCGGGCGTTCAAACCTACAGCATGTCTAATTACGAAATCGACACAAAAGTCATTTCATCAACCTATACCTATAATATGGTTGGACCAATGACATACACGCCCCCGTCTACACTGCAGTCCCAACAAACTCTTATAGCCGGCGGCAGCGCATCAGATATATTCAAACTCGCCTATAGTTCGGATGCAGGTGCATCGTGGACTGCACTTCCATACGTAGGTTTTCAAACTGCAACTTACGGCATCGGCTTCAGCGGCTCCAAGTGGCTCGCAGTCGGCGACGGAACTACAAACACAATGATAATTTCATATACGGGAACAACCTGGTACAATCTCGGAAAAACCGTATTTACCGTGCGAGGGCTCAGCATACAATGGAACGGCTCCATCTGGGTCGCCACAGGCGAAGGAACAAATACACTCGCAATATCTTACGATGGAATCACGTGGACAGATCAAGGCACATCCATATTTTCTCTAAGAGCATGGTCCGCCGCCGCCTCAGGAACGACTTGGGTCGCTGTTGGAGAGGGAACGAATACAATAGGACGCTCTGCAAATAACGGGGCCACCTGGACTGGACTCGGAACATCCATTTTCTCCGTTGCGGCCTATGGTGTTGCGTGGAACGGTTCCATCTGGGTTGCCGTTGGCCAAGGTACAAATACTATTGCAACCTCCTCTGACGGTATCACCTGGACCGGACAAGGAACCGCCGTTTTTTCCACCTCAGGGCGCGTCGTCGTATGGAACGGGGCGTATTGGCTTGCTGCATCCGACACAAATGCTCTCATTGCGCAGAGTTCTAATGGAACGTCCTGGTCTACTGTGAGCGCCCCCGCCGCCGCCATATTTACGCTTGTATGGACGGGAACACAGTGGGTTGCAGGTGGACAAGGTGCTACCCAAATAGCAACATCACCCGACGGAATCACATGGACATCAGTAATAACGTCTTCCCTTTTTACGGCGGTTCACGCACTCACCACGAGAGCCCAGAGCCCATACACACCACCCCCTCTTTCTATTATTGGCGGCCAAGGTACAAATCTTCTTGCAACCTCTACTGACACGATTAACTGGACACCCCGCTCCGTTCCGTTCACCTCATCTGTAAGATCCATCGTATGGAATGGCGCACTCTGGGTTGCAGGCGGCTCTGGAACGAACGTGATTGCAACATCCGCAGACGGTATAAACTGGACGGGCGTTCCTATTGCGAATATGACCGCCGTTTTCGGTGTTGCGTGGGGTCATGGAAAGTGGATAGCCGTCGGAACCGGCTCAGGAACATATACGCGCGCCGAATCTCCCGATGGAATCACGTGGACTCCTTATACAGCCAGTACTGGCAATTTTTTTGCTGGAGCGGCCTATGGAATTATCTGGGCGCAGGGCATCTGGCTTGCTGCAGGAACACCCAACGGGTCCGGAATTCTCTTCTCACTTGATGGTGTAAATTGGATTCCACAAATCGTTTCCGTATTTACAACCGGTCGTTGCGTTTCGTCCAATGGGACTCTTTTTTTGGCCGGCGGCTCCGGGCCATCCTCCAAAATGGCTTATTCTTTAGAGGGGTCTGTTTGGGACACAGTGAATTCCCCATTTACTACGCAAGTGAACGGAATTGCCTGGGGGGAAAATATCTGGGTCGCCGTTGGCCAAGGCACACACACATTGGCCTATTCCTATAATGGAATTACATGGGTCGGACTCGGAATATCCATGTTTTCTACGGCAGGCAACGGAATTGTCTGGACAGGTTCTGGATGGATAGCAACTGGTCAAGGTACAAATACACTTGCAACATCCTTGGATGGAATTACATGGGTTGGTCAGGGGAACACAATATTCACAATTGCGGGAATGGCTTCTGGAACCCAAATACTCCAACCAAACACAACAGTTCAACGAGAGGAGCCTGTAGGTATTCGCTGGGTCGCAGACGGAACGGTAATTTTAAGCCCCTCTATAGTTGAAAAGCCTCCACGCACAAATCCTGGCTACGATGCTTACGCGAGGTCCGCCGACGGATACACTGACGATGCGTTCCTACAATTTCGTCCCTTTCAAATAAACGGCTCTGTGCGTATTGGTCTTACAACTATAATAGCACCTCTCAGTACTCTTTCGTACGCCTTTTCACTTACTGACGCTGGAAATTTAGAAATTTGGATCGGCGGAGCCCTAACAGTCTCTGCAGGCCCCTTCGCAATTTCGGACACGTTCCAAATTACATATAACGGAGCACAAATTTCGTTTCAAAAAAATTCGCTCGAATTATTTTCGTTTGCACGTGCGCCTGGCCTCCCACTTTTTCTGGAGGGGCAATTCAATTTGGGAGGAACTCGCCTCTATGATCTAGAATTTCATCCACTCAACAAAATTTCCCAGAGTATAACACAACCCAACCAATTCTATACAACTGCGAAACCTGCTGGTCTCCTTGTACCCGCTGTAACATTTCGCCGACCCCTTGTGGAAACCGCATTTAACCCCTCACTTTGGGAATTTACGATCCCCATGTCAGGAAATCTTACGACACCCTCAAGTATGCTCTATGCAGATGTATTTGTCAGCACAAATTTCCTCTTTTCAACGGCGACTCTACAGACCGCTCTAGGTCCAATACCAAGCACATATAAATTATCATACACACTCTCAACATCAGTAACAACCGTTCCTGGTGACTTACTAGAAGTCAATATCTATTCACAACATTCCAGGGGGTTCGCATCTATCTACAGTACGAGCCTAACAACGTCCGTGTATAATCTGTCATCCGTACAATATGTAGAACTCACTCATAACACCCTTACAGGTACACAGACAAGCGACCTCTCTTTAACTATACGGAATCTCTCTACACCTCTCAATTCCTATGTGAATTCGAATGCGGGTATAGAAATGAATCGCGGATTTATGCGGTGGAACGGAAGACAGTACGGACTCGCAATACAGAATCAGTTTAACGACCTACAAACGAGAACACTCACCTATACGGGTGCACTGTACACTGCATCTGATTCCAATGTGAAGCACAATATAGGATACGCAACTACAGGGGCGTTGTTTGAAGCAATTCAAACAATTCCGTTGCATCGGTACAGTCTACTTCGCTCCTATCGAGAGAAATTCCGCGTGGAGGACACAAATCAATTGGGAGTACTCACCACAGAAGTTGCTGCAAAATTTCCAAAGATGATAAAAACAGTCGATTCGGAATTTTTGCGCGACTTACAAACGGTAGACAGAGCGCAATTCCGTTACGCGCATTTGGGGGCTACGCAACATATTATGGGTCGCCTATCCACATTGAAGTCTAGAGTCTGCGAGGCGCGCGAGTGGCCCTAAATAGAACCTCATACATAAAAAGTAGGATGAACAACTTCAAATATAGTAATTTCCAACCAGATTCAGAAACGGATTCCGGTTCAGAATCTGATTCCTCTTATACAACAACCTCGTCTAGAAGCACAGAAGGCTTTACAAATGTAACTACTACTGCAAATTTTCCCCTTTTGGCCTCCGCCCTTTCAAAAGGATTCTCTCTCAATGACGCAGCAAATGACTCAGGAGATGGTGCAGAAACAGGCACTTCATCACAATCTGGTGTACCATCTCCTGATCCAACCACAATTTCCGGTCCCATTCAAACATCTCAAATGCCTGCTATTGGATTCCCTATAACGGACAGCAAACTTCCGAATTTCTCCAATCTATACATCACACCCGATGTTTCAGGAAACACACTGGAAAGTTCATCGCAATCCGTCTCAAATGTGGTGATGATAGATAGTCGCAATAGGGATCGCACAGCCTTTCCACAACCAACCAATCTTACATTACGGCTTCCTCGCACATACCAGTCTGTCACGTCCTTCAGTATATCGCAGATAAAGTTACTATCATCCTTCTACTATTTCCGCGCATCTAAACAAAACATTTCCATCCCTATACACGAACTCGGTCGGCAAATATTAAACTCAATGGGTCAGACAATCAACCAGGTCATTACAAATACCCTTCGTCAAGGAACCTACGACATCAATAGCCTTCTAACAGAACTCACAACACAACTCAACAGTACCCCAATTTTCTACGATTTTCCAAATGGATTCCAAGATTTCGCAACAAAATTCTCTGTTACCGGTGATACTGCGCTCAATTTCAACTTTCCTGGCGATACATACTATGACGCACTTTTAAATACATATATACCGAATCCGTCAATAGACTTGATTATTTCCAAATATTTCAGCCAGCGTTATGCGAATCTTATCAATTATACCCTAGATAATATAAAAATCGCGTACTACTATCCCGTCTTAAAAGAGATTCTGTTAGACGCAAACTATAAGCAAACAACTATCAATCTTACATTGACAACGAGCGCAAACCAATTACAGGCAGGGGAAACTCCGAGGTCCAGAGTGATATATACGTTCACGGGACTCTTTGACCCCGTAGTTCTGGAAATCATTAACAATAATATTGCTCCACTAGACTCCTATAGGGTTCAGCACACATTTCGTTACTATCTGATAAATAAATACACAATTTCCTATGAATCACAGTCGAATATTATTATTTTACAGTCCCCAAGTTTGAACACAAGTCTTGTAAATCTGTTGAACTATCGGGCGAATCAGTATTTCACTGAGCAACTGAATTACTATAAACTCACGCAAGACCAGTACGCAAATCTCAATGCTCAGAATGCGACTTTATTTGCCGTTGTAAACGACATGTATCGTTTCTATCAACAAATCCTCGCCACAATTTTCGGAATACCATTCGGATCGTTCAGTCTAAATTATCTCGCGGATTCGCGTCTGACCCTACCCATACGTGACGGGATAAACGCAGAGGGTATTGCAACCAATTACAATGGCTCTATAATTGCAAACACAGTAGCGCAAACGACCGATATTCTGTTGCCTTTTCGCGAAGATGCAAAACAATACTGGAACCGCATGAAGGCTCTCCCAAGTACAACAATCGCCTATATGAGTCCGTTGATTCCTTCCGATTTGAATAGCATTTCCACAATTTCCCTAAATACATGGAATAGTGACCTAGACGACCAGGACTACACGAACCCTCTTGTGCGCAGCACAGTTCTTAACCCTCTGAATCCAAACACAACACCTGTGGGAACAATGTACATGAACCGGCGCACAGCATACGCGGATCTTCTTGTTCCGATTGAACCCGCAAATTACACCGTGTTCCGGTTCAAGAGTCCTGTACGCCAGACAATGAAGGTGGAAACCCTTCCAAGACCTACGAAATACCGCTATCGGGCCTACAATGAAATTACTTACGACCCAAATCATCAGGTACTATTTGATATAAGTTACGCATACGTTCAAGTCGCAGCAAATGCTACAATGGACGTTTCGTCCAATATTTTCAACCCGTCCATGATTCAGTTCATACCTGGATTTTCAACTCTAAACACGACAATCAATTTCGGCTGCTCTTTTTCTACGGCAAAATCCTTCTGGGGAAGTACGACCGAAACGATTTCCATTATTGACCCGAACGCATATTATTCATTTTATACTCCCTTTCCACCCGATTATTTGACATGTAATTCGCCAGCATTCACCTACCCAATGAATATAACGTTGAGTCTTGTAGAGACTACAAACTCTCCCCTACTTACTGCGGATATGTATATGTTTCTGTACCATGATCGCGGAGCATTCATGGCCGATATTTCTGGAAATCGTACGGAGAATCCGATACACTATAAAAGCGTAGTATCTACATCTGTTACGACGAATCCGACGAGCACACTCACTCTCGGGTTCACAGCATATGCGAATCAACAATATTACATGCTCATTCGCAGCCAATCTCTTTCGTTCTCCACGGAGGTCTGTCAAATTATCCCCAGTTTTCCTGACGGTTCAAATTACACGGCTCTCACTTCGAGTCTTATTGGCTTCAATCCAACTGCAGACCCGACAAGCAATTTGACGAATTACAATTATGCAACTGTGGCGGACCCTAATTTCCTAAAACTCCCAACAGCAAGTACACTCTATGCTCCCCCAGAAACAGACCAAAGCGTGAGTTCCTTAACTTTTTCAGAGGGCCTTAAAGGATACGATACAAATGGCGTGACGACCGACTTGACAAACTATATTGGATACATACCGCGTAATGCGCTGAGCACGTCTGTTCCGACAGCAACGATTCGGATTGACCCAACAAACGGATATATTTTTCAGTCAAAATCTCCCTATAACCAGTCTACACAGACCTACTTATACACCGACTCTCTTAATGCAATTTTAACACCTGGTGGAGCGGGTCTCTACACTCCTAGTAATATTCCTCTCAGCCAAAAGAGTATTGTACAGTGGTACGGAACCACTTATATCCCTCCGACAGATAATCAACTCCTTTTTGACACGAGTTCCATTTCTTATACGGTCGCTACAGCTTTTACTGCACAGTACCCCGTCAATACTACACTGACAGGATACACGTATAAAAACCTCTATGACATTTACGGAAATCCATATTTAGGGGAGGAGAATTACTTGATGTTCGGCGACGGCGTCTTTGGAATTGGATTTGTTCCGGAACAGGGTGTGTGGGACATTAGCAAGTTTTCATTCAAAAGTATTTTTACGGCAGCAGAGCGGGATCCGAACCAGTCTATTTCTTATATTGGCATTTATCCCGCAGCATATTTGTCCAATAGAGCCGTAGGTGACTTGACCCTATCGAATGCAACAGCAGTTCTATCATTTCAATCATCGATTACCTATAATAGTTCCAATCAGAATTTCGGATTTGACCCGAACGGAGGAACTTTCTACGATTTTATACGCAGTAGTCCTGTTAGTTCAAATGCCTACCTTTATGGCTATAATCAAACCGCCTATACATATAATTTTGATATAAATGCGCAGTATGTCGCTATACCCTTTGACGCGTCATCCAATTTCCAATATTATTATGGACTTGTTGGCTCTCCTGTACCCTATCCAAAATATTCCGATGTCGTCGTGGTAAGTTCCGTACAATCACCCGAGGGACCTATCTACACTCCAACTCAGAGCCAATATTTAATTCCAGGCTCCACAATTGTGGGAGCAGACCCTATTTATGGGCCGCCAAGCGGATATACGCCAAGCCAGTCAAAATATGAACAGTCTATGACAATTGGAACGACCGCCATCTATTATGCAAATCCGTACCCTATAAATACGAACCCGTCACCCTTTCAATCCTGGACATCCTTTACATATGCACCGTCAGAATATGTTACCACCTGCGCGAATTACATTCTCACGAAAGATTCCATGTACCGCATTTATGAATACAAAGACAATGACAATACCCGCCAACTTACGGAAACATACCAATTCACCTTGGACCAGGTATTCCCTTCGGACTCAAATATCGACTACTTGGGTGTGAGCGCAAATGAATCTAGATTTGCCTTTTTTGGATTGTCCAATGCAACACCGTCCTCTTTTATGTACGTGCGTACGATGAACCCTAAAACGGGCACAATCGACAATACATATTCGGAGGTGAGCCCACTCGGTTTCCAGTCTAGCGTACAGCTTCTAGGTCTGGCGTATAATAACCTGGGGGGCTACGTCATGTCCGCCAAATCCTACGATTCCGGAACGAACACAACAACCCTCTCGGTTGTTTCTAGAGCCTTCCAGGGTGCATCCAGCCTTACAACCATGAGTGAACAATCTGTAAATCCGAACATATCCTATTTTGCTATTGGTCAAAGTCCCAAAGAGGCCGATGGATTTTTCTGGGTCTTTCCGTATCGCACAGGGCTCGGTGTTCAAGATATGGCTCTCGTGAATCCAAACGCAATCCATGAAAGCCCCCCTCTTGGACCCTATACAGCCACTATACGCACAGGCGTAACCATCGCCTACGCAACAGTTACAGTCTATGAGCTCTCCAATGCGTACAGATCTCCCTGCGTCTTTCGCGATGTTGCAAAAGACCGCGTCTTCCTTCTATCGGACGCAGCTCCCACGAATTTCTTTGAGGCAATATATACTATGGGAGTACCCGATGCAACCCTTATACAATCTGCGTACACATTCCCTTCCACACCAACAACACTCACTGCAGGGGCGTCGGGTGCGCTCTGGGGGCTTATTTACGACACACTCTATGGAAATCGCTATAATTACGCCGACGCACCAAAGCAGGGTATTCCAGCCTGGCAAATATTTTATCCTGTACATCGGGTAGTGTTTCATCAAATCGCGAAGAACTTCAGTTTTCTTGGAAATCTCAATACACTTGACTATCCGGAATACCCACATACTGCTCTCGCAATTTACAATTCAGGTTCACAGTTATTGGCCGACACGGACCATCGGTGGGGGTTAGAATCCGCCTCTAATTTCAACACGGCTGACTTTTCGTTCCGTGGCTACTATTTCAATGCAAATCAATACACGGTGCCCTTAGAGGATAATCGCAGTTCTAGTGACTTTTATTATATAACAGTTCGGAATTATTCACCCACAGAAAGGTCGCAGGTACTTTTACGTGTAAGTATGCCGAACACGTATACCTTTGGATATGTTACACCAAGTAACATAATCAATGAAATAAGCACCGCAAAATACGTTACATCTACGAGCGACCCACTATACACCTACTATTGGGATACGCAGTATGCAAAATCTCTTCTCACCTTTAACTCCTCATTTACAGTCGATTCCAACGGAAAAGTATTTGGTGGAGGTGTGATTGACGGATTTCCCGGATATACAATTTCCAGCATTCGTGGCTACGGTGATTTCTTTTCCACTTTTCAATCACTCTACACTACCTTTTCAACGCAAGTAACTCTTGCAAACACAATTCAAGCCGCAGTAAAAACTAGTGTCAATGCATTTATTCAGACGGATTTAGTCAATATTATTCCGAGTACAGCATTGTCCCGACAAAGATACACGGACCCGCTGCAGTTCTCTATAAAATTCCAGACCATGTTGGATCCGAATTACGCGGCCTTAAAGGAGGAATGGGGGCTGGGATGGAATTTGGGCTTTGCAAAGGCCGATACCCCCTATAATACGGTTCAGCGTGGCGAATCCTTTTTTAAAATACTTGATGATTTTATTGCTTTAAAACTCAATCAGGAGTTTGATATGAATCGCATGGATAGTGTACGAAATGAGAATTTAGCGGTGAGTCTGGAAACGACCGGAGTTACAAAGGCATTTTTTGGAAAACTCCTGTTGGCGAATTTCGGTAGTTATGCACAGACACTTATCTCAAATCCAATATCCTTTTTAAACCCACTGGGAAAATTGGACCGCCTCTCGTTTCAATGGGTAGATGCAACTGGTTCGGTTATAAACAATGCAGACTGTGAGTGGAATATGGTCGTACAAATTTCCGAACAAATCACCATTACAAAACCTGCGAAACCAGTTCTTATTTCTCCCTAATATTGAGAAGAACGATGTCAGTTAACTGCAATTGCAGTGTTCCCGGAAAACCAAATCATCCAATCCAGTTTGGTTCGTTGACAAACACAGCCAAGTTTTCAAATGAAGGTCCTCGCCCATTTTTTCCACCCGTTTGTCTGAAAACTCACTGGGACCCAACAAAAATCATTCAGCGGACACTTCCAAATGAATATGTTCCGCAAGGACTGGATCCTAGACCATGGGTAAAAGTGTGTTTAGAATACACGACATCGGGAGAGAATGGCCCGGCCCCCCATATTTCGGAATCTGCTGTTCTACCTATGGGTGGAAGTGTGTACCCTTCATCCAGATACACTGCTGCGATTGACAATGAATCTGCTCTTCGTCGTTTAGACCGTCCTCTTGGAACCTGTGACGAAGACCAGTATTACCCAAATAAAGGGGGCGACATGTTCAATCAGCGCCTTTTATTACCTCGCAGAATTACAACAGACTCGTCCAAGATTTCGGAACTTGCTTTGCCTCGAGTGGCGCGCACAATAAAAGAGTATGAATGCCGCGCAAGAGATGACGTGGTCAATATGGCACTTTCTGGGCGCCGTTTCAATAACACGACTAAACAGGATAGATATGCGCTGCTTGGAAAAGTATGATGAGATCCGTTGGTTTAAAGATGCAAAACGATATTTCATTAATAGATGGAGGAAAATTCACCTCTTGATGAATTATTGAGAAATTTGGAGGAATCTCTTATAAAATTATTACAGTCTGTTCGCGGGGACCCATGGTCACTGTTAATTTTCCAGACGCTTATATGGTCGTTTCGTCGTTGGGCAGTTCACTATTTGATTTCAGAAGATATGGACACAAACATGCATGACTATATTTGGGAATCGCACATTGAACTTGTAAAAGACCATGCTCCAGAAGGTTTGAAAGATTTTGGAGTTGTGTGGCTGAGTCCCGCAAATGTGGGGGATCGTGTAGATTCTTTAGAGGAACTTAACTTGTACTTTTTATTTATCATAGACAAATTGAATCATGCGATAGATACTGGAAATGAAGATGAGCAGAATTTACTAGCTATATTCTTGGACGAAACAATCGGTGAAATAATAACAGAGTGGTTAGAGGGTCGCACAGAATATCGTATATATCCTACACACAGTGAGTCGTCAGAAAATTTTCCAACGGAGAAAATTTTCGGTATTATGAAAATAATTCTAGAGAAAAATGCTCATCCGCGTAAAGAAGTTTCATTACCTCCTTCAAATACAGAACCAGTTATACTAAAAAAATTATACGAACCAGTTGTATACACAGAAAATTCTAGGATAAAGTCTTCGCAACCTTTAATAGATATTGCAGCGCCTATATCTGAGCCTGTGCCTGTACCTGAGCCTATCCCTGTATCCGATCCTGTGCCTGTGTCCGATCTTGCGCCTCTGCGTACGTCCATCATAGACGTTGTCGCACCCACATATCCCACAATAGAATTTATTCGCGCAGAAAAGCCCCTACATGAAACAATTGCTGCAGCGTTGAAGCGACGAAAAACACTACGATTACATGGGCGCCGTTCCGAATCAAACCAATCTGCAAATACTGCGTCCACAAAAAAAAAGAGGCGTTGATTTATTTCTTATAAACTAAGAGAATGGATGTACGTTTTACGAGTGTAAAAATATCACCGTATATAACTTACATTATTATTGGACTTGTATCTGCTCTTATTACAACTACGGTTGGCTTTCAACTATGGATGACAAGTAATACAATGCCTACGGCATATGAAGGATTTGCTGCGCCACCCCATACCGGTGGTCTACCGGATTGTATGAACGCAAACGACGATTCCGCAGCAATTTATTCTACATTTATCTCGAGGCCGTCTACAACTGAGGAGGGGGTCGACGATTTGAAGGAAATATCTGTTCTTCTAGGAAAATTAGCATGTCTAAAACGGGATTTAATGTCTCCTGGTCATCTTGTAAGTTCCACAAAATCATCTCCATTCTCTACCATGCATGACTTGGAGCCGGTTGCAGAAACTGCCGCGCGCTGCTTCTCTAAAACCATTCCTTCGCGTGACATTGAAATTGCTTTAGATAAATGGAACGTGCGTGGAAAAATGTTACTAAATCGTTTATGCACATCGTATTCTTTAAGAACAACGGAACAGGAAAAAATGTTGAAAATGTTCAAATCCGTTATAGACGACATAAAGGACATTATGAATTCTGTGTGCTTGAAAGGAGATGGTGTTATTGCTGGAATGCCTACACCCCGAATGGTAGATGGAAGAGAACCAGATACAAATGCGTATTTAGCTCAATATAAAGGGTATTATTGATGATTTTTTGGTACTGTGATGTGCATAAATTAAGTGCCTACATCATGGTACTTAATTTATACGCACATCACTATTTTGGCATACGCCGGTAGTTTCACAATACAATGATTAACACTATAGAAATAACAATTGCTATCATAATTTTTACACAAGCATATACAATATTTTTTTTAGTAGCACTATCCAAAATGTTCGTTTTTCTTCTATCACTATTTGATTCAATACTGATAGAAGAAACACTAAGTGTCCGCTCTTCGTTGCGGGAGAATTGCGGAGGAGAATCCTGCAGGGGCCGATGATGATGTTGAGGCGGGAGTCTGATTTGCATATGCTGTTCTGGATCACTTGTATAGGTGCGTAAAGAAACCAAGGGGCTAGGAGCACTAGGCGTAAAACTTTTTTCTTGTTGTCGCGTAGGTTTTCGGCAATAGACACATAATTTATTTGATGTATTAAACCACTGTTGTAGGCATTTTTTGTGGGCATTTACAATGCAACCACACAGAAATTTATGATATTCTATCTGGTTATCAGTAATAAGGCAAATTGCGCACTCACTTTTATTGATTGGTTTCACTGTTGCTTCACGCATCGTTTATATTTTTAAACATGCCGTTGACGGCACAATTTTATCTACAGACGCACTCCGTTTGTGTGGCGCTCAAACATGTATTTCTGCCGCTCTTGCACTTAGAGCACGACGGATAGTTTCCACCTGAGCTTGTTGAGCACGGCTGTCCAGCCAGTAGTTTTCCATAGGCGAATTTGCGCATATCATACCTGCTCTCAAAAAACCATAATAAACCCGCAAAAATGAGGGCGTGGAGTAAAATGGCCTCAACCGACGTACGACCAGACATAAACGTACTGCGGCCTACAGGGGGAATTGTTAAAAGGAAACCAGGAGAAAGAAGAACAAATAGTACAACTGCTACACACATCTAATCATAAATAATAAAATTGAAGTAGCATATAATATCTACTACTAAAGTTAAGTACTTGGCTGTAATTTAGTAGCATAGGGTGCGATGAATACACCAAAGAAATTTGTCTTAAACAAACAAACATTTCAAAATATTCCTTTGCGGGCTGCGCCTGAGCATTTTGAAATGTTCAGTGATCTAAAAGCGCAAGCGCCATATGTGTATAAATCACCTATTGGTGTAGAAGTAGACGCACTTGTGCGAGAATGGTATGCAAAACTCGGACAAACAATATCTCCTGACGAATTGAGAATGTGTCGGGAGATAGATTCGGCCGAAATAAACGAAGCAGAAAAGATTGAGGCAGCTGCGGCGGCCACGAAGCCTGTATATGGGACGCCGGAGTTCTGGAAAATCTATTGGGCAAAAAAGAAGGGTGTGGGGACAGCATCTTCCCCTAAGGCAGCAAAAGGGAAACAAACACCAGTAGCCCTAAAATGTGCCAAGTAGTCTTCGCGGGACGAACGCATGTAAATAAATCAACAATGACACCGTTCCAAAGAAGTTTTCCAACAAACGACAAAATCACAAGCACAAGAATATACGTCAGAACAACAGCAACAAAATCCGCATACGCGTTGCGTCTTTTTTCCGCATTACCCGTATCAAGGAATCCTTCTACAGCAGCACGCGCAGCACCTCCAACAAGACTGGGCATTTCTACAAGCTGTATAATATTTTTTTTGGAAAGCGCCTTTTCTTTCTAGTACCGCCGCGATAATTAGGGTCGGAAGGGGTTGGGCTACTCGGGGGAGGTGATAGGGGTGGCGTTGGTGCTACCGTAGTAGTAGTAACTACCCTTTTAGGGTGGCGAGGAGTAGGAGGGCGACGAGCACTAGGGCGCGGCGCGGGCGCGGCGGGCGCGGGGGCGGGCGCGGGACCGTTCGCTCTTATTTTTTTAATTACTAACGGGTTTTTTTGAGAACCTATGTTAACCAACTGACCTGATGCAACTCCATTTTTACTTTTATTTAAGATATTTTTTCTCGTTGGTGGACCAGGATGTCTTGGTGGTAGACCAGATTTACTAGACATTCAACTATTCTTTGAGAATATATTTTCACAGCATCTAAACCCTTTTTACATCTATCTTATAGAATGGAGCCAAATAGTACTACCGAACTTGAGTTCATGCGACAGATGACTGATAGAGGTCTTACAACTACTCAAGAGAATACAGTTGTTTCTGTTGCGCCAGACTCAGCAACAGAGATGCAGACACTCAAAGAGATTATAGTCGCATGGAGAGAAGTCGAGAGGGAAGTGAGTTCACTCTCTGCGCAAATTCGGGAGAAGAAAAAGAAGCAGAAGACAATGGAAGAGGTTATTCTACGCATTATGAAAAAGAATAACATTGGCGCACTAGATCTAAAGGGTTCTGGGGGGCGTCTCCTGTATCGTAAACATACGACAAAGGGTACACTCAATGTGAAAACTCTTACAGAAATGCTTACACAACATTTGAAGTCAGAGACGGCTGCTTCAGACGCATTAAAATTTATCCATGAACATCGTGGAGCAAAAATAAAGGAGAGCCTAATGTATGAACGCGCCGTCGAGTAAAATTTAAAGTATATTTCGCCGCATGAAATATTCATGGATGAAGCATTTGGCTCCGCGCTCCTTTCGTTTGTATGGTTTGAAGTTGCAAAGAGTGTTGTCAAAAATGCCGTGAAAATATATGAATTGACAGAGGAACAGGCCGCCGCAATACAATCCGTCTTTCTACGACCAAATGACTACAGAGTGACAAGTTCGACCATAGTGTAACGTGTACCGGTATGTACCGATATTATCAACTAAAATACAGTCGTATAGTATTTTCTACATGTGTTCTACACATGAAGCAAATATTCATCTGGCGCTTCAAGCACTGCTCACAGAAGGTGTGTCCGCATGGATTTATACAATGTGATACCGACCTATCTAAACATATTGTACAAAGCGGTTCATTTTCGTTGCTTTGAACAACACGCAACATCATTATAAACTCGCGTAAAACCACGAATTTCCGGTAGGCCGCTATAAGTTCTTCGTAAGCCGTTTGAATCTGATGCTTCTCAAAAATATCTCCAAGATACTTCTCAGATGCTTCCATGAGTTCATTTGTTGAAGATGTCGGTTCCAGCTCTAATAGGCCTACTATACTCTTCTGTATTTTATCAAAAACATCTAGTTTCATCTTTAAGGTTCGTTCTGCAGTCAATATTGCGTCCCCCCCTTTTCTGTATTGATCGTATACATATTGAATGGTTGCCTTAAAATCTGCAACGGAATTCTCTGTGCGAAATTGTAATAATGCGCCCTTCATTTCCGAAAAAATATCTGCACCCGAAATATCCATTACCACGTTTTTTACAAGACCTGCGTACGGTATAAGTTTCTTGTTATTGAATTTCCAAAGAAGCGCATCACCCTTTCCAAGAGTCGGATGGGATGTGACCGAAAGATTCAAAAAATCTAAAAGGTCCGTGTTTTTCTTGGAAAGAAATTCACGAAGCCGCTTTTTCCAGTCAACCACTTTCGGAAATTCACTCATAGTCTTATTTTTCATGTCGTCTATCATAGATGCAACAATAGTATTCGTTGCTGTTCTGTAGACAGTATCGTTGCCTGAACCACTTATGTCAAATAATGCTGCAACTGGTTGTTGCGCATCATCGTTTTCAAAATTCGCCGAGGCGTAAGCGCAGTTATTTAATGAATTATTACCCCAACTCATTTATTCTGTTTAGACTTGTGAAATCTGTTTAGACCAATCGGCTCTAAACAGATTTCACAGGATATTTCGGCTTTATAAATACGAGCGTCTTTTTATGCCGTTTCATGAATTCAATAAGCCTTGTCCGATTTTCACGAATATCTCTCCCTTCACGTCGCCCCTTTTCTTGACAGGTCATCGGAACAATGTTGTTTGCAATCAACATTGCACGAACACATAGACCATCGTCGTCATCTGTAATTTCCACCCAAGATTCCGACCCACTTGGAATTTGTATGGGAATGGGCTCTTCTTCTATAATAATTTCGGCACTTTCGCGAAATTTTTTCAGCGCAACTTGTGAGCATCGTTTATACGAATGTCCATAAACTGCACAAAGAGAACAATATAGCGTTTTTGAAAATGCGCAGTTTCGATTTTCATGTGATTTTGCGTGGCGGCCCAGAATAGGAATACATACTTCACACATGACACACCCTCATCCTTAGCGTGCGCGTTCAATTTTTTATTTAAATTTAGGCGCAAAATTTAATGATACCAGATGTTACTTTAACGACAGCATGTTACGATTTGACAAAATATTATTCAGGTGCGAGAAGTATTGAAGAAAGTATTCAAACTATGGAAACATTGCTAGAAATAGAGTGCTTTTTGTGTATTTTCTGTGATAGTACAACAATACATCACATAAAACAAATACGTAATGCGCGGTTTGGACTCGATCGTCTTACACATTATATAGAACTCCCTCTAGAGAAATTGTGGGCGTATAGATATTCGGAAAAAATACGGCTAAATCGTCAAGTGTATCATCCTACTGCGGATGCTCGTGTATGTGTAGAGTCACATATAATTCAATGTAATAAATTTGATTTTATTCTTGAAACAATGAAAACAGACCCCTTCCGAACAAAAAAATTCGGGTGGATTGATGCAAATATTGGCGTAAACGCTAAAAAAATATGTCAAAATTACCACCGCGACATTTTACCAGTAATACTCAATAATATAACGGATAAATTTCATATACAAATTCTAAATGTAGAGGATAAGGCATTTCTTTCTCCGGATAAACTACGAGAATATTATCAACAATATCGCTGGATTGTATGCGGATGTTTATTCACTATGGGCAGAAAATACGGTATTCCAATTTTAAACCGTCTAAAAGAAATATTTATTGAAACCACAATGCTCGGGTATGGGCACGCAGAGGAGGCGTTTTTTCTGGGAGTGCTTGACGAGTTCTATGACAGTATAGAGCGCTCTTACGGAGATTATCATAACATTTTAAACAATTTTACTCGACATACGCGAGGGTTTGATTATATTTATAAAAATCTTCTGCAACGCTATGAGATGTTCGGCTACTTTAAAGAGGGTTACTTTTGTAGTAAACGCCTCATTGCTGACTTTGAACTTGGTGATGCAGACAACGCCCTTCAATTTCATATTCACTTTAAGCATCTTCTTTTTGCGCTAGAATATAAAAAGGAGGAGGTTGCCCTTATTTTGAAAGATATAAAACGGAATATTGTATCTGGGAAATATTCGGAAGAGTTTTCAAAAAATAAGGCAATCTATTTAGAAAAATTCCGCCAGTGTATGGCGGTTATTAAAGCAACACGGCGCACCTCTAACGAAAAAATTCGGAATACTAGACGCAAGTCCGAGCAGACCATTCCACCAAGTACTTAAATAAAGTACTTGGCTCTAATGGCTAGAACGAAAAGATTAACTCACTCCAATGTCATAAGGCCACAGAGTGGCCTTATCTATGGGGAGTACTTAACTTTAGTACTAGACGTTACAGAACCATCAACTGTAACTCCCTCTTGAACCCGTATGCCTCAGCAGCTCCTGCAGTCATTTCTATTGCATACTTTACACGCCGAACCGACGAATAGGATGGGCAATTCTGTGCATTGGCGCACGGTGGGGTATTATAGGTAATATGAACTACTATAAAACTTTCGTCCAACCAAACAATATCCAGGTGAAATTTCATATCAATCATCCACATACTTTGACGAGAAACCCCAGAAAAAATAAAAAGCATGCCGGCACCTTCTTCTAAATTGGGTCGTCCTGAAAGCCCCTGTACAATGGCTGCGGGTGACACTGCGACCTCTATTTGAAATGTTCTTCTGCTACCCTTTCCAAGACGTAGAGTAAAAATATCCCCGTCCTTAATAGGCATTGTCTTATGTCTATTTGTACTAACGGAAATTTTGAGAATGTTCCTCCACCCATTCCTGGGGCTATGAATAGCGCTCGCTATATTCAGCAACAAACCAATTATCAGTTGTTTGACAGAATTCAAGCTTACAATTCTAATGTTAGCACTCTTCGTAGCACAAATCCGGCCGCAGCGGGATCTTATTCGTATTATGTTATGAGTACGTATGCGGAAATCAACTCCTTCAATAATGGTCGGATGCTTCATATTCAATTATATCCTAACTCGAATTGGGACGTTGTACAACAGAACTAAAAAATAACTCTAAGTAGAAAATGTCGTCCTGTACATACGAATCACTTCATCCAGTAAAACCGTTTGTTTTTAAAACAACTGATGTTCAAAACGCTGCAAATACGCTGTATCTGAATCTAAGCACAATCAACGCCGTGCAAATTGCGAACGGCGTGGTTCCTACAAAACAATTCAAAACGGACAGAGAGCGTATGCAGTACTTACAGGGGCAGCGGGCGAGGGACACTACCTGTAGCGGCTAATTTCCTCCGAAAGATGTGGCCAAAGTATCCAATCACATTTGCGTCGAGATGAATCAAACGTGATTGGCGTTTTCCATAGAGAAGAATCTGCTCGGCCGTTACGAGGGGTGGCGACATGCTTGTATGCCGTAGATGCCTCCGACCGTTCATTTTTTATTTGGGGGCGCAGCGGATGCACGATTACGAACCTCTATAGTTCTGCGAAAGGCCGCAATTCGCTCCGAGCAGAGTTCATCTACGTTGGTTGCGAAGCCCTCCGACACTGTACCAATCTGTAAGGGATTTGTGGCAACGTCTTGTTCATAATAGTAGAGACCATTACCCTTTTTCCAAGCAGGTATACCACGAATAATCACGCGCTGGTAACCGTGTAAATTCGTGGGCATTCTGTATTTCGGAACAGCCACGCCATCCACTCAATTTTACTGCGCTCCATCATACCCTATATTTTTATATGGTCATATAGGAATGGAATCTAAACCTATAAAAGGTGGTGCACGAAAAGCAAAAACACTCCGTGTAAAGCGGGGGCTACATGAACTCCGCGAAATATATCAAAATATAAATGGATTTTCCGCAAATACAGTGGGAAGTAAAAACACCACGTACGGTGAATTGAGTGTACCAGGTATACAAGCATTGACAGACGCTTTCAAACGATTCGCACCACTCTCTTCTTTTGATAAAACACGCCGGAATTTTATTGATCTCGGCTCTGGTATTGGAAAGGGTGTTATTGGTGTAGCAATGCTTGTGCCAGAAATACAGTCAAACGGGATTGAAATTGTCAGTGAACGCCATGAAATGGCTTTGTCTGCTCGTAAGAGGATTCCAACGAATACTCTGGCGAATAGAATACATTTTCGCAACGGGAATTTTCTAGAGCTACCCCATGTTTTTAAAAATGCCTGCTGGATTTTCATATCAAATCTTTCGTTTTCGGATGAATTACAGTCCTCTCTCTCATCACTTCTGGGCTCAGATTGCATGAATAAGACGGTAATTATATGTTGTCGTGAATTGCCTTTGGGACAAAACTTCGAGTGTATTGAACGCGGGCTCATTATTCCTATGAGTTGGTCTTCCACGAGTACATGCTATGTATATCGACGCATCTAAAAGGCGTGATGTTCAGCCCCCCAATCCACCGCGATTCCGAGAATATCTTTTATGGGCGCATCAATAACAACCGCTTCTATGGGTCTTTTGGGAGCCTTTAAACGAAATGCTGCCCAACGATGGTGTCCATCCACAATGTAGCCATTTTTAGAAATCAAGAGGGGGACCTCTTGTTTTTCAATAACGTTATCTTCCATCAGACCCTCCACACGATGCCGACTAATTTCATTTTGACTTGGATTCAACTCCTTTGCTGTTTTCATTATTTTACGACTTTTAATCCCATACTTTTTTTTTACGTAGCGGCGGAAATCATTCAGTAATTTACGACTAAAAGGTTTACGCCGGAGAGTGAACTGTGGCATAAGACCTCTAGGAATTCCTATTTCTCCTTTACATATACCCCCTTTAACACTACACAAGTCTTCTGTATGTGACCGTTTGATTTTCTTAGTTTTACGAACTTTTCGAAGCCACTTTTTATAGGCTGTACTTTGTGTCCATTGTTTTTCATGATTATTTATTGGAAAGCCATCGCCAGCCATACTACTCGTATAGGATATTTAGTGTGCCGCCAAGTACTTCAAATATGGAAAGAATGGAATATTTACCGCATGAACGCGTAAATTGTCAAAGAAAACAGAATAATTGTAAAGGCTAAAAGAATAAAAAAGGGCCTTGTCATAAACCCCCCCGCAGAAACTTCGGGAACAATCACGAAAAAATAGGAACGAATCCCTATTAGTCCGAGAAATAGAGAAAATGAAATGCTTATGAATAAAGATGCAAGAAATACAAAAATTGGTATTGCGGCGCGTTTTAGAGGTCGATTTAAAGGGAACCATCCGTCATAATAACTGGAATTCAATTCTGGGCGTATGACAGATAATGCTCTAGCTTTTGCAATGTCCGCGTCATTCTCTTTTTGCTTTAAAATCTCTTCTTGAAGCATGACATCTTGCGTTAAACCACTTATGCTTGGATAATTTTGAAAACTCGTAATATTATTATACATAGTTTTTATTTCTTGCGGCGTACAATTATTTTTGTGTGTATTCAACCATGTAAAAAAATCTTCATAACTGCTTGGAATATTTGAGCATCCCATCTCTCTATGAGATGGGGGGAATTAAGGCGTACAAACACGATACACCGTATAAATTCCAGCAGATGGTGATGGACGTGTTATTTTTACAATGGAACCGGGAATGAGTCCAAGTAGCCGCGCAATAATATCTTCGTGGAATCGAATAATAGGAAGATTCGCTTTTGTTTTCATATTGTATGTTTTTAGAAGTTCGGCATGTTTATCATCAGGAACGATTTCATGTTTTGGAACTAGAACGTGATCAAGCGGGTTACTCATTAATGTTCGCGCATCAAAGAATGATATGCGAATACCCTTTTTGGCCCATTGATTCAAGGCCGCAGCGTGAAATGTATCACCTATTGCCTCGAGTGTAATTACAATAATCTCCGTTTTCTTGGGGTCAATCAGTTCCTCACCCGTTTCATCATTCACAAGAAGCTTTCGAAGAAATACTGCAAGTCGATTCTTCACACGGGGAATGGCGTACTCTACACGACATGTTGTTGGCAATGTTGATTCTTCAGATACTTCTCGCTTGAGTTCCATATTTAAAGCGCGCTCTTTATCATTAGAAGCCATCTTTTCAATCTCAAAGGGGCCAAACTTCTCATAGGGTTTCGTATTATAACCCTTTTGTTTTAGAAACATAAGAATTGTCAAACGACTTTTATAAAGAATATCGACTGTTTCAAAGTCCATCTTTTCTTAGAGTCTCTATAGAGAGAACAGGTCAAATTTAGTTCCGGGAAGTTTTCAAAACGATACATGGATACATTTGACGTTTATGTGGTTTATCCGTAATATACATATTTTCTAGATGTAGACCCCCATAGTATTTTACTGTCCATTTGTCGGGCGCAATCTCACGAATAATTCGTTCTATATTTTGTATTTGATAGTTCTCAGAGTTTGTAATTACGTGAAATTTCTGACCGGGTCTGACAGGGAGTGGAGTAATATTTTTTGTCGTTGGAATAATAATTTTTCCACTAGGTCGTAGAATTTCATAGCCGTCAGTAAGTAAGTTCTTCCACATTTCTTTACATTCGCCGTATAATGGGTTTGAACTAACAATACCAAGATACAATGGGCATTTCCAAGTATATAAGATATCCTTGGAGTTGCGCGGAACAGTATTCCATAATTTGTATTCGCCTTCCTGCGGCAGATATCTAATCCCTATATCCAAATAGTCGACATTATTTAAGGGGTAGAATATACCCTCTTTCTCTTCGTAAAGAGTTTCATGTGGGCATTCTGGTCCAGGCTTACAATGGCCAACAATTAGCACGGATGACATTCGTTCGCATTTAGGCGTTGCGAGATTATTTTTCAATTTTTAATTATGTTTTACAACGGTTACACGAGTATTTTGCGCAGAAGACGGGGTGTCGGCTTGACCGCCCATTTTTGTTACATTGACCTTTGAATTGGGGGATTGATTACGAGACGAGGAACCCCCACGTGCGGGTGGCGACGGAGAGAGGTTACTTGTATCTACAGCGAATGTTGCAGGAGCACCCGGTGCAGGAGATTTAAGGAATTGTGCAGATGGTTGACTCGAAACGTTCAGTGGAACAACCAGCACCGGCTGAGTAGTTGTTTGTACATTGATGCTATTGTTTCCTCCCCCTTGCTGCTGTGACATAGGGGTGCTGGAAGCGGAAGCTGGCGCGGAGGCTGGCGCGGAAGCGGAGGCTGGCGCGGAAGCGGAGGCTGGCGTGGAAGCGGAGGCTGGCGCGAAAGCGGAGGCTGGCGCGAAAGCGGACTCTCGAGTATTAGCGAGTGGCATTGTTTCATAGTCCTCATCACCTAGACCGATTGGTTCTGAAATCCGGGGTAAAGGCACTATAGGCGCAGGTGTGGAGAATGCGAGTGTCTGAACTTCCGTCGCATTTACTGAGTTTTCCTCCGGCGAGTTTTGTGATTCTTTTGCTGCGGCCACTGCTGCATTCACTGCGGCAGTAACTACTTCTGAACTAATCCGCTTGGATGGGCTTGTACTAGTACTACCTGAATTCAACGCAGCATTCACTGCAGCCTCTACCGCTGCATTAAGTATATTTTTATTCACGCGAGGGGCTGGTGCGGCTGCATCCTCCTCTTCTCTCGCTGCAAGTCCAAGAGCGGCCAGTTGTTCTGGCCGTATTTCGGATTCATCCTTTGCTTCAATAATTTCTGGAACTTTCGTCTCCACAACAATTCGCTCAGGAAGTACCGCATCTAATGCGCTCTTTTTCTGGTCTGCCGTCATCTCCACCAATGGCGCTCCTCTTAAATGTGTGACATCGTGGGATGTTAACATCCGCATAGAAATATTCATGAAAAATCCAAGTTCCTGTTCAAACACTTTGAGCGCGTATGGTATTTCTACATTTGAAAACGTGGCTAGACTCCGTTTATTGGGCGGAACAATTTCCAAAGCAGATGCGGCATCCCCTATGAAACCTACAGGACCATCACACATCGGACAAATATAAAGAGCCTTTGCCTTATTGTAAATCGGTATTGTTCCACAGCCGTTACATATAACTGTCGTATAACCATCCGCGCGCTTCATATAAGATTCCCGAACAAAATCTGCAATACCGTGTCCCACAATAGCGTCACGTTCCATTTCACCAATACGTAAACCACCCTGGTTTCCGCGCCCCCCTGTAGGTGCGTGCGTCCGCTGCTCTCTTCGTCCTTCAGCTCGCGCATTCCATTTGTCCTCTGGCATATGCTTCAATCGCATAATGTATATATTTCCTATGAAAATACTCGACGGTATTTGCGAACCCGACATGCCGTCATATAAAATATCATCGCCCAATGGATTCATTCCAAGCTGGTCTCTTAAAACTGCGCCTATATCCTCGGCAGGATTTCCATCATTCATAAAGGGTGTTGCATTTCCAATTACACCGAGTTGTGGTGCTGCCTTTCCTAAAAGTGATTCCAGAAGCTGAGCCATTGTCATACGGCTCGGCATACAGTGGGGATTTACAATCATATCTGGAACAAGTCCTCCAGCCGTACGTGGCATATCATGGCTCCGAATGAGCATCCCAATTGTCCCTTTTTGTCCATGCCGCGTACTGAATTTGTCCCCGAGTTCCGGAATACGGTCCTGAATTACCCGAATTTTTACGAGAGCCCGCCCCAGATTATTAATCATAACCGCCACTTTTTCAACTCGCCCGGTTGTCCATACTTGCGCCGTCATAGAGGCATCTCGCATATCCCCCGCCTGTGTTTGTAGATACATTCCCACAAGAACCGTATGTTCGTCCACGTATTCTCCAACACGAATAATTCCACGCTCGTCCAATTTAGAGTAATCTACACCCGGACGCAAGGCCGTCCAGCCCGCAATATGTGTAGGATTTGCAATTCGCGTTCGTGTTTTCGCAAGTTTATCATCCTCTTCAAAGGCCTCATACGAGCGAAATGTCATATTTCGGAACATTCCGCGCTGAAACGAATCCGCATTGAATATAATCCCGTCGTCCTGATTATATCCTGTGAATGAACCAATAGCGACAACCAGATTCTGCCCGTAGCCCATTTGTCCATCTGCAATATAATCGTAATACAGTGTGCGAACAATGGGAGCCTCGCTGTATGAAAGTACGTGAACCATATTGTCGAACCTATTCGGATAATTTGTTGCATAGACCGATAGACCCTGTTTACTCTGAGAACAACTCAGTTGATTACGGGGCGATTGATTATGATTCGGAAATGGAATTACGGACGTAAGAAGGCCCACTATTGTACTCGGGTGAACCTCTAGATGACTTGTTTCCGGTTTTATGTATTCTGGATACATTGCTACATACAACTCGTTTGCCTCATAGGGGTCCACATATTCAAGGGCGCCCGTATACGGCGCAAGTTCCTTTATGTAATCTTCCAGATTTACGCGTTCTATAGAAGCAAGAGGGTCTATGAATCCTCCTTGGTACAACCCCCGCTCTTTTGTTGCCGGATAATTTCCCGTAATAAGTTCTCTCCAACTTACTATTCTCTTTATCTTCTCTATGGGAATCTCACCTCCACTACCCAGATGAATGAGAGGGCGCAACGGACGTCCCTCGTCCAAATATACAAATACACGTCGTTCGCGGATACTGAATCCAACGGAAGCCGCAGCAGGAAGACACCCCGTCCATTTCAAATGTTTCAAGACATCACGCAATACCTGTGGACGGACAGTATAACCAACAATTCCTCCATTTACAAAGACTGGTACAGTAATTGAAAGCGATGCCGGTGTTGTCTGATCACAAGGAATTACATCGGCCCGTTTAAAAAGCCACTCGATGAAATTTGCCGGCTCCGTTGCAGTAGAAATTGCTGTTAAAATAGACATGTTCTTTGTGATTCCAATCGACTTTCCACCAGGTGTTTCACTCGTACAGAAATATCCGAATTGACTTGTGTGAAGACGGTGGGGACCAGCAATATCAAGACTTGTGTCGAAGTCTAAGACTACGCGACGACAATGCGATAGAAAGTCCATGTAGGAAAGTCTAGAAAGGGGTTGAATGACACCGGTCTTCTCTTTTCCACCCCCAATGGCCCAGCGCCCTTTGAATCCCTTTAGCACGGAATCACTCAACGCACCTGCCTGGAAAAGTTCATTGAGAGAGCCGGCCTGGAAAAGACCTAGAAAACTCCGACCAGCATACGAACTCTCATTATACTTATATTCTTTATCAAGAGCCAGAATCGTTGTCTTTTTCCAGATTTTATAGGAGTTCTGAAAGAGCATGCGAGTTAATACGCCACTTGTCAATACGCGCTGATTACGAATATCATCCTTATCGGTAGGCAAATCTATTTTCGCATAGACACGGAGAATTTGTCTAACGCATTCCGCTAAAAAGGCGATGCGAGCCCCAGGCCGGTTCTCCACATGTATAAAAACTTGATTATAGAGAATATCTAGAACATGTGCTTCACTGAAGCCTTTTGTGAGTGTTTTGATATACTGTGTTGAGGAAAATGTGTCAAGAAATGGGAATGCGTCCAGTATACTTTCATGAAGAAGGGGCTCAAGTGCCTTTGTTTCTGCAGAGTTTGGGTCAGGCAAAATGGCGCGCACAATATCTTCGTCTGTTTGTAGACCAAATGCGCGAAAGAGTATGAACACAGGTATATCCATTCGTACATACGGTAAACTTACTCGTAGTTTATTTTGATTACGTGGCCAGTTGAACGACACTTGTTTCACTTGGCGCGTTACAGGATTCAGACAGCGAATACCCGCTCGCAGTTCATAGTCAGGATCGTTTGATTTCAAAACAATTGTTAGCGTGTTAAATGCAGCCTCTTGCGACGGAATAAGAATCTTCTCGGAACCGTCCACAATGAAATACCCACCTTGGTCGTATTGGCATTCCCCTACCTCTCTCAAAAATGCCTGAGGTTTTCCATAGAGAATACAGAACCGACTATGTAACATAATTGGCATTTTTACCAGCGGAAATTTTGCAAGATGGCCGTACGCAGGGTCTGTTGCGGGGTCCAACATAAATTCTTCTATAAGTGGACTACCACCACTCGGATTAGGTTGTGTTATTGTTATACGTACTACAATATCCGCCTCAATTTGACTTACATAATTCAAATTTCGTAAGCGTGCTTCGTTAGGATACATGAGGCGAATTTCTTCCATGTCACGTAAATTCAGAATAGGTGTACCAATATTGATTCTAGAGCCGTCTAGACCTCCAACATACACTTCTGCTTTTAGTCCATACAGACCAGTTGAACCAATAGGGGCTTGAAGAAGTACAAAGGGGTTCTCTGAGCGAACAATTGCGGGTAAATCTTGTCCGAGAAATTGGTCAAAACTTTCTATATGATGACGTGTAAATGGGTAGTCTAATGTTCTGAAATAACTACGTAAAAGTTTTTCGGCCATATCTCGAGCGCTATCTCCACGTATTCTTCCTTCCATTCTATAAGAGTTCCTACTGTTTATTTAGGTTTCTACCGTGATATGCATAAAATAAGTAACGCCAAGTATTTGGCGTTACTTATTTTATGCCTACATCGCAAAAATCACATCTTTAATGAATTTTGATACGGTGCGGGTGATAGACCAGGTGGGAGTCTTCCATCCAAATATCCTCGCATATTATTTAATGGGCTAGGAGGGACATTTTGTTCTGTTGGTGAAAGAAAGAGTTTGTGCGTAAAATCACTAAACGACCCACCGTACTGTGGCTTTTGTACTGCTGCTATAGAGTTCGCCGAAGGTGAAGTATTTTTCACACCACAATCTGCGTCCATACCTATTGTAGGGGGGGCGGGGGATGAACCCATTGTTTGATAATCCAAGAATGTACCGTATCCACCAGAAACACCGGGGCGCATTGCATAATCTATTGGGGCCATGCCTCCAGTTTGTTTCTGTTTGCGCGTTTTGTTTTTGCGTTTTTTTGTCATTTCTTTTAGTTTTAAATAGGCCTCAGCAGAGTCTGCGCGAACCGGACGGTGAAAAATCGTTTTCCACTCTTTTTGAAATTTTTTTATCTGTTCAGATAATTCCCCCCCTTCGCGCAGTATGCGATGCGCAGCCTCTTCTGCAGCATCAAATGACGCTTTTATTTCTGGTATAGTCTTAAACGATTTACGATTCATACCACCACGTCTTGTTTTCGCCATATTCCTGTTATAAATACATATAAAAATCATACATCATTATAAGCAGAACTTCTTCCATAGTCATACATGTTATATCTACGTGATAAATGAGAGGGTGTTGATTGAGGATTTTGGAACATTTTATATAATCCGCTAAAAACACCTGAAGATTTTTCTGGTCTCCGTGAATAATACGATGTTTGTTCATTATTTGTAATTGTTCTGGGACCAAATCGGAATAAAAGAAATCCTAGCGATAGAATTATTACAATTATAGTTATAAATATAGAAGCATTCTCTTTAAAAAAAGTGGGGGCTGTTACAGTTGAATATTGATTTCCAAATTGTACAACGTGGTCCTGAAAGGCATATATTACCATACAAATAGAAAGGAAACCTACCAGAAAAAATGGAATCCGAAGTGTGAAACATAAAAATATTATAACTACTCCCACTGTTACAGCCACAAGAGGTGGAAGATATTGGTCCATGCTTTCTCCTTTTTACTCTTTGGATTAAATCTTATCAATGAGGTCAACCTGGGTAAGAAAGTGCTTTCTACAACACGAACGATTAATTCCTATTGCATCCAATAATTTTTTTTCATTCGTGACCGGAACGCTTGTTCCATCAAAGTACACACGCTTCTCGCCATTTTCAATTCCGTTCATTTTTACAAGTTCCCGTTTATAGAATCTCCACTTGTCTGCAATTGGCTTTCCGCAATTCATACAACGAATTGGTATAATCATACGGGATTCTATTGAGACTGGAGTGAAAATATTATTCAAATTTACTTTGACAGAGCGCACTGGGACTATACGCGGTTATTTTATCATTCATAATCCATATATAATATCAGATGTCATCTGTTCTAAATCTATCCGGGCTGAATTTTCAAAACGGCAATCCTGTTCGGCGGGAACTCCAGTTATTACGGCGCGACTTCGAACAGTTGAAAAAGGAATTTGATGAACTGAAGGCGCAGGTTGCTTCGGGTAGTATTTCTTCCAGTACTCCGGCAACCGTAGTTGTTGGGCCTCCTGGGCCAGCGGGGCCAGCAGGTCCTACTGGGCCTATTGGCCCCGCTGGCCCTCTTGCCTATATTGCAATGCCTGCAGCACCCCCTGTACCGTCAAGTACTTATGGCTAGAGAACTTAACTTAAGCACATGGTGGTAGCGTGGCCACCACGAGTTCTACCTGAATTTTTTTAGAGCAGAAGCACTGATGGTAATTCCGAATTCTCCTAAATCAAAGACAGCACGCTTCGGAAGAACCATTGGATGTGTCTTCAAATATTCCTGAATTTTCTGAACCTGTTCATCGGTCCATTTTGCCCGACGAACAGTTTTAAATACCTGATTATTGCGAGTTTTAATACGTTTAGCCCCGTCGCTAGTTTGTACGAGCGGACCAATTACGAGTTTTTCCGCATGATGCGCATCGTGGCAGTCCGAGCAGACTGTCACCAAATTACGCACGTGATCCTGCTGTGACCCATCAGCAAAAACACCATCTGTTGCATCTCGTCGCGGACGAATATGATGTACCTCCAAGTCCTTCACAAACCCCTTTCCGCACATTTCACATTCCCGCTTCTGAATGGCGGAATTCCATGCACTCGTTGGCGCATTTTGCTCCGTCTGTATTCCCAACAATTTTCGCCGCAGCATGTGTGCCGTTCCAAGAACTTCATCCGGAAGATTCATTGCACGCGCGACTTCCAGCCCATACAAACTACTTCCTGGCCCCGGCGTAAGAGTCCGGTCATAGATAAGACAGTCTTCTACCGGCTCATATCGCACCTTTAAATGCCAGATTGCGGCCACCCCTTCCAAAATCGTGTCCAAATTATGAAGATGTGTCGCAAAAATGAACTTGGAGCGCCGACCATGTAAGCATTTCAACGATGCGCCAACAATTGCTGTTGCGCTTACTGACTCTGTTCCACTGCACACCTCATCCCCTAGAACAAGGCTATACTCATCAGCCCTCTGTAGAATCTCTCGCAACTCCGTCATTTCTACCGCGAACGAAGAGAGGCCGGCCCACAAATTATCCGTGTTCAGAATACGTGTGAAGAGTGTGCGAAACGGTACAAAACGGAAATTTGTTGCGGGGACAAAACAACCACTTTGTGCAAGTATAAGCGCAATTCCAACTGCTTTCATCAGGCTTGATTTTCCACTCGCATTCATCCCGTATACGAGCCATCCACCAGACTCGGTTCCTCCAAGATGGACAGAATGCGCAACATACTCTGTCCGACTCATACAAGCCTCTATGAGCGGATGTCGTAGACCGTTTACTTCTATATACGATTCCTCTGTTTCCGCAAGAATTGGACACGTCAACCCACGCTCCTTAGAAACCGTAGCAATAGTACAAGTAACGTCCACGTTCTCTATCCACGACTCCAGAGCATCCCATACCAACCCACAAGAATCTGCAAATTTTCCACACAGTGACATTAAAGCCACTTTTACTGCACGTCCCAATTCCTCTCGTTTTTTCAGAATTGTATGGAATGTCTTCTCAAGAATGGGTATTTCCACATGCGCAGACGACTTCTTTTGGTGAAATTGTATTCCTGGAAATGGCTGAGATGCTCCCTTTAAAATGACGCCCAGGCTCGTCATTGATGCCTTATTGCCTGTGATGATGGGCGCGAGAACTTCTCGGAACTCAAGACGAAGTCCATCCGTCTTTGCGCTGCGATTCAGAGTGGTCACAACGGAATTCAGAATTTCATACAGGCTCTGAATTTCCTTCTCTATGGTTGCAACTTCAGGGGCAGCACTGTTCTGAAAGCAAAAGGTATTCTCGTTTGACTTAGAGGCCTTTTCTACCGAAAAAATTTCGTGGAATTCACCCATAAGTTTTTCGAACGGAATTGGTCCCGCAGATGGGGGTGGAACAAATGTACTTTCCGAAATTCTGCGCGCACAAATATAACTTTTATCCAACAGAGTAATTTCTGCCGCAGAAATTTCTCCTTCCGCAATTCGCCGATGGAGTCGGGGAAGGTCGTCAATTTGCCGTAAATTCCTCCGCACATCGTCGCCGCCCCCTGCGTCTAATGCGAAAATTGTCTGAATTTCTGCATACCTGCGCCTAAGAATTGCGCGGTCAGCGGTAGGATACAAAAGCCGCCGTCGCATTGCACGTAGTCCAAAGGCCGTATAGGTACGCTGAAACATACCCAAGACAGAGTCCTCCATTTTAGGAGTCACCATGTTCAACTGAAAAAGTGCCTGATTTCCAAGAGATAAATTCATGGATGGAACCCACTGTTGCGGCCACTGGAGCCGCTTCAGTCCAGATGGATAATGCTCCTGAACGCGCTGAAAGAATGCGCATAACACTCGTTCCGTCAGCGGCCGCGCCCCAAGTCGGAGTGCCTCTCGCGCAGATAAAAGCGACTGCACAGAGAAACTCCGCTGCAGGAACTCCTCACGTACCATTGGAATCTCAAAACCACCCTGTTCGTTTGCATCCATAATTTCTAACCGAACACCTGGAAGACCGAATTTTCTCTGTAATTCGGTGGCGCTCGGCCTATGCGGAGATGAACCCTTCCACCAGACAACACACTCTTTAGGAAGATAGACCTGAAAGAAATGAAATATTTCATCCGTTGTCCATGATGCGGCCTTGCCCGATGCGACCCCTTCATGTGTAATACTTTTACCCGTGGTTAAATCCAGACAGACGCATGCGAATTGGGGTGGATGTTTGGATCCCCAGGTAGGCTCTACGAACCATACACCTGCAAAATAGAATGCCGACTTGTTTGCATCGGCCTCGTTTAGAGCCTCTACATGTGTCCCAGGCGTCAGAATACGCGCAACCTCACGGGATGCAACGGCTCCCTTCCAATCTTTGACCTGATCATAAACTACCACAACCCAACCGACTCTTGTGAGAGTAGCTGCATATTTGTGAAGGGACTGCTCTGGCACACCCGCAAAGAGCGCATCGGACCCCTTTGGTCCATCCCCCTTTCGTAAAGACATGCGCACTCCAAGAATGTCTACAAAGCGTTTCATAGATGTCTGCGTAGAGCCGGTCACAGGGTCTATCCAATCATAGAATTCATAGAATTTTCCAACTTGATAGAATATGGCCGTATCGGGTCCATACTTACTTGCATGCACCCTATAGGCTTTCCCGTATTCTTCATACATCTCATTCGGCATCCTCTTATAGAAAGAGTGCGAAGGCTTTAGGGGGGGACGCTGTCCGCAAATCAATATTTTGTGCGCGTTTACTGACAAGTACTTATTTTAAGTACTTGGCCCACATGCCGGTAGAAGTTAAAGGGCTCTTTTCTTCATGGTTTCCACATCGGAATAAATTTGCCGTAAAACACCCTCTGGCGCCTTCGTATCTTTATTTACGAGTTCCATACGTATCAATACCCCTTTTATTTCTTCAATTGTTTTTTCTTTAGACAATTTGTGAATCCCAGATGCCTTTTTTAAACGGCGTGTAAATTTGCCCACGTTCATTTTCAGCGTTTTTGCAGGATTCTTCCTTGTTTTTTCCTTTACCTTTTTTACAGAAGGAGCAAGAACTACCTTTGACCTCTTCTGTTTCTTTGTAAGATGGACTTTCGGCTCAGTAGAGCCCCCTATAATTGATGGCGTAACTTTTCCCACTGGCGCGGCCTCCTCGGTCATCTTAGAGCTTGTACCCAAGGCTTGTGAAGAATCTGTCACGCCGGGAGCACGTGTAGAAACGAGTTGGTCTAGTGTTCCAGGACTCATTGCGCCCCCATCTCTGGTTACTCTAATCCTTTCTGACTTAGGATTTCTACGTGTTTTCCCCCCCCCTCTTTTCGGGTCAATGTCTTCGTAATTACTGGGAGATAAACTTTTAGCAACACTGGACGTAATTTGAATTGTTTTTGTGGATGAATCTGCGGACATACTCCTATTGTAATCTGCGTAAAATAAGTACATCACGCTAACTTTGGCACATGCGAATATTGTTCCCTGTATAAAATTTGATGGAGGATTTTCAGAAATTTCTGTACGAGCCAAATGATTCCATCTCATCACCACATTCTTGATTTGTATTTCAAGCAGGCAGAAGGAAAGCAAATTGTATCACATCAAATAGAGTCATTCAATCATTTTATGGATATTGATATTCCTGAAATTATTCAAATGGTGAATCCTCTGATTGTTCGCGGAAGTCCAGAGATTCCTCTTTCAGGTCCTCGCTCTGCGCTTGCTTCCGCTACGGGTCTTTCTACAACAGCAGCAAATGCGCTTATGGGGCGAGCCACTGAGGCAACACAATTCTCTCTCGCAAATGTGAAACATGAATACGAGGTTTCCATTATATTTCAGAATGTTTCATTGAGAAAGCCGACAATATTTGAAAATAATGGCGCAATTCTTCCCATGATGCCAAACGACGCGCGTCTTCGCAATATGACCTATGCGTCCCCCCTCTTCGTAGACATTCTTGTAAAAACGACCTTTATTGACAACACGAAGGGTGGTGAGCGGCAGACAAGAGAGCGTCTATTTCCTAATGTACACATGGGTAAGATTCCTGTTATGGTCGGCAGTAAGTACTGTCTTCTTCATGACCAGAAACACATTCATCCGAGAATTCTTGGTGAGTGTGCGGAGGACTATGGCGGCTATTTCATTGTCAGCGGTGGTGAGCGAGTCATTATTTCCCAGGAGAGAATGTCTGAGAACCGTCCAGTGGTATTTCGCAATAACAAAACCACGACAAAGGACAAGGAGGTTATTGAAGTAAAATCGATTGGTCCGGACAATGACCAGGTTCCGAAATCAAATGCTGTAAAAATTATGTATCATCCGAAGAACCAGCAGATTCTATTGCTGCGCGCAACGATGCCACGCATCAAGACGGAAATTCCTCTTTGGATTCTGTTCCGTGCGCTTGGTGTCGTATCAGACAGGGATATTATGGAACTTATACTTGGAACCGACGAAGACACAACGTATATGAGCATTATAGATGAGTCTATTCAGGAGGCGGCAGAGGTACAGACCCAGGAACAGGCTCTCGCCTGGATGAGCGCACATGTTCATAGCTGGTCGTCACGCACCGTTCGTCAAATGAAGATAGACGACATTCTGAATATTGAACTGTTTCCTCACGTTGGAATTACGCGCGAAAGTATTTATGGGAAAGCCTGTTATCTGGCGCACATGACGCGGAAAGTTCTCTGGGTCATGACAAATCGTATTCCAAATGATGATAGGGACGGTTATCCAAACAAGCGTGTAGACTTGCCTGGATTTCTTCTTGCAAATCTGTTTCGCAGTTATTTCACAACAAAGATGATTAAGGATATTCGTTCTTCTCTTGCAAAAGAGATTCATAACGGCGGTTGGAAGGCAAATGGGGCATTTGAAGATATTCTGAACATAAGTAATATCAATAAAGTTATTAAATCGGTGATTCTCGAGGTGGGAATGAAAACCTCGCTTGCAACGGGAAATTTTGGATCGGCAAAAATCGGCGGACCCTCGAAGATTGGTGTGTCGCAGGTTCTGAATCGTCTGAATTACGTATCAGGAATTTCGCATTTGCGGCGTATTAGTACACCAATTGAGAAGACAGGAAAACTCATTGCGCCTAGAAAACTCCATAATACTCAGTTCGGATATATTTGTCCATCGGAAACCCCAGAGGGACATTCGGTCGGTGTGGTTAAGAACATGTCATCCTCATCTATTGTGAGTATTTACAGTAATCCAAAGACGGTAAAGGAATATATTGATTCTCTCGGGACAGTTCAGTCGCTGGAGTCCACAACAGTTATGGAAAAGCATACTTCTACCCGCATCTTTCTAAATGGCGCGTGGATTGGAACTATACCGGTTGAGAAGTCACTGTGGACCTTGGAGCGTCTTCAGAAATCAAAGAGGTCGGGGCGGATTCATATTCAGACGGGAATTATCTGGCGACCGGCCTTACGTGAACTCTGGATTACTACGGAGGCTGGACGTATGTTACGCCCTCTCTTCTTCGTCCGCGCTCTCAAAGAAATTGCGGCAGACAAGACGGGTCGCCTGATTCAGGAAATTTACTCTATTCAGCGATGGGAGGAACTTCTTCTATGGCAGAGTCCCACAGGAGAGAATCTTATGGAGTACATTGATCCAGGCGAAACGGAGAGTTCTTATATCTCCATGAAGGCGGTGGATGCAGTGAGCCCAGGCGCACCCGATTATACACACGCAGAGATTCATGCGAGCACAATTCTTGGAACTCTGGCGAGCAATATTCCATTTCCAGACCACAATCAGTCGCCGAGAAACTCGTATCAGTGCGCAATGGGAAAGCAGTCTATGGGAATGTTCGCGCTGAATTTCCGAGAGCGGTTTGACGCAATGGCGCATCTCCTGTGCTATCCGCAGGTGCCGTTTGTGTCACCCTTTATGAGCCGCTTCTATGGGGCCCAAACGATGTCGTGCGGACAGAATATCATTGTCGCGATTATGACCTATACTGGCTACAATCAGGAGGATTCCGTTATGATTAATAGAGGAGCCTTAGATCGAGGACTATTCCGCAGCATCTTCTATAGGACATACAAGGATGAGGAGCGAAAGAACCAGAGCAGCGGCGAGGAGGAGCGCTTCGTGCGTCCTGACCCGTCACTCACAAAGCAGATGAAGAATGGGAACTATGAGAAGTTGGACGAAACGGGCTTCGTACCAGAACAGACCTTCGTGAATACTGACGATATTCTTATTGGGAAAGTGGTGCCTTTGCGTGTGCCTACGGGCATGGTTGTTCCTGTCGGGTCAAAAACATTCCGTGACGTTTCGAGGACAATGCGGAATAATGAGGTGGGTTGGGTAGACCGCATCTTCAAGAATCGGAACGGGGAAGGCTACTCGTTCGCAAAAGTACGTATGCGTCAGGACAGAATTCCGGAGATTGGGGACAAGTTCTCGTCGCGTCATGGACAGAAGGGTACGGTAGGAATGATTCTGAATGCGGAAGATATGCCCCAGACGGCGTCTGGTCTTATCCCAGACATCATTATCAATCCACACTGTATTCCTAGCCGCATGACGATTGCGCAGCTTATGGAGACACTTCTGGGGAAAATGGGGTGTGAACTTGGCTGTCTGGGTGACGGGTCACCCTTTAATGATGTGACGCTGGAGGGGATTACGAAAATTATGCGGGATAATTTGGGGATGGAGCCGCAGGGCAATGAGATTCTGTTCAACGGGTTCACGGGGCGTCAGATGGAGACGAGTATCTTCATGGGTCCGTGCTACTATCAAAGGTTGCGCCACTGCTCGGCCGACAAGATGCACTCGCGGTCTTCGGGGCCGCTTGTGATGCTCACGCGCCAGCCGGCGGAGGGTCGTGCGCGCGAAGGTGGCTTGCGGTTTGGAGAGATGGAACGGGACTGTGTGGCCGCTCACGGTGTCAGTGAGTTTACGAAGGAGCGTCTGATGGAGTGCTCCGACCTGTTCCGCTGTTGGAGTTGTCAGGATTGCGGCCTGATCGCAATTGTAAATCCCCGAGAGGGTATCTGGCTGTGTAAGGGCTGCGGGAACACGACGAACTTCTCCGCTATCGAAATTCCGTACGCCTATAAGCTCCTACTGCAGGAGTTAGAGACGATGTCTATTTCCAGCCGGATTATTACGCAGCAGAAAGTGTTGAGGTCACTGAAGGCGGCTGAAAAATCGGAGGTCTAAGTAAGGGAATGGGTAAGACCAGACGTTTATATCGGGGTGGGCAGGGGCGTGGGCGAGGACGGCAGCGTGCGCAGCAGCCACAAGCAGCCCAGCAGCAACAAGGGACAAGAAGGCAGAGACAAACACCCGAAGAAAAAGCGCAGAGAGCTTCCGAAGCAAAAGCGAGAGGATTAGAGGCTCAACGGAAAAAGGCAGCTGAATCTGGACAAAGTTTGGAACGGCGCCAAGCCAACATTGCAGAAAAGAAAGAAAGGCAGCGCAAGAATGCTGAAAATGCAAAGAGAACAAGGAAAGAAAGGGATGAGGATGCGAAAAAAGCAGCAGCCGAAAAGAAAAAGAAGAAGGAAGACGATGAAAAAGAAGAGCAAGCCAGAAAGAAAAAGAAAAAGGAGGACGATGAAAAAGAAGAAGCCGAAAAGAAAAAGAAGAAGGAAGACGATGAAAAAGAAGAGCAAGCCAGAAAGAAAAAGAAAAAGGAGGACGATGAAAAAGAAGAAGCCGAAAAGAAAAAGAAGAAGGAGAAGGAAGAAAAAGAAGAAGCCGCAGCTGCGAAAAAGAGAAAGAAGGCAAAAGATCCCCAGGGGGCTCGGCCAGGCGCAACATCCATTGCTCCTCCTGCTATGCCCAGCGCACCCGGTTCTGGTTTTAGTAATATGGGCGCGGCCGCTGCTGGACCAGCCGCCGCTGCTGCGGCTGCTGCTGCACCTGCTCCAGCAGCGGAAGGCTCTAGTTCTAGTGATAGTTCCTATGGGTCTACTAGTGACGGCCCATACTCCCCAGAAGAGGCTGCTGCGGCGGATACCGTGAGCGCATCTGATTATGGCCTAAATGCAGATGGCAGTATTAATTGTGATAGTAGTCCACCTGAAGAATGTCCAAGTGAAGAACAATGTCTGAACCAAGCCCTATATTTTATTGCGCGCTCAAATGCCGTCGCAAACTATAGACGCTCGGTACTACCCCCCATAAAAACCTTTCTGGAAACATTAAAGAATGGAAATATCAATCTCGCTGAGTATGCGCAAAATAATCCCACTGTTTTTTCAGGGATGTTAGTTGCTGCGCCCGCGGCGGGAGGCGATGGAGATACAGCAGCAAAACCCCGAGTATTTAATAACATTACGGAAGTTGACGACACTCTACAGAAAGCAGTAGAGGAGACTAAAACAAAAAACAAGGAAAATTGTATACCCAAAACCCCAGCACAAGCAGCAGGAAGACGCACCCGCCGAAGAAAATACACGCACCTCCGCAAAACACACCGGAACAAGCGCCGCTCCCGCAAATAAATTTGACTTGTCGGTCGCATCCGATGCGATCCAAACAAGGAAAAGGTTTCCTGTAGGATGTATAGTATGCAAGTTCAGAAACGCAACGGCTCTCTGGAGGCAGTCTCATTTGACAAGGTCCTTGAACGGATTCGCAAGGCATCCAAGGGTCTCGCAGTGAATCCCGACGCCCTCTCTCAACAGGTACTCGCGCGTATTATCAACGGTATTAAAACGAGCGAGCTGGATGAACTGACGGCTCAGTCCGCAGCATCCCTCTGCACTACCCATCCCGACTGGGGCACCCTCGCCTCCCGCATCGCCGTCTCAAATCACCAGAAAAACACGGAGCCCCTCTTCTCAAAGGTAATAAAGACCCTATACAACCAGGTCCACGTATCTGGCTCACCCATCTCCTACGTTTCCCAGGACCTCCACGAGGTTACAGAGACCTACTCAAACATAATTAACGCCCATATTCAACACGACCGCGATTATCTCTTTGACTACTTTGGATTCAAGACCCTAGAGAAGTCCTATCTTCTGCGCGATAGTTCTATGAAAGTTATGGAGCGCCCGCAACATATGTGGATGCGCGTGGCTCTCGGCATCTGGAACAACAACCTTGACATGGCCTTCAAAACGTACGACCTTCTCTCTACGAAGCGCATGACGCACGCCACGCCCACACTCTTCAATGCGGGGACACCGAGTGCACAGCTGTCCTCTTGCTACCTCCTCTCCATGGCCGACGACAGCATCGCCGGTATCTACAAGACGCTCGGTGACTGTGCGGCGATTAGCAAGTACGCCGGCGGAATCGGCCTCCACCTCCACAATGTTCGCGCGCGCGGCTCGCTCATTCGGGGCACGAACGGGACCTCGAATGGCCTCGTGCCCATGCTCCGCGTGTTCAATAATACGGCGCGCTATGTTGACCAAGGTGGCGGAAAACGCAACGGCTCCTTCGCGATGTATTTGGAGCCCTGGCACGCCGACCTAGAGGACTTTCTGCGCCTAAAGCTGAATTCCGGGGCCGAAGAGGAGCGCGCGCGTGACCTCTTCTACGCCCTCTGGATACCGGACCTCTTCATGCGCCGTGTGGAGGCCGACGCATCCTGGTCGCTCTTCTGCCCTGACGAGGCACCTGGACTCGCCGACGTCCATTCGACAGCCTTTGATGAACTCTATGAATCCTATGAGAAGGCTGGGCGCGCCCGCAGTACGATTTCCGCCAGGAAACTCTGGTTCCAAATCCTGGAGACCCAGATGGAGACGGGGACGCCCTATCTCCTTTACAAGGACGCCGCAAATTCCAAATCCAACCAGCAGAATCTGGGGACAATCAAGTCGTCCAATCTCTGTACGGAAATCATAGAGTATTCGTCGCCCACGGAGACGGCCGTCTGTAATCTCGCGTCTATTGCGTTGCCGTCCTATATTAAAGATGGCGCATTTGACTTTGACGCCTTGAGAGAGACGGTCAAGACTCTCGTGCGGAATCTCAATCGCATTATTGATATCAACTTCTATCCGACGCCCGAGACGAAGCGGTCCAATATGCGCCATCGGCCCATCGGAATTGGCGTACAGGGTCTCGCGGACCTCTTTGCGGAACTGGATATCGTCTGGGAGTCAGAGGCTGCTCTCACGCTGAATAAACTCATCTTTGAGCACATGTATTTCGCCGCGATCCAGGAGAGCGCAGCCATTGCGCAAATAGAGGGTACCTATGAGACGTTTGAGGGCTCCCCCATTCACAAGGGGATTCTCCAGCCTGATATGTGGGGTGTGAAACCGATATCGGACTTGGACTGGGATGGGCTTCGTAAACTTGCCGCTGCGGGTATTCGGAATTCGCTCCTCATGGCACCCATGCCTACGGCATCTACATCTCAGATTCTTGGATTCAATGAATGCTTTGAACCCTTTACAACAAATATATATACCCGACGCACACTTGCAGGAGAGTTTATTGTCGTTAATAAATATCTTGTGAAAGAACTTATTGGGCTCGGACTCTGGTCAGATGCAATGAAGCAACGCATTATTGCGTTCAACGGAAGCGTGCAGACAATCTCAGAGATTCCTGAACGCGTGCGTCAAAAGTATAAAACGGCCTGGGAATTACCCCAGAAACTACTGATTGATATGGCCGCTGAGCGTGGGGCGTTCATCTGTCAATCCCAAAGTTTGAATCTCTTTGTGGCTGAGCCGACGAACTCTAAGTTGACGTCCATGCACTTCTACGGTTGGAAGAAGGGGTTAAAGACAGGTTGCTATTATCTGAGGACAAAGGCGCCGGTTGTTGCGCAGAAATTCACGGTGGACCCGCGTCTTCTTGCGGCTGTTGAAGGAAACACGAGCAAGTACCAGGATGAATCGGAAGAGGAGGAGGAATCACCTTTAGAGAAGAGAGCGCGTCTTGCAGCAGAGGCGCGGCAGCGTCTACGAAAGGAGTTTGAGGAGAGTGAGAACAAAGAGGAGGTCTGTACGAATTGTTCTGCTTGAATAAAAATATCCGTTTAAAATATAAATGCTTGCCGAGGTCGTTCTTTTTATTCTTTTATCTCCCGGTCTTCTCTTAACTCTGCCCCCAGTTGGGAAGAAAATATTCATGTCATGCCAGACATCAACTGTGGCAGTATTGGTACACGCCCTCGTATTTATGCTTGCCCTCAATTATCTTCCATACATTCCTATACTGAATACTCTGGACGGCTTCCAGAATGCAAATGGGTCTCGGGGTCCTAAAGGTCTGGGGGCTATTGGTGGACTCGCCAAGGGCGCTGGTGATGTGATTGGAGGAGTCGGTGATGCGGTTGACTCTGTGACTGGCGGAGTTAAAAATAGCTTAAATACACTGGGCGCAGGTATATCACGGGCTACCGGTGGCATTGCGTAATTAGCCAGACACCGTAACTCCGGCTAGACCATGTATAAAGACTAAGAAATCTTTTGGAAATCCCCAAAAGCAGCCTGGCTTCACATCGGCATCCGATGGTACGCGACGGCTACTCACATTTTTTCCATGGCTGAATGCGACAATAATCTGCTGCGGAGGAATCTCCAAGCACAGCTCCTCTCGGCCCTGTAAGAATCCCTCACCCTCACCCACCAAAATATCTTTCGGAAACCCCTTCTCCTCCCAAAAGTCCCTATAAAATGTGAGCGTCGCCTCTGAAACACGTTGCGAGAACGGAATATCCATTGGAGGCACGTTTACTGCGCTTATCCCTTTTAGAAGGTCGTAGCACGCAATGGTAGTCGCAGCCACGCAACGAGGCTTCCACGGATGGAGAGTGAGCCACGCAACGCGCCGTCGAAAACTTGTTTCCGGATAATGGTCGTCATCGTCTACGAACAGGATAATTGGATTCGTCGCTGCCGCAACTCCGAGATTGCGCTTTTCAGAAACCGGCGTCTTATACTTTAATGGAACATATACAAATTTCATCGGAGCCGCCGCATTTCCTACTGCAACTATACGGTCTGAATTCTGCTCTGCTGGGTCATCGGAATCGTCTACAACAATCCACTCAATCTTATCTTTCGGATAGTCGGTAATCATCATCGAGTGACACGCAAGGTCAAAAAACTTCTTCCGATTATATACAAGTGTAACGACTGAAATAGGGGCGCAATCAGCAACATCCAGTTTGGGAGGAAGATATTTCAACGGAGTTGGGCGCTTCGTAATCGGAATAAGTTCTCGCCAAGCATTTTGGAATGTGACCCAGCGCTGAGTCACATCTAAAAGGGGGGGAGCATCCATTTTCATAAATTTTTCTATAATATCATCGAGAGCCCCCCGCAGAGTGTCAGCATCGACCCCAATATCAAAATATTTCTGCTCGAGTTTTGATGGAATAAAATGGACAGTGGCGCAATTCTCATAGGTATCCTTATAACACGGCAACGAATTCAGAATCACAAAGGCTCCTGAAGAATATGCTTCTGCGGCCGTATAGCCAAAACCCTCCGCTCTAGAGCAACAGACGTGACCCCTATGCTCTTCACGCAATCCTTTTTGCTCTGCTTCGGGTATATCGCCAATTCGTACAGTAACATTCGGAAGCACTTCCAGGCCGCTCAAATCCAGTTCTGCGACGGATGTAATCAGTAAAGGGGGGTACGATGCTTTCCACGCACTCAAAAAAGTCCGCACGTATGCTATCTTATTTTTGGATGCGCCGAGAACCCATAGAAAGGCGTCCTTACGCTTTTTGGGAGGCAGAGAGGTCTCAGGAATTGCCCACGGTATATAGACTGTTTTTTCGCCACTGAAGTCACCAAGTGCTGTACGGTCTTTCACTACCACATGGTCAAATCTACTTAAATAAGAGTCCCATGCCACCGAATTGTATAATTCAGGGTTGACAACGAGGCAATTCTTTGCAGACCAGGCTGCCCAAACAAAGATAGGAACTTCCAAGTGTATTGCGAGGTCTGAGTATGAAGGGGGTTCCAATGGGTCGCAATGACGCACCGAATATTTGGAAGACGCAAACACCCGGCGAAGAACTTCAACATCCTTTGACAATCCATATTGGTTTGATTTAGATGCGAGTATAGTAACCAAGAATGACATCTAACTGTGCTATAGGTAGTGTTTTAAGTCAAATGGGAGACCTCGGATTTCTTCAATGGATCGACCCATACGAGTGGACTGAGCGGGATCCCAAAGCAAGAAATCATGCAATCCAAAATGAAAATCGTCTATTCAAACGTATTCTTGGTCGCACAGACCTCCGTAGAGATAAACACGTATTTGTGGAAGCCTATCACCAAACAAATACAATAAAAACCGTACGTATTCCAGAACGAAATCCACAAATACTTGTTCGCCCGCGTTTACGAATAGAGGGAGTATATTATTGGAAACACGTGGGAGATGCGCGGTGGAAATATGCTGATGATCTCGATTATTGGCCTACAGAAAATGGTCCCTATATCGCCTACACACAGGACACGGCGATTGGAAAATTGGACTATATACTCCATGTAAAAACTCCGAAGTCACATTGGATTCATAAAAGGGGTGGGGGACCGGATGTTGCAGTAATGAATCATCGTGTATATTATATAGAAAGTGAGGCGCCTCTACAATACACCCGACTCGTTTCTCTTTCCTTATATACTGGCCAAGAGCGTAAGGTAATATATGAAGAGAAAAATCCGAGTATTAGTATTTCTCTTCTGAAACAAGAAAACAGGGCACTCTTTTTACTAGGTGAAGATGCCGGCTATCAACGACTATGGTGGATTACACCCACAGGCTCCATAAAACGCCTAGAGCCAGATGGAGTAAGTTTTAAGGCTGTCGGTTGCTCTAATGACGGTAGTCCAGTGTATTTCGTGCGTTCAGGTGATTTCACGAAGCCATGGAAACTTGTAGGGTGTGGATGGAAACTCAATAGGGAAATTGAGAAGTCTGGTATAGAATTCTGCTCACTTGTACAAAGTATGCTCATTACTCGGTGTCAAGGTCTGCGTACCATATGGTATATGTCGCCTACTTCTCAGCCAAAACGCCTAGAGTCCAGTTTTTTCACGATTCTTTCCCATACAATTTGGCCCTTTTGGATGGGTAATTCAATTGCGACGGCACCGATTATAGTCTGTAGTCCAAGTAGACCACCCTATACAATTTGTATTGGAAAATCGGAAATATATGTGAATTCGGAGAAACAGCGACCGTATGCAGAAGAACTTGTAGGTGAATCCACGTCTGCAGATGGAATACGTGTTGGGTGGCTCTTATTGAAAAAAGGAAAGACCAACCCAAAAAGGCTTATGGTGATTGCTTATGGAGCCTATGGTACTCCTACGAATTTAGACACTACACGTTGGATTCCATGGATTGATAATGACTGGGCCGTCGGCTTAGCATTTGTGCGAGGAGGGGGAGATAGCAATGAATCTTGGGCAGAACTTGGTCGTATGGGTGGAAAGTTGTTTGCTCTGGCCGATTTTGAAGCATGTATAAAAGATTTGCAGCGACGTACAGGGTGTGGTCCAAAGCATACCTGTATTTTTGGACGGTCTGCAGGCGGACTTCTTATAGGCGGGCTCGTATCTAAATACCCTACGGGTGATCTATTCAAATGCATCTATGCGGAAGCACCCTATGTAGATTTACTAAAAACTGCGTCTAATCCGAGTCTTCCTCTCACAAAGTACGAGTATAAAGAATTCGCAAATCCAACGCGGGGTCCTGCGGAATTTGAACAGGCGATGAAAATATCTCCGATTCACACTCTTCCGGCTGGAGGAGCCCCCGGTGTTCATGTTCTTTGTAGAAGTGGTGCGAATGATATACAGGTCTATCCATATGAGGCTCTGAAATGGATATTTACCTTGCGCGGAAATCAGAAAGATATGACAAAAATCCTTCATGTGAATTCACAATATCATAGTACGTATGGTTCAGAAATGTATATTGAATATGCTGAAGACTATTATATTATAAATCAGTGGTTAAAATAGATGGCAGCCCTAGATGCCCTAGTAGGAGGATTAATACCTGAGAATCAAGCTGTTACAGACTTAAAGGAACTTGGAATTCTACCGTCAACATCTACCAGCACAAGAATAAATCCCTATACGTCTGATAGAAATCCGTTAGATCCGAATACAGGTATGGAGACTACTGCTATTTTACAGGGGATTCAAAAGTTGGATGAAAAAATCACGGGCGGGTTCGCACAAATAATTGCAAAACTGTCCAATACTCCTATAAGAGGTGGGGGAGAAAATAAATCGCACCAATCTATAGAAATGTCGTCTCCTTACGTGAATCCAACGACGACACAGGCTCCCAGTTTTTTTAACAAAATGGGAAGTATGTACGAGAGCGCAAAGAAGGCGCTTGCGCCCGTAGCAGAGGCACCCGCGGCAGAGGCACCCGCGGCAGAGGCACCCGCGGCAACGGCATCTGTGGGGGGAGCAACTATACCACCTGCCCCCCGTGTGAAGTCTGTAAGGCCAGTGCCTGTAAAACCAGTAGGGCCTGTAAAGCCAGTAGAATCTGTATCATCTGGAACCCAAAAAGGTAAAAACAAAAATCCTGTAAAACCAGTAGGGCCTGTAAAGCCAGTAGCATCTGGAACCAAAAATGGTAATAGGTCCAATAAAAGCGCTAAAAATACCACGTCAAGCTCAACAACTACTTTACAAAACCCTATGACACAAATAACAGAAAATGTTTCAACATCATCTTTGTCTGGCGGCAGGCGTCGGAAGCGCACGCGTAAATCCCGGCGCCCCACCAGGCGGCGCTCCTCCCGGCATCGCCACAGCCGCCGCCATTAATTTTCTAAACTAAGAATATACAAATGGCATCTCGTGGTACTCGTCGCTCTCGTCGCGGCAAGAAGGGAACTCGTCGTGGTCGTCGGCGGCACTAAATATCTTATATACATGTAGATATGAAGAAAAAATATATAAACTATCTACTGTTTGCTTTAGTACTTAGTTTATGTATTTTCTATTTCTCTAGAAATTTAGACGGATTTCAAACATCTCCAATAGATTTTACGAATTTCAGTGGAACTCTCACAGGAATTCGTGTAGCTTTAATTGATCCCTCTAAAGAGGGACCAACAATACCAGATATAATTAAAGGGCTATTAGGGGATAATTTAACGGATACCGACATGATGATAATGGCAGAGCTACCAAATGGTGATCTAATTACTCCATACTTTTATATAAATCCAACAGGGCATAGTAGTTCTTCTAGTGAAAACGATGATCCGTATAAATTAAGTGTTATACCTGAAATTCTTACTTTTATAAAAATGAAAAAACAATTTACTCCTGAAGATTTTCACGAAATTCTTAAAAAAATGTTGTTAACATTAAATTTCTCGAGAAATCATAAAATTCCGCTAATTGTTCTCACGAATAGGAATATAAATCACATTTATAATAATATTTACGCAAATTTATATAAAAAAAATGTAAGATTGGTATCATTGATTCTTAATAAGACAATGGATTATCCTCCTGTTGACTATTCCCAGTATAATTCTCCCATTACTACTTCAACACCAAAAGTCGATATTAATTTAAATACACGTTTTTCATCTATTACAGTGAAAATGAGTTTGTTGGATATTATAAAAACATTTGGAACGCAAATACGAGAATTCTTAAGTTATACTTTTATAGGTAGTCAATTGAGAATCACATTAATAAAATCGGATCAAACAAGAGAGATTCTTAATATTACACTCGAAACAAGTGGTGGAACGCCTTCTACAAACACACAAAGTATTCTTGTTGGTAATATTCAACCCACATCTGAGATAAAAGTGTATAAACTTGATTTTTTAAATGCATTTTTTTTGTTTTCCGAGAATAGGGATTTGTATAAATTATCTAGTTTTGATCCGAGTGGAAGATATTCATATAGACATTCTGAAATGAGACACAAATTTATGTTTGAAAATTCTTCGAAAATTCCAGATTCCGTTATTCAGAATTATATTAGTCCAATCCTTTTAGCTTTTAAATTAGAATTTATTAATTTATTTAAAGGGACAGAGGGTGGCATAATACCTTTTAGTCCTGACCAACTATTAACAGTAAATTTATCAAATCCACCTCAAGAAATAAAGGTAGATATCGGGACAGAAATGAGTGTGAATAATACACCCCCATCTTCCATATTAGACCAAGTAAGAAAAATATTGTGTATCTGATACCACCAATTACTTAGACCGATGGACATTATGGAATCAAAGTTTATTTCCTAAATAACACTAGAAAGATGAAGAGAGAACTCTTCTTTTTACTGTTATGTATATTGTTCCTTGTTTTATGGTATCAGTCCGAAGCCGTGGAATGTTTCCAGTCAGGAGGGGGAAATCCTCCAATGAATGTACCGAAGGCTGAACTAGAGGTTGCCGCAATTGGAGATGGAGGTCCTAAACCATTCGCGCCCCCTTCCAATGCTCTTCTTGCTCCTCCTCCCGGCCAAATGGCCTCCGTAAATTCATATCAATATGATGATCCGGCAAACAAAAAAGCGCCGCTCAAACAACTGAAAAATACTATGGAAACTCTCGATGGATTTCTGGGAAACGAGGCACCAGCCCTGGCGTCCTCATCCGACCCGGCAACTCTTTTACCTCTACAGACGGCCACATCCGATTTGCAGCGTCTGAAGGATGAAGTGTCCGTTATAGACAGAAATCCCGGTATAGAGGGAACACTGACAATTGGAGACTTGAATGGTATAAATGCGAATTTGGCGTTCCTGCAGAATAAGTGGAGGCTCTCTGCGAATTCTTCTGTAGAAGGATTTCAAAACGTATTGAATAATCTACAAGGAGGAACTGATCGTCTTTCAGCAACTAACTCCTTATCTTTATTGGATAGTGGCTGTGGAAGCGGGCAAGTCGTTTTTATCAATGGAGGAAGTGCCTCGTGCGTTACTATTGGAGCGCCCTGCGCGACTGGAAAAATATATATGGAAGATGGCGCTTGCTCGACTGTAGGGGCGTTATGTGGCAATGGAAAGGTATATAACTCAAGTGGTATATGTGTTGCTAGCGGCTCTCCTGGTGGCTCTCCTGGTGGCTCTCCTGGTGGTAGCGGCACTGGCAGTGGAGGCAGAAAAGTAACACTTGCCGAGTTAAAAACCCTACAGGTGAATATTTCCGCCTTTATTACACAACTGCAGAACAGTGGAACAGTAAATGCCGTTATAAATCAACGGATTAATGTTCTAACAATTATTCTTCGGCAAGTCATGGATTATCAAACACAGGTGGAAACCGGTAGAATGAAAGTATCTGATATTCCTATTACATACAATGACTATAAGGCATTTTTACCGTTTGTAGATATAAATGACCCCACAACGAATATGAATAATCCTCTCCCACACCTGCTGAATGCAACAGGTGTCTCTGGTGCTCTTTCTAATCTCTTCCCCTATTTTTTTAGCGGGGACATCAGCGGTGCACAACTCGCAAAAGAATTATTTGAAAAATACGCGAAAAATCTCTTTACAGACGTCGGCTACGATGTGAACCTTCGTCTGAATAAAAAGAGCGACTCCGAGCGCAAGGTCGCCGAAGAGGTGGCAAGAGCACTCGCAAATGGTACTCTAGGGAAAAACTCTAGTCTGGCATTTGATAATGATAGAAATGATGATGGTAACACAAATGGAAATGCTCCGTCATCTATAACAGGAATGTTCAATAGTATTATACAGGCCATTACAGGAAAAAGTCCGAGTGAGGACACAGCAGCAGGCTCCGGTAATTCCCCTGTTAGCGTTACCACTGGTTCTCGGCCAGCTGCACCAGGCCATTTCAATTGGAAGGATCGCTCTAAGGAAATTTGCGACCAAGTAAGAAAACGCGGCCTGAATGCTTATGATTATGGATGTCTAAACAATCCAGACGACGTGAGTGAAAATTTCTCCTATAGGGGCTATGCACGCATGGTGTGTGCGCGTCTGGAAACAAATTACGACCCAAGTATTCCTGGACTATGCGGCTGTCCTCCGCCCACTTGGGCTGGATGGCGACCATAGAAATCTCCTCCCTCAAATATAGATAGGCGCAATGCGTTCACCAAAAGAGCCTGGATTATTCATTCTTCTTGGAGTTGTAATAGGACTCTTTTTGGGTTATTTGTTTGCACCCTATATCGGCGAAGGTTTCACATCGGGTAAGGCAAGTAATACTGCATGTCTATCATGTGGGGCGCTGACATGTCCTCCGAATCCCGATATGAGCAAATATGTTCTCAAGAGTTCTATACCACCGAATCCAACATGCCCTGAAATGTCAAACTACATGTTGAAGACTGAATGCCCACCTACACCCGATCTTTCCCAATACGTTCTCAAGAGTTCTATCCCGACTCCTGAACCAATTATTGTAGATAACTCCGCCTGCGGTAAAGACTGTGGTGAGTGCCCCGCTTGCCCGCGTCCTCGTTGCCCTGAGGTCAAGTGTCCGCCACCTACAGTGTGTCCGGCATGTCCTCCTTGCGAACGCCAGAAGTGTCCACAGCCTGTTGTCAAATGTAAGGCAGAAGAGTCACCATCCACACCGGTTCGACCCTTTCTTGCTCCACTCAATTTCGGTGAATTCGGAAAATAGGGTGTCATTATGATGTAGAGTAGCCGTCAGAGCCAAGTACTTAAATTAAATACTTGGCGGTAGCTTTATTAACTAGGCTAAAAGTAAGAAGATTTCACAAAATGGACACGAAATTCTGGGGACCCTCCGGATGGAAAATGCTGCATCTCATTAGTTTTGTGCGCGCAGACCCAACACCTACAGAAATTGCGGACCTTCGGTGTTTCTTCTCCACACTTCCATATGTGTTACCGTGTAAATTCTGTCGAAAAAGTCTGAGCGAATATATTGTAGAATTCCCTTTAGAGTCAGCTATAAAGGAGCCCTATGCACTCGCGAAATGGCTCTGGAAAATTCATAACTGCGTAAATTCCAAATTGCGAGAACAGAAATTGTTGAAGGAACCTGACCCCCCGTTCGCCTCTGTCAAGAAATTGTACACTTCAAAATTTGCTGCGGGGTGTACGCGCACGAATTTTGAGGGATGGGAATTTCTTTTTTCCATCGTGGAAAATCACCCCTATTCTAAACAGTCCCTCTCAGGAATTCCAATCAACGGTGCGCCAGAAAAAATTTCTGCGGATGACCATTTAGAATTAAACCGCTGGAATCGGTTGCCAAAAGAAATTCGCCAAAAATACTGGGAACAATTCTGGACCTGTTTGCGTAAAGTCCTACCGTACCAAGAGTGGAGAGAAGTATGGGGGACCTGTCAAATAGATTGGACAAGTCGCAAAGCAGCAATGAAATCCCTCTGGGGAATTCGCTGCTCCATGGAATCCTCATTACAACTTCTAAACAAGACAGACTATTATTCCCTATGTAAACAACTTAGACAACATCGGAGCGGTTGCGCAAAATCTTCTAGGGCACGCACTTGTCGGAAAAAACGACTTTAGATCGCCTACCGGCATGTTTAAAACTTAGGTGCCTAAGTTTTCAAGATGCCGGTATATAAATTTGAATAAGTTGGTCTGCGGTTTAGATGTTACGCCTTCAAAATGAATATTCTCTTTCCAAGACTTCATCAACCCTTAAATTTAGAAGGGGATTCCGTGTTTTCTATGGTCAAAAAGGGAGAAGAACCATTGAATTCAGTGTGTACAAATTGCGGAATAGAAAATGATACAATGGAAAGTGACGATTTTACTATATGTACAAGATGTGGTGAAGTGCACGAGCGTACAATTGATTCTGGCGCAGAATATAGATTCTTTGGTTCCGATGATCGCAGTTTATCGGATCCATGTCGTGTGGGCGCTCCTACAGATACACGCTTTCCAACATCTACTCTAGGAACAATGATTCTCTCTCACGCACAGGGTGGAAATTCTTCCTCTCGAATCGCAATGGCGCGAATTCGACGTTATCATACGTGGAATTTGCTCCCGTACAAAGAACGGTCTTTGCTACAGGTTTTCGAGCAAATAGCCCTTACGGCAACAAATAATGGATTTGACCAGCGCACAATGGACCACGCAAAAGATCTCTATGTTAAACTTGTGGAGCACTGTGACAGAAGAGGTATGTCACGAACTTCGGTTGTAGCAAGTTGTCTATATTCCGCATTAAAAAAGGTAGAGCAGCCAAGAAAGCCGAAAGAAATTGCAGATATGTTTCATTTGAGTATTGCGCAATTCACAAAATCTCTTAAATATTTCCAAGAGATGCTCTGTATGGCGAATCAGAGAGGGCTTCTATCATCTACGGCTGCGCCAGCAACATATCCAAGCACACGTGCCTCTAATTATATTGGAAAACCACTAAGTCAACTACCCATATCACGTAGAAATTATCAGATTTTAGAGAGAGTTGCTCTACGTCTTGCAAATGATATTGAGGATATTGATTTATGTCCTGAAAATATGCCCCCCTCTTTAGCTGCTGGGGTTCTCGCAATTGTCATACAAGAAGCAAAAATACGGCACATTCCTACCGAGCGTATTGCAAATGTATGTGGTGTAAGTGAGGGGACTCTGTTAAAGTGTATGAAAAAACTAGAGAACGCACTTCAAAATGGTCAGATAAAAATTCAGTCATTGACGGATTATAACATTTAAAAAAATCTATTTGAAAGATAGGATGGGTAATATATTTAGTGGAATATTTAAAAAAGACACACCTATAGATCCGAATGATACTCTGAATTATTTATTGAAGGGTATTTTTACAAATATTGATATGATGGATATGTTTGCTTTGATGAATCAAGAGAAGTGTTCAGAATACATTATTTTTGGAGAAAAAGTAGTGGATAAATTCTTTGAAAAAGCACAAATAAGTCCATCATCAGACGAGAAAGGATTTATTTATTTTAAAAAGATGTCATCATTAAGTAGAGAAATTTTAAGATCTAATGAATATAAAAAACAATGTAGAGAGATATCACGTTTTTTTGCAGATATTTTGCGTTGTTTTGCCGCAATATATTTAAGTATAGTAATCCCTTCAAAAGAAATTAATACACTTACGGGTCCGGGTGGGCCATTTCCAACACAATTATTTCCGCGGAAACAACAGGGAGGAACACTTGATACTAATTGGTTCATAATAGAAGGAAACTCCGATATAGATCAATTCGGTAGTCTTTTTTTCAAAGACTTTAATTTAAATGAAAAGGAAGATTATATAAGATTAAATTTGAATACAACAAACTCATATATTAAAGTATTGTGTAGTAATATTAATGGTAAAGATAATACTGGAAAAGATACTACACTAGATGATTTTATAAAAAGCACCGTAAGCTTAAAAACATTTAATTTTAACTATACTAAGTCAATTCCTATGGAGTATGTTGTTAATAACAAATCCGTGCTTTCATTCTCTTTTGAAATTTTAAAGCTAGATAATACATCCCAATTCAAAATAAGTAATTTTAAGTTCGAGAATAAGTCACCTATAGAAGGAAATATAAATTATAAATTTGTTTGTACTATAAATGGAAAAGATGTATTTGAAAAAGGAATGAATAAACCTGTAAACCAATCTTTTTTTTTAATATTCAACGAATTACTAAAAAATTCTGTGACTGCGAATTATTTAAAAGATTGGCAGTATATCACAGAACCCGTAAATAATGAAAAGTACCAAGAAATGAAAAATACTGGTAATATTAAATTATTTTTTGATGAAAAAACACGTGATCAACCCGAAGCAAGGATTATTTACATAAAAGATAGTGTAACAGGCTCCGAAGAAAGTGAGACTAAAGAAGAAAGTCAGACTGAAACAATAGATGTATCTTGCAAAATATTAATAACTGAAACTGGGCCCCCAACTAATATGGGGAATTTAATTTATAATATAAGTATTTCAGAAATTACTGCGAAACGTATGAGTAATAATTCAAAGAGTACAGGGAATTTATTAACACCCCTTTCAAGTCCACAGCATTATAAAATGATTGGTAAAAAAGGTGAAGCACCTATTTTCGTTAAAAGAAGTGGTACAAATTATAATTTCCATACATTTATAGCTTGGATTATCGAAAGACAATTTACACAGAATGAAATTGGTTCAACATATGAAAAAGTAAAAGGTACCGCAGGTTTCCTAAAGGTTCCACCAATAGAACCAAATGATCCATATGATTTAAGTAATTTACAGAAGATGCTGCTTCCTAATAAAAATCCTTTTCCTGCATGTAAGGCTCTTGCTAAAGAATTATATCAAGATTTAGGGAATAATAAATATTCAACCGCAGTTTGTAGTACAAAATTTCGTAAGGAATTAAACGCCTCTCTTCCAACCAATAAAGATATAACAAGTTCTAAAGGGATACTCGCACTTAGTTCACTATTTTTAGACACAACACACAATTCCGCAGAGGGTTTAACAAAAAATCCTGAGTGGAATCAATTTGAAAGCGAGATGAAAAGATTAAGTTTAAATAAGAATTGTAATACTAACGGAACATTTTATATGAATCAATCATTGGCTAATAACGTACATGAAATTGTAAAGCAACTTGAAGCAAGGCATGAATCACATCTAAGTTTTGCCTTTGATTTATTATGGGAGTTGTTTGATAAAAATTCTGCGCAAAATAAGAGGACATTCATGTTGAATGAAAATTTATATTTAAATGGTGGAGACTATTTGAAAAATATAAAAATTAAATGTATACAGTTACTGACAAATTATTATTTGGATTGTGATAAAATATATCTAAGTGGTTTCGAACTAATTATGACGAGAGAGAAAGAATTAAAACCAATCGAAGAATAATTGAAGTATTTGGCTCTGATGGCTAGAACAAAATAATTAAGTGACTTCAATATCATAATGCCACTTTGTGGACTTATCTATGGGGAGTACTTAGATCACTGAAGATTTCAAACGGGCACAAAAATTGAAACCATGTAAAACAAATTTAGACCTATGGGTATTTAAAACGGGCAGTTTTAGGTCAAAAATCGAAGATTTTTTGACCTAAAATTACTCGTATCTAACTAACTGCCTGAATGAAATGACCAGCGGTGTAATACTATATCTTCGGGCGGATAGAGTCCCAATGCCACCGATCATCAAAGACAAGGAATCATGTAGCATAGGAGGGCCCCCTTAGGGAGTACTTAACTTCAGCACATCACGCTACTACACGTTACCGTGACCTGCTGAAGTTATTTGCAAAAAAATTGAGCCCAGATCGGCTATTCATCTTGTCTGATAGAATGAAGAGCCGATGTGCATTTCCAGAATGTAGAGCGCCTCTCTCTCTTGTGACACCCGAATGCAAATGTAAGAATAGATACTGTTCAAAACATCGTGGCCATGTGGAACATGCATGTAGCTTTGACTATAGAGAAGAACACGTAAAGAACTTGATGAAAACAATGAGTACCCCTATTGTGGGAAAAAAAATAGAAAGTTTCTAAAGTTTCATAATTTCAGTAATACGCTTACCGTTTTCTATACAAGCCTGAATCCACTCAGCCCTGCGCCTATACTTATTTTTCATAATACCCCATTGTATACACATGGCGTGTGTATTCTCCTCTTCTTTATCAAAAATCCGTTTTCCACATTCTGGACAAAATTGTATAGGAACGGCCTCTTTATTCATATTTTTAATCAATATAAAAAATAAGAGGGTCTACCGGCATGTAGCGTGATGTAACGTCTAGTACTAAAGTTAAGTACTCCATTATTGGAGTAACTTAATCTTTTCGTTCTAGCCATCAGAGCCAAGTACTTAAATTAAGTACTTGGCGGTAGGCTTAAAATAAGTACATTACGGTATCGCCGCTAAAATAGAGAGTACTCGTTTTGCGGGTTCGTGCCTTGATCCCAATTTTTCTAGGAATTGTTTTACAAATGCATTGAATAATTTTATTGTAAAATCAGATGTCACCCAATGTGTGTGAATAGATTTCAGAGCCTGCGCATCCACCACAATACCTGAATGTCCCTCTTGTCTGTGAATTCCCCACGATTTCTGTATTTCTGTGTAGTCGAAATCAGCCTGAAACATTCTCCACCAGCCGTAATTGTTCTGTGGAGGAAACATATATACACGACCACACCATTCTTCGGTGTCAAACGTTTCTAAGGCCGCCTGTTCAAAAAATCGCGATGAAGCGCACGCATCGTTCCAAGCTTGAATAGCTCCTATAGATTTTGTCCAGAAATATCCCGCATTGTATTTGCCATAAAGGGCCTCATCGGCTTTACGAATCTGATGTGGCGAAAGCGCAACTGTATACTTATCGGGTACAGTGGGTAGTTCCCCCAAAAAGAAGATGTCTGCGTCTAGATAAAAGACACCGATTTCAGAAGCAGCCTCTTCACAAGAAAAGACCCAGTCTAAAAGATTAAGTTTTTCCATTTGGAATTGATACCATAGAGTCTTTCCATCTACATGGATTCGTTCCATTTCCGTACGTGTTTTGTGAGAATACGCGTTCAGAACATCTTTCACGACGATTTTACCCTTATATTTTATTTTTGGTATACTGTGAGCAACATTTGCGTCTGCAAACAAATAGACGGTCGGGGGGGCGGAGTTCCAAAGCATCAGACTCTTCAAAAAGCAGTCTAAATCTTGAAGAGCATGATTTGTTGCTAAGGAACATACAAATAGAGGAGGGCGCATTATTTATTATTATACTACAATTCCTTATGCGAGCATTTTGAAAAGGAATACTGACGCTGCTCCGCCCAACATCTGCGCAGTGATATAACTGAGAAGGTCATTGAGTGACATCCGTTTCCGCATGTACATTGACAAACTTACCGCAGGATTTACATGTCCACCGCTGGTATTTGCCGCAAAGAAAATGACAACGGCAAGAGTTAAACCAACAAAGAGCGCATTGCCACCGGAAGCAAGAATGGAGAGAACCAGAAGTAGTGTTCCCAGAAATTCCGCGAGAAGGCGATTATATTTCATCTACTAAGATTAGAGAAAGAATGGAAGATAACTCAGAGGATGTGATATATGATTTATATTATACATTTACAACAAATTTACTTGTAATGTTAATACTTATTATTATAAACTTATATTATTATTTTAATAATAATGTTCCTACTCAAGCAATCAAAATGTGCGCCCTTATTATTATTTTATTTAATGTATTCCTTATAATATTTTCTATTTTAAATATACGACTTGATGATATTGAAGAGGAAGAATCTTTTGCATGGACCCTTTTTGGAATAATTATCCCATTTATTTTTATTATTATATACGGAATTATATATGTGTTTGATAGACGCAAACAGCTTGTTTCTATTCCTGTTAAGGGGGGAGGTAGGCGGTAATATTCTACCGTGATGTAGGCATATATTAAATTTAAATAATTAACTTTAGCGAATCATGGTATTTGCTGCTAAATAAAAATAATACTGTGCGCTAATAGAGAGAATGTTTCATAAAAATAGTGCTAAAAATTATTTATTCGCCTGGGGTCTCGTATTCCTCGCCATTCTTATTGCTTTTAGAACTGACGAATATAAATCACCGATTGTTCGGAAAGCAATAGAACGAGTAGAATCTTTTACAAACACGTCAAGTTTTAGTGATTCTCTAGAAGAGATTGAAGACATGAACCCAGCGGATGATACATCTGTCAAGAAGCCAAGAGAGCCATATAATCTTTTGAACGATGTTTTACCTCTTTCAACAAAACGAGTGTCGCCTACAAGTCAACGATGCTATGAATCCGATTTTCAGACACGCCTAGAACGGGGGGGGACATACAGACAACTCACGAATAATTATAAGCGCGCTGCTCCTGATGCATGTTCATCCCCCCTACATGAGTTCGTCCTTTCCTACTATACACCACCGACTATATAACGTCTAGTACTAAAGTTAAGTACTCCCCATAGATAAGGCCACAAAGTGGCATTATGATATTGGCATCACTTAATCTTTTTGTTCTAGCCATTTCCACCAAGTACTTCAAATAACTACTTGGTGGAAATGGCATTTGCCAAAGTTAGGTACATCACAGGGATGCACCTAACTTAGCCTACATACCTACATCACGGTAATTAAGGACTTGCTTAAACAACTGTTTCATTGATAATTTTACATACTTGGACAACAACGCGTTTTTTGGGTGTGGATGGCTCAATAAGTCCTTGATGCGCATCCTCAACGCGTTTCCAGAATTCCTCTTGTTTGATAAGTGTGCTCGCATACCATTCGCGATTTCGTACAACAGTCGTTCGAAACACCCTTTTTAGATGCCATGGAATTATTTCTTGTATACACCAACCCTCCTCCTCTGCTGCCTCTCTTTCCAAATGAGTGTACACATACTTCAATTCTAAACTCTCCGGGTCTTGAAGAAGCCACATACACCCACAATATAACGGTCGTTGTGTTTCAATATCATAAAGTTCAGGCACACATATATTTTTAGATTCCATCTCATTATATGTGGACGCCTTGTATGCTGACTCAAATGACATTTCTACGTAGTCACATTCATCAATATTAGTAACCTCCATTTGTATCTGCATCTGACACCAATAGTCTCGTGGAATAGTTCCATCTATCTTACGGGTTATAGGACATTTTATCTCTAGAAGTCGACCTATTCTGCATATATCGTCTGCATCAATAATAATTCCATCGGGACTCGCAGCCAGACGCAAATTTTCTGAATGAACAATACGCCCTAATTCAAGGATTTTTATACGGTTCATCCGCTCCAGAACTTGTTTTACTACAGGTTCAAATCGGATACCCCAATCAAACGGCCCCATTTCAGGCGTACAGCAGGCTTTCACATTCTGCCGAAGATTCTCAGAGAGCGGGGCGACTTTTTGAAGGGCAAGATTGGAAATCGCACGAGGAGTCCCAAGAATATTGGAAAACTCGCTTGCGGTTAAAAGACTCTTAGACTGTTTGTACCACTCTGGCGTGCGCTGCGCAACTTGGACTGAGGTGGCCAGACTATCTACATGCGCGAGACGCTCTTCCGTCGAACGCTCCACCCAAGCACTGGATGTCGAATCTCTCAACATAAACGACCGTAATATATCTTGGACAAATCTAACACAGGGATCCAGATAAATTGTGTCAATTTCATCCGACGGAAAGCAGTCGTCTATATAATCACTGAAATCTTGCAACCAGCAATCCATGTGCCGCTTATAAGAGGCGCACGGAGCCTCTTCGTCACACCCCTTCAATAAATCGTTACACATATGAAGCATTTGTGTAACCATCTTACGTATATATACAATGATTTCCTTATGCGGTCGGTTGGGCGGTCATATCACCCTCTGCTGTTACGCGTTTACGAAATGTGACTGCATTTCGTCGCTCCATAATCTGAAAAAGCACCTCACCCTGTGCATTTTGGTGCATAATGAGCGGCTTAATCTCGGTGATTTCCTCCTTCTCCATATCATATACCACACAGGTCTTAGAATTCAACACCTTACGATCGAGCGCCTTGGTTAACATGCTGAGTAGAGCAGCCTGCTCGGACTCTTTCAGACCACGCGCCTTTGACATGGACTCCGTAAAAGCACGAATACGGTTCAGACGTAGCCCCCTGTCTAGACGATGCCAGGGACGTTTATATGCACTGTTTGCCTCTGCATTCAACATGTTTTCTAAAGACTCATTTACAGAATAGTCGGCTCCGCTAATATCAAACGAAACGCGCCGCTGCGTTTTATTTCGGGAGTTACTCATCCTATAGGAATATATATGCAAACTCTCTAAGCGGTCAACCGAATATATTCGTGAATGATGTTAAATGCTGATAGACTATTTCCTAGAAAAATATCCTTTAAGATTGTATTTGTCCCCCAGATGTCATCTCCCGAATTACTATTGATAACCCATAAAAAGGGGCGCCAAACCGCGCGCATTGGCTGCTCGTCGGGTGGCGTTTCATTCCAGGTATAAAACTGGTCTAATAGGGGTGAGCTCTGCTTCACGAGCAAAAACACGAAACCATTTACGGCCACTGGGGGTGCGCTCAGAGGTATATCATTCTCCGTTGCATACGCCTGTGCGTCCTCAATAGTTTCTATGGAAGTACAGAAGGTGCCATTGCGCTCGAGAAGCATCCAGACTTGTTGTATTAAAGTCTCATCAAAACTGTTGACTGTCCTATGAAATATGGGAATTACGTACATCCTCCTAAACAAATGTTCTATTTACTCTTTAGACTATGGAGAGATATGAATTATTTCCGAATTCATCGGGAAACGGTGAACCAGAATATAGTCTTATGCAGAACCGGGACCAGACTGAAACACAGGTACGTTATACTCCACAATTTGCGGGGCCACTGCGTATTCCTCCTGATAATTTCCAACCGAGAGTACGAAAAGAGGTGAATACACGCGACACGGTGAATGCGCGATTTATAGAGAGCTGGAATGCAACAACACCGGTACAGCAGTCAGGAATTGTCCGTTTTGCTATAGAGGGAGGCCTTATAACACAGACACCAAAAAGTGCGAATTTTGATAAAGCCGCAGACGCATATCGTGTACCAAGCGCGGATGATTTGGACCGTTTCCGAATTAGCATAGATAATTCGAAAATTCCATTTACGAAAGATTCACAAAAGATACAGGACTTTATAAAATACTTTATGAAGAATATCGTGGATGTATACGACACGAAAAATGGCCTATATTTTACGGGAGCGCTTATGGACTTCTTTCCTTCACAGACCGACCGGCACGATTTTTTGAATCTTGCAACGGGTCGAGAGGAAAAAGGTATTTTGGATGCGATAGTTGCGCTCTATAGGGATAATACCTATAGTGATAGTGTTGGTGCTGCTGAAAATGGTTCGTACGATACGAATATTTTTATAAGGAACTTTAAGACGGAAGTTCTAAATGCCTTTCGTATTCAACGACGTAAAAACACAGAAGAAGTGACAAATCCAAAATATGCAAAAATCGACTCATCTGCGCCTGTGAGTTTGAACACTGTCTATCAAGATATGGCTCCCTTGAGTAGCCGCAGTGATATTCGAGATTTTAGACAGTCACAGCCCTACGACCCAACAGCCCCAAATCTTTCTCTCAACCCATTTTTTGACCGCTATGACCCGACGCGCGACCCACGAAATATGGTTCGTGAAGTACGCTCAGCGGTCTATGAGCCTAAGGAGGCGGATAGGGGAATTGCAGAATCGGAGAGAATACGGGCGAGAACCTTTACAAATCGTTACATGGAAGAAGACAAGACCCCTGTTGCTTTGACAGAGTGGTATAATCTCATGCGACCAAAGTTTGACAACCCAGAGATTATTTATAGAACAAATGCTGTAAATAAATTAGATAAAATGGGTGCGGGGGGGAGATAAATCAATCAAATCGCACTTCTACACGAACATCGTGCTTTTCCATTATTTTTGCAGAAACAGGGGACTCTGTAAGAGCCAAACGCGTTCTACGGCGCGTAGATGTTTTAGTATATACTGTTTCCACAGTTTCATCCGAAATTTTAGAACTTTCGGTGGAATTTGTTTCTGCGCGAATACGTTGGAATTCTCGACTGCTTGTGTTCATTATTTTCTCAATTTTGGAAAAATTAGCCTTAATATAGTCTAAGATTCCTTTTTCTATTGCCCAACGAAAAAAATTCAATTTTCCAACCGTTGTTAAAAAAGGTTCATATCCGTTTAATTGAAACATAATACGCTCTCTACGACAGAATGGGTCAAATAGTTTTTTAGAGTAAGCCTTTAGTTGCGATTTATAGTTTGTGTAAACTAGAAATTCCTGCGCATTCAAAATGTAGGATGTATTATATTGTTTTGCATAATTCGTAACAAACCAGTCAATGAGACGCAATGAAATTGACGATGTTCCTTGAAGATGCTGTAAAATTTCATCTGCATCCGTCCGGTCGGCATAGAATTTTTGAAGACTTGTAATAATAAGTTCCTGTTTACAGTGTATTTTCTTTTTGCGCGAATGATAGTCCACTTCGTTAGACATGTCTAAAAGAGTAAGGGTATATCTCTTAAAGCACTTTTTCGTCCTATATAAAAGAGATGGAAGGTGGAAGTAGACCAGAGGATGTTTCGTTATTGGAAACAGGTGGTGGGGCTGCGCCACTCATTTCAGTTCAGGGTGGTGGTGGATATGATGCTGGAACCACTCCTAAATTACAGCCTGCTGAAGGTGGAGGATTACTAGATTGGCTTTCAGGAAATCCATCGCCTTTTAAGTTTAATTCTACCGAAAGTTTTGAAACAATATTTAATAGATTGTGGGCTACAGAACTCTCACCATACCAAAAAATGAATATTTTAAAAAATTCTAATAGAGATCTTTCAAAAAATGGTGATGCAGTATCTAATAATGAAGCTATTCTAAGAATTTTAATGGAGAATACCGCAAATGAAATTGAAAAATCAGACGGAGAAAAAATAAGCATTGAGGATCATAGTCGTGAGGCCAATATAAATGAGAAATCATTAAAAGTTCCGTTAAACTTAGATATAAATAGACATATTATTCCAAAAGAGTCACAGAGGGTATATAGAAAATATGAAAATAAAGTTGCATGTAAAAGAGTGTATAAGATATTAGAAAAAGGAACTGAAAGCAGTGACCACCCTATTGTAACGTGGGTAGAACAAGCTATCTCAAAATCAGAAAGACGAATTGCACTAAGAAATTATTTAAAAAGATACACAAAAAGTAAAAGTGAAATACGAAAGAGAGTTTCAGGAATGATGAGAAAAATAGCGGTACCAAACATTGAGGCTACAAGTAGTGAAAATGGATATACATATGAAGATACACTCCAACCTAGATATGTAGCATGTTTAGATATTTCAATTGAACATATTGTAGTTGTTCCACCATTTGATTATTGTAGTGATGAACCATTCGATTTACTTAAACATATACTTATAAATTTATATAATTTAAACGTTTTATCTGTAAGTGATAATAATGTTTGTAAAATAAATAGAAAGGTCGCTCTTATTTTCCCGTCGCTTTATAAAAAAACTCAGGGTTTCGAAGAGAATCTTTTATTATTCTTAATAGCATCTCATCTAGAGTTGGAGAATATCAATAATATTTTTGTATTATCAAACACAGGTTATTCTTCGTTTGGATGTGAAATTTTAAATTATAGTTATAATGAGTCAACTTCAACAAAGCCTTCAAATATACATATACCAACATTATTATCTCCAACAGATGTTTTATTCCCCTATAAATTAGGAAATGACTTAAATGGTATGATTATTTCAGCAGAAAAAAATCAGGAGGGAGAAAATAAAACAAAATATTTTAATGATATCTATAATAATATTTTCTATGGAAAAATTGGATTTGGATTCTTTGTAGAACCAGGATATAATTTTATAGAAGAAAATAGCAAACTTATACGATATAATTTTAAAGATGACGACTTCTATAATGAGTTTAAAGGCTCATTCAATTTTGGGGATGATGAAATAAAGTCTATAAATTTCTCAAAGGAAAGTATAACAGAATTTGAAGATAAAAAAATTAAAGAAAAAAAATTGTCCGAAAAAATATCTCCCATAATAGATGAAATATTTTCAGTAATAGACGACGAATCTCATAAACTTTTTGAAGATATAGATGAATTTTATTCCAAATTTAAAGATAAAACAATATACTTTCAACGGAATATGTTTATAGTTCGCACAGAAATTTTTTTAGATGCTTACAACATAATTAAAGATATTTTAGAAGGAATGGAAGATAAAGAAAAATCAAAAACGATAGAAGAATATTTTAAAAAAAACATAAATTACATCAAATATATACGATATCCTTTAACTGAGGAATATGGCAAAATGAATAAATTATATAAAGAATCAAATCGTAGTATTTTAAGAAAACCGTCCCTCCAGTCCACGGGGGGGGGGCGCTCGAAAAAAGCAACAAAGAAATTACTTATTGGTGGTGCTGGAAAAAACTGCAGAGATATGCAAGAAGGACCTGATATGGAACTTGATATATTTAATACAGAACAGATTTCGCCAACCCAAATTTTTATATTGAGTATGCAAGATACAAATGTAAATGGTAATGGTACGTGTGATATAAAAGATGATAAAAAAAGTAATTTGTCGCAATTCAGAGTATGGCATAAATCTTTTGAAATTGCCGATTTTTCTAACCAAGAAATTATCGATGTGGGTAGCAAAACATATGCTATTCGAGTGGCTAGTGAAGATGTGAAAAGAAATTGGAAAGGTTATCTTATAGGACAATCAGGGGGGGGAAATCAACTATCGGAATATGAGGAAGAGTATAAAAAAATTCTGGGAGAAATTACAACAACTCTTGGAGAGGGTGAAATTCAAAAAACAATACAGAATGGAGGCGCAATTGATGAAATGTTGTATCCGACAACACCCCATTATGTTTCATGTATATCAAGTGTATCATCTATTTCAAGTATATCATCGTGTATAACTGAGGTGCAGGAAGTAGCCGCGCAGCAGCGAAGTGCCACCACCAACGAGGCCGCTGCTGATATGAATGTACCTCTGTATGCTCTAGGTGCTGTAGGTGCGGTAGGTGCTGTAGGTGCTATAATTAAAAATAGTCTTTTAAAAAAGAGTATCCCGGTGGAAGAAGAACAACTGGGAGGAAAGCCGGAAAGCGGATATCAGCAAAAAGTCCCAATTTTAACTGAAGGTGAAGCCGACCTTTTGAATGATTTGAATTTAAGTCCAATCAATATGTCAGAAATTTTTAGTAGTGAAAATAGATATTTTAAAGAGTTTAACATAACGGATTTAAAATCATGGGATACGGCTATATGTATGTTTTTAGATAATCTTGTAACTCAGTCATGTTATAAAAATAGTTTACTACTTACACACTCAGAATGTGAAAAATCAAAATGTTTTCTATTTAGTATACGTGATTATTTAGATAAACCTGAAGTTAATAGGGAAATTCAAACAGGTATCTTAATGAATGATAATACAGCCGAATTTAATGAACCAGATATTGAAAACGATAGTGAAATTATATTATCAGACTTATCTATGCCTATGGGGAGATATTTTATTGATAAAAAAACTAATAAACCCTGTGTAAACGTCGCTATAATTGAAAAACGCACAAATGTAAGACAGCATTTTCTCTTAAGTTTAGAAGAAACAGTAAATCCTCCCGAAAGAAAAAAACTCTTATCTGAAGAAAAAGAAAGACTAAAGGGGAAGTTTAGAGATTTACAAATAAAGTATTCTGCAAAATATGTTATGTACTTATATTAAGAATGAGTGAACCGACTCAGAATATTTTCAACTTTCAAGGGACTGTCATAGCTTTTATAGCTGCTCTCTCAGGAAATCTTGATAACATTATAGAAATAAAATTTATAAATGCCAGTAGAAATACAGGTGGACTAGATGATTCTAAACATGAAATAAAATATCTAACAGGGCCAATTACTGTTTTTAAAGGGGGTAATTTACTAAAAATAGTAGATCCTACAGAGAGCAATGCCGGTATTCTACACTCTCCAATTACTCATTGGGGTATTATACAAGTGATTCATAATGGAAAGAGCAATATTGAAAATGTTTTGAATCTTTTATTTGGTAAATATAAATCGAGTATTCAACCCATAACAAATGAGGAATCTCCATCAACGACGACAACGCCTCCCGCCGCGGCGCCGGCGCTGGAGGCGGTGGCGGCGGAGGCGGCGCAACGGGTACGCGCAGCGGAGGCGGCGGTGGTGGCGGCGGCGGCGGCGGCGAGTGCGGCAGAGGGGCGCGCGCTGGCGGCAGAGGGGCGCGCGCTGGCGGCGGAGGCGCGCGCAAGGGCGGCGGAGGCGGCGCGGGCAGCGGCGGCGGCGCGGGCAGCGGCGGCGGCGCGGGGGCCGCGGGCGCGGGCGGCA